CTTCTGCTGTCGGTGTCTGCTGTCCGTCCGGCTCTTTTCCGTCTTCTGCTGTCGGTGTCTGCTGTCCGTCCGGCTCTCCCGGCTCTGCAAAAAACTGTAGATTCATTGGGATTTTTCTGCTTTCTTTACTCATTCTTCTTACCTCTTTCTGCGTTTTAATGTGTTCCCTCACAATGTTTTTGATTTGCGATTTCCGATTTCCCTATCGTTTTGCGAAACTTTTATTGCGCTGTCCCTAGCGCAAAATAAAAGAACCCAGATTTCTCTGAGTGCTTAATTTCTAAAAATATTTAATTTTTAAATGTACCGCACTGTACAGCGGCAATTAGACAGTTCCTTGTAATCAATTCCATAAAAAGTGTCGTGCGGGAATCGCATGAGCGTATTTCCTACAACGAACGTATCATTTATCGGAATTATTGCATCGTCCAGTCTTTTGTGTGTTTTTCTTACCCTTTGGTCTTTTTCTGTTATCCATTGCTTTTCTGTTTTTCCGTCTGTTATTGCATTTGCAAAATCTTTGTAATTCAGCGTACTGTTTGCTTCGTTGACAGATATAAGTACGCCTCTGTCTTCCGAAAGATAAAATTCTTCGTCAATGTGCCTAAGCGTTGTATCTACGGTTTCTTCTGAAAATTCTTTTATGTGTTCTTCAATGTATTTGTCGATTTTCATATATTCAACAACCAAGTCCAAATATCTTGACTGTAGCTGCGATATGATAAACCGCTTGTCCATATAGCTATTTTCTTCCATCACAAGAAAAAGAGAGAAAAGAAAAAGCATGATTTCTTTCATGCCCTTTGCGAATTTCTTTCTTTCTTCCTTCGCTTCTTCTGAAAGTTCCATTTCGTCAAAATAGGCATCTATGTCTAATATCTCATCTTCCGAAAAATCGTTTAATTCATCAAATAATCTCACATCTTATCATCCCCCGCTTTCTCTGGTTTTTCTTTTGACATTCCGTCAAGCATTGGCGAATTGGATATTTGCGCTTCTATTCCGCCGTCTGTTGTCCTTGTTTCTTCCAGATCTTCGTTTTCCGTTGGCTTTGTGATTTTACTTTTCTGAATAGCCTCTATCATTTCCCGGCTGTCAATCCATACCTGCTCTGGGTCATCAAATGCGTTTGCTCCTTTGATAACGTGTTCTCCATAAAATCCCAAATTCAGCAATGTTGCCATGTAATTCGCCTTTATCGTCAGTTCATAATTTTTCTGCCTTTTTATGTTTGGTTTTGTGTCCGAATATTTTATGTCTAAAATCGGGCTGTCCTGTGGAACGTATGGAGAAATTTGCATTGCCCTGCAAACAACCCTCACTTCCTCCATTTTGCAATCTTCCGTAATATTCTGCTGCTTATTCGCTGCGTTTTCCGCCGCACTCCACCCCGTAGCATCCGATGTGGCTATTCCAGTTGAATTTGATACATTTTCGCTTCTCTGCGGAACGTCGCATTCTTCCAGAATGATTGACCTGTCGTAAACTATTTTATTTAAAAGCCCATCATAGTTGTAATCAAGCGTCAGCGGGTTTATTGTCGGGGATTTTCCGTCTGGCGTGGTGAATGTTCTTACAATCTCTCCTGTCTTCGGGTTTATTTCGTTTCCGTTTTCATCTACTGGGAAGTCCACATCGTTGTAATGCCAGAGAGAATTTGTGTTCTGCTGTATCGAATTCATAAAATTTGAGCGCAAAGCATTAAGGTCGTTCATTGCAGGTATCTGGTGTTCAAAACATCCCATTCTGTCATAAGAACGAATCCACTCAATTATCGGCAGCATTCCGAGCGGATTTTTTTCTCCGCTTCGCTCCCTTTCAAACCAATTTGTGATTGGCTCTCCGTTATCATCTTTTTGTATTTTCCCATTTTTTATTTTCAGTGCGCCAGAAATTTCAAATCTTTGCAGTTTTGTAAAACAGGTAAAATATCTATTTCCCATTTCATCTTCACGATAAGATACCGCAAGCAAAGGTCTGTGGTCTGGATAATATCTTGACTTGACAATAAATGTTGTTCTTGGGTCTAGTATGTTTAAAGTGAAGTAGCTATCTCCATCTTCGTATTCCGTGTTTATATCTATGTAGCTAAACCCTATCCCGCATATCTCAATAAACCTAGCAAGCTCCTGTGTTCTTTTTCTCACCTTTGCCATTTCGTACTGTTCATTAAGAAGTGCAATAGATGGAGATTCGTCTTTCTTTTCTCCGCTGTCTTTTTTCCCTCTCTGCACCATGCTGATTGGGAATCCCCAGATAAATCCGAGCTTAAATTCCGTGATTTTGTGTGCTAAGTTATCAGGACAGAAGCTTTGAATATCTTTTCTGGTTGTTTTGATTGCTGTATTCGGCTGTTCCCCAGCTTCGTAATTCAATAAAAAATCGCACCGATCGGCATTGATTAAATGCTTTGGCAGTGCGTTCCTCAAAACCCTTATTACATTTTTCTCTGTGATTTCCGGCTCATCTGTAAATATTTCCAATCTGCCTATTTGCATTTAATCACCGCCTTTAGTAAAACCTCATACCGCTTCCTTGTGTCCGTTGCGGAATTGGCTTTATTTCTGTTTTCCTTGTTTCTGAATTATAAACAACCAGCTTATTACAGATATTACATTTTACTGATTTTGGCATTGTCGACCGCCCATCATGCGTGCCGACATACCCTTTGCATTGCGGACAGAATATTTTTACTGGTCTATATTTCTTCATGCTCAATCTCCAAAATAAAAGTAACCGCCGATTATTGCTCGGTAGTTGCGTTGTTGTTTCTTATTTCAATTTGTGCCACGCCTGTTTCTCTGTCTTCTTCAACAATCAATTCTGATGAATTTTCTTTAAGATACATATTTAAAAGTACAACGCAAGCTGCCGCTGTTTCATCAGAAACATTCAACCTTGCTTCTATTGTCAATTCTGTCTTTGCCATAATTGCCCTCTCTTTCCACGCAAATCAAATATCCATATGCCGTATCACTCTCATAATCTTAGAAATAGTTTTCTTTGATACTTTCTTGACTGCCGACACGCACATTCCCATTTCCATTGCGCAGTATTCATAAGTGTGCTGTTTATTTCGTAGTTCAAAGAAAAGCAATTCTTCTTCCATAAAGTTTGCGTGTTCCTTTATGTAGTCTTGCTCGTCCTTTGTAAATTCGGGGATTATGTTTTTGGTTCTGCTCATGCAATCCCCTCCTTAAATTTGATTTTCCCCATGCAAAAAGACGCTACCATTGCGGCAACGCCTTTTCGTTTAGAGGATTTGTCAATGAAAAACTTTGTTCGTTCTTCGATTTTAATAATATCATGCCGACAATAGGACATTCTAGGACACGTTTTCATCTTCAATATACAGATGTCCATATTTCTTTTCAAATTCTTGCAACGCTTTTCCGTGAATCCTTGTTGTCTGCCTGAAAGAATAGTTCATGTTGTCTGCAATTTTCTCAAATGTTTTCCTGGCTATGTACCTAGAAAAAAGAATATCATACAGTATTTCATCTTCCATTCCGTCAATCTGTGAAATGATTTCGTTTTTCTTGTCTGCGTATTCGTCAATCAGTCTGTCTATGTTTTCTTCCATAGACTCTATTTTGCAGTATGCAGTTCCAATTTTGTCAACGTTCGGTGTTGACTGCACTCTTTCCTCGTTTGGAATGGCAGATAATCCGTGCGTCATTTCTTTTAATTGGGAAAGTTCTGTAAGTTTGTTTTTTATCATGCGGTCAAGTCTGCTGATTTGAGATAAGTATTCCTTGGTTGTCATTACTCCACCTCCATATCACCGAAATAATCAAGACTCAAATCGTACTTAGCCATAATCAGCGACTTTGCCATTTGTTCTAACAATCCATGCTCCATGACATCAACATACTTTCCCTCATAAGAACTTTCGTTTGCTATCCAGTTGTATTTACAGTGAAGCAATTCATGGACTAGCACTTTTTCAGCGCAATATTTCATAATGCGGTCGCCGTAATACTTCTTGTCCAAAATTCGGATTACGCAGCATTTGTTTACCATGTCAAATTCGTTTTCTCCACAAGAGTTTTCTGTAATAAAGTCGCATGGTTCAGAAATTCTCGCTTTAATAATCCAGTCTGTCAAAAACAGCTTTTCCTGCCACCATTTAAGGCAAGCATTTAATTCTTCTTTTGAGTTGAAAACTTCTTTTATTTCCATGTATGTAATCCTCCTTTAGATTGGGCTTGGCATTATGATTGTTTTACGATTTTTGCGCTTATTTCCATAAATCATGTCGCAAAGCTGCGCCGTAGAGTCAATTCCGTCATCATGTTTCATTTTCCCCTCGTAGGTGCAGGATAGAATGTTTTGAAAATACTTTCTGTATTCCTTGCTTTGATACTTCATGTCCAAAAAGTACAGTTTTCTTATATCTGGCGCATGGTTTTTTATCCTGTCCATTTTTGCGCTTTGATTGTCCGCCGGGTCATGGGTCGTGTTTATTGGATATCCGTCTTCTTTCCATATCTTTTCACAGTCTTTCCGATATCCGTCTGTAGTCTTTGTTTCCTCGAAATGCACTTCTGCTGTTTTCTTTGGGAATTTATCTAAATGGTCTTCCATTCTGCTTGTGACCTCTGGAATTGTAATGTCCTTTTCCCCATCGTTGTAAACAGCGTCAACCACATAATGATTTCCGTTGATTTCATAGCAAATAGGCATTGATACAAAGTCGCCACCTCCATAAGCCGGGTCATTTGCTGCAAATATTCTATCTGGTCTTATTCCTTCGATTTCCTGCGGTTTGAAGAAATTCATGTTGTCAACATTGAACATCTGACCTTTTCGCTCAATCGGTTCTTGCTGATACTGCGCAAACCACGAAGCCATATCGTCATTGTTTTCAAAAGAAGCCATTCTGCGCTTATAATCAAGCGTTGTATAGCCTAATTTATATGGATAATCAAAGTTGCTTTCTCCGTTTTCGTTTAATGCTGGTATTATGATTTCTCTATGCCGTATGTCTGCATAGTCAGGGTCATTATTTAAAAGTTCAAGTCTGCGTCCTTGTACATCTTTTGGTGCCCATCTTGTGCCAATTCCTAATAGTTTTGCTTTCCCTGGCTTTATTCTTGGCATGTAGTTATTGTCAAACTTGCCCCACACTGTCCTCTGCCTGTCCTCGCTCAACGCTTCATCAATACCACTAAACAAGTCGTCATATATGCCCAATCCGTCACAGTCACACGCTCCATTCAATGTTCCGTAGATAGACCGCATGGTAAATGTTGGGTAAGTTTTCTTTCGGATAAGGTCTATCGTCAAGTCTTTTCCGTCTGTAATCGGCTTTTTCTCAACATTCTTTGGGAAAATTTCAGCGTATGTATAGGTTGGGTCGGTAATTAGTTCGTTTGTCCCGTCATAAAATCCGCCGGTTATCTTGTCAGAGTATGCAGAATATAAATTTGACCGTTCTGGTCGGTTTGAACCGAACCATAAATTACCCATTTTGACTATTTGGGTTTTTCCTATTCGTCCGGGGCAGAATACCATTCCCTCGTCAAGTTTATCATCGAATAGGTCTTGTATAAGCTGCGCCACTTGTCTTAGCGGATTTACTCTTGGCTGGTAAAACCGTTCCTCTGGCGGGCGGTTCTTTTCCATGTAAAAGCAGAAACTTTCAAATAGATGTAGAGCCTCCAACTTCAATATCTCATACCACTTATCCACCATTTCATGCCCTGTCTTGTTGGCAAAGCAGAACTTTTCAAGTTCCCATATGTCGCCGCCTGCACCGTTTATGACATACTGGTTCATCAGTTCTTTTGCCCTTGGTGCGATTTTAAGGGCAGTTTCTATGTCCTTATCTTCTTCATCCGCCCAGAATACATAAGTATGAAACGCATTAACGGCGTCAATATCTATCCCGTGTCTTTCTATATATTTTTCTGCATCGGAAATTTCTTTGAGTAATTCTTGACTTGCCATAAAAGAAAAGCGCAACCTCCCTTCAAATAAAAAGTAAGTCACGCTTTGACTATTCCGCACAAACGCTTTATGTACGGTGTTAGATATGTTATTTTCTGCTTTCTAAATATTCCTCAACATTATTGCAGAAGTCTTTGTGGTCGCAATAAACAGTTTGCAACAATTTTTTCTTATCGCCTAATTCCGTTGTGTCTATCTGCTCTACATTTGGAGAAAAATAAGGGCAGTTTTGGCATTTTTCTTCAACGCTTAAACTAATCATTTTGAAACGACCTCCTTTTTTACTTTGATAACCGCCACGCCATTAGGAGATGTGCGGAGTTCGCAGTCGCTATTCTTTGAAAGCACTTCTGCGATTTCTTCTGCCTTTTCAATGACGGAATTTTTCAGTTCTGTTTTATCTTTGCTCACTTGCAGACCTCCAACCGTTTCCATTGCTCTATCGCCCATATTGTCTGAATACTTAATGTCCTGCCTATTCGTGGCGGCATGGATATTTCATAGCCATTCTTTAACTTTTGCTCCATATCTTCAAGGAACGCTTTTTGATATTTACTCAAAGGTTCTTGGCAGATACTTTCTACGTATTCGCCAAGTTTCATTTTCGCGCTCTCCTAAAAATACTTGTGGAATAACGCCCTTAAAGTCCGTTTCCATTCTCCTCCTATATATTCATATCCTCCTACAAATACACTTCCGTTAATCATCGTTACATTATTCATTTCTACTGGTGGTTTCAGAATTTCTTTTCCGTTCAGAATCAGCTTTCCATTTCTTGAATCGCATATTTGGCAATTCACAATTTTGTTTCCGTTTCCAATTTCAATCATTTCCTCTTCCCCCTCCGCCTAATCATCGGTAAATGGTGCATTTTGCGCCAGTTGTTGTTTTCTGCTCTGCGATCGCAAAGATTAGGATAACCTCTAAAATAATCAACCCATGCGGCGCCAGATAAATTCTTTGCTTGCTTATCTGTTAATCTCATCCTCCATATCCTCCAAACACAACGCGCTCTTACTGACCTCTACGCACTCTTGACGCTTGTCCTCATTCGTGCAAGTGCCAGATTGGTTGTAGCGGCAGGTGGTTAGGTTGCAGTTATTGTTCATTTGCATTTTCCCCTAAACCAAGCCTATAAACTGTTCCTTCGGAATCTTTAAGACAAGTTCTTCCGCTTTAAGCCATGCAAGGGTTGTATTATCGCCCAAAAATCTCACTATATATTCTTCCTCGTCTTTAAATTCTTCATGTAAATCGTTTTTAAAGCGTTCTTCCATTGCTTCTTTGTAAGTGTTTTCAATCACAGCTTCCCGATTAAAGAAATAATCGTCAATATAATTTTCGATTCTTATTCCCTTAGAATCGCAAACAAGTTTCTGCGCTACGCTATGCTTTTTGCAAATAACTATGTCTCCTGTTTTAAATGTTGTCATAATAAATCCTCCAATCTGTGAATTATAATAAACCTTGAACCCTTTCGCCGCATATTCTGCAACAGCTTTCTTCAATTCCTCTTTGCTGTCAAATGTATCTTTCCGCAGTTCGCAGATACCGTCTTTTTCAACCGCATATATGCCGCACGGTATTTGTTTGCTTGCGGCTTTTAAAACGCCCCTGTATTCTTTTCTTCCCATTTCGTATATGCTTTCATTTGCGATTACTTTCAAATGTCATGCCCCATTTCATTTTCCTAAACTGTCTATGCGATTCAAAAGTTGGAGATTTTGCTAATTTTAACAAAACAAGAAATTTATAAATTCTTCCGTTCATATTTCTTTTTCTCCATTCATTCCATTCTTTAAAATATTTTTCCTTTCTCCCCATTTCGTATAGGGAATTGTTGACTAAGACTTTCATATGACACCTGCTCCAACCATTTATTGTCTAAATAATAAAACCCAAACACACATCCGCCGATTAGTGTAATCCAGAATATCCAGAATATAATCACGCCGCCGCCAGCTTCCAAATGCTCGACTGTTTCCTCTATATTTTTATCAACATAAAACTTTGTATTATCCGATATTGTTTGATTCCTTAAATCTGTGAAAATTGTTCCTATGTATTTTGTTCCTATGCCATAATATTTGTATCTGATATGACTTGTTTCTTTGATTGTATCAATATAATTCGTGTTTGGTAAATCAATCTTATTGCTACTAAAGACAATTCCACAAAAGGATATTTCTTGGCATTTCTTATCCTCACTACCTACCCTATCCCAAGTCCAATATGTTTCTTTTTTAGTATGCTTCTTGCCATTACTGTCTTTATATGTAACGGTGCGAGTATGCTTTGTATATTTTTCTTTCACTTTTTCGATGTACATATACTCTCCGCCAACCTCTGGATATGTAACTGTATCAACCGCCACTAAATCGCCATATACAAACGCATTTCCTACATTTGTGTCCATGCCATACTGGAACAAGTCTGTATTATCTATTTTGACCGCTTTGTTGTAGACTTCGTTTGCGTCTAGCTGGTGTTCCGAAATCTTGCTGGAAATCAGAACACCAATCAGTAACATTGCGGCTATAATAGAAACACTTGCTAAAATTTCTCTCTTGGTAATTTCAAAATCTCCAAAATCAAATCCATTATTTCCGTGGTTGTATCTGCTCATACTTATTCTCCAAAAAGATTTTTGGGTGAGTCTACGGGTGCTTCATAATCCAAATATGTATAATTCTGTTTTTCATACCCAAGAATATTCAGAAATATTCTTGTCGGAAACGCTTTCACATATCTGTTGTATTCTTTGATCTGCTTATTATAGTTGCTCCTATATTCCGCAATCAGGTTTTCAGTCATTGCCAATTCGTTCATAAGCTGCTTATAATTTTCATTCGACTTTAATTCTGGATACGCTTCTGATACCGCTGTAATCGCTGTAGTCGCATTTTCGATATCGCCAGTGGAACCGCGCCCCTCAACAATGGCTTTTAATGTTTCTGCCTCATGTTTGTCATACTGTTTCACACAATCTGCAAGATTATAAACCAAATCTACCCTGCGCTTTTCCTGCACCTTAATGTCTGACTGTGCTGTGTTCACTTGTTCCTCTAAAGCAAACGCCTTATTCTGCGAACTCTGTACCCCAAACACACAGAGCAAAATGACTGCAATTACTCCTGCTGCAATAATCAACCCTAATTTCAAATTCTTCATTCTTCTTCCTCCTTGTTATGATTGCAATAAATCAATAAATGTTCCGCTATCTGCCTTAACTCTGATACGTCAAATATGCGGTATGTATCTTTAAACACATCGTTCCCAATATGTAACGGTTCGCACCCTCCTTTTGCTGTTATCAGCATTTCCGCTACTTTGATAGGTTCTGTTGGGAGAAAATCGGTTGCATTCCCTTTTATTCTTTCATGCAAAATCTTTTCAAATTCATCCGGTTTGTCAACCGTATCATGCCGCACACCAAATAACTTTTCCAGAATATCATCAATCTGGTTTATGGTGTTTTTGGTTCTTTCAAGTTCTGTTTTGTCCTTTTCGGTTCTGCTTTGATACTCCGTAATCTGGCAGTCACGCTCTTTCTTTGTTTCCTCAAAGGCTTTGCGATATTTCTCGACTTCTGATTGTAAGTGATTGACTTCTTTCTCGTAATCCTCTTTCTTTACGCTGTCGCAAAATTCCCATAAGGTTTTTGCGTGTTCTCTATTGGATTTTTCCAGTTCTTCTTCCAACTCTTTAATCTTGTCCATAAATTCCTTATCATGTTGCGAAAAGTCCATGCTGTCAAATACAATGCCGTATTGTTCTTCAATGGAATTTGCGGTTATCTTCTCACCGAATTTGGTTTCCGTGCAGCGAACATACACGCCGTATCTTTTCAGCAAATCGCAAATTATCCTTGTAAATTCCATTGCCATAGCATTATTTTTCTGTTCGAGAATATCTTTGGTAATTTTATTCATTACTCCCTCTAAGGGGCTTTCTTTCAAAAGATTTTCATATTCATCTTGGCATTTCTGAATGTCTGATATGTTCATAGATTTCTCTACCCGATTATTCCACTGTTCCCATGTTACGATTCTAACTCCTGTAAAATGATTATGGTCTATCATTTCTTTTGCTTCTTTTGTACATCTTGGAAGAAGATAGTTGTTGTATGTATCAAGTTTAGATTGCAATCTTCCGTTTTCTTCTTCCAGACTTGATATTTGCCATTTCAATTTATGTATTTCGTCATTCTTTACTTCGCTTGCGCCTTGCAAGTTGATAACCATGCCGGCAAGCTGTTCCGCTGTGTAGGTTGAGAGTAATTCGGTTTTAGTCATGGGTTGATGCCTCACTATCTTTCTTTGCGTCCTCGCACATCTTGTCAAAATCCTTTTTTTTCATACCAATCATCAAAAACATTATGATGACAAACAGAATATTCATAATCGGCACGAAAAACATAAAATACGCAAATACGCTTTTCTTTTTCTTCTTTTCCTCGTCAATCCAACCGTTATCTTTCACCTGCTGTTTATAAAGCGACTTAAACCCGATAAATGTCAGCATACATAATACCGATATTGAAAAGTGTAATTTTAATAGCCACATAAATTATTCCTCCGTCAAAATCTCAATCAATTCTTCCTCGGAAATTTTCTTTGTTCCCTCTCCGAAAGTGCATTTTAAGTCTTTTAATCTTTCCAATTCACACATTTTTGTACAATTTCTTGGAAATACTGTGTCCGATACCATGTCTATGTAGTATTCCGTCATGTGGTGGCTCAATCCAAGATTATTTCCAAATATATCAACCGCCGAAACAATAAACTTCTCCGATTTGAGTTGAATGTTTTTGCAGTCCATATCAAAACTGTCAATTCCACGCTGTTTTAATTTAATGGCAAGGTCATTTATGAAATTCACTGCCTGTTTGCATGAGGGGGATATGTATATAACCTCAAACATAGATTAGTCCTCCTAACTTTTGTTTCTCGCCTTTCTCAATGCAGATGTTACAAAACCTCCCATTTCCAATTCTTCGTACAATTCCTTTTTCATAAGCGCATAGCTTTCTGTTTCTATGATGTAATCCCTGTATTCTCTGCTTTGTTTCGATTCGTTGACAAATTTTGAAATGTCCATCATGCTTGTTTCTGCTTTGTTAATATGCATTGGTTATTCCTCCGCTTTCTTAAAGCCTTGAAAATCAGCAAATCCACAAGAATCGTCTTTACAATTATGTATTGCGTATCTGCTTCCATAAACGTCTCCTTGTGCAAAATTATCCTCATTCGTCAACCTGCCTGCAATTCCAACAGCTCTTCCAAGACTTTCATTTCCCTTTTTGAAAGTTTCTCCGCACAACCTGCATTTATAAACCGCTTGATACATCTGTTATTCCTCCGTCAAATTTCTGCCGCACATGGGGCAATTTGATATTTCAATGAATGATGCTCCACCAAACCTGTCAAATATCGCAAGAGCTGGATTTTGGTCTTTATGTATAATAATTTGACAGTCCTTTATATCCGTACTGCCTGCGGTATTTTTCAAGTCTACAATTTTCCCGTATTTCACACCTTTGATATTTACAGTTATTTCACAAAATTCACACATCTTTCAATCCTCCCGAAATCTTTTCAAATTCCTTTATGCTGAATATTCCAAATGTTCCGCTGATTACGCTTCCCTTTTGTTGAGCCGGCATATTTTCAAGAAGTTCTTTTGGTATCGGCTCGGTGTCTGTATTAAGCAAGTCATCACAAATCAGGCAGCCGGTTTTTTCCGGTTCAGTATCTTTATTCCTGAAAATCATATCAAAACCTCGTCCATATCAAAATCATCTTCCAAATCTGATAACGACCATTGCAGAACCTTAATCATCTTTTCAACCTCTGCTTTTGAGAATACCGCAAACAGTTGACTTTCTTCGTAGTCAACGGGTGATGTATCGCTTGTAACCCATTCTGTAGGGAAATCTCTGTCTTTTATCAGTTCCCCATTATCAAACATTTCAAAAACGTCATGCTCCCCATTTTCGTTTGAAGCCAGCCACGGGTACAAATCCATTTCCCCGTTAAATCCAGCGCGGTTTTCAAATCTTCCGGTCAGTATGTGGATTCCGTTTTCAAGATTTCCCCACTTGTCAATTTCGCTGAACACCGTTCCGTTCGGCATGGTCTTTAATGTTTCAAGTGTGATTATTTTCATTCTCCAACTCCTTAATTTCAAACTCAATATACTGCTTTGCTTTTAGCAGGTCTTGCAGTTTACTGTTTCCGTCTTTTCTTCCTGCCCTTGCAATATATTTTAGGACGTTTCCGCAACAAAATGATAGTCCCCAGTCCTGTATCACTTTTACAGGCTCATATTTACCGAAACAGTAATGCGATGGGTGACGTATTTCATCTGTTTTAGTTCCCGTTAATTCCATGCCTGTATTCCTCCAATTCTTTTCTGTATTCATCGGTTTTATAATATCCGCAAGAAAACATTTCCGGGCAAAATCCACGGTAAATACACTCTCTCACCATGCAGCCGGCAAGTTCCGGCTCCGTCTCTGCTACTTTTTCTTTTACCGATTTCCACGCCAGCCTCGTTTGTGTGGCGGCACATCCGCACAATCTTTTTCTGCTAATGTTTATCAATGCCTGCGCATCTGCCTCGCATGCATGATTTACCAGCGTGCCTTGTGTTAATTTATCCCTGTTTTTATCCTGATTATCCGTCCTGTCTGGTCTTTGCGTTGATACCCAGTGCTCAATGCCAATTTTATGCCGCACCATATGTACGCTGACCCATGATTTAAGTCCACTCCATCTCCAGTAGAATTTTATCCTCCTGATCGGCGAATGTTCTGACATGAGCAATTTTCTTTTCCACTCCGAATCAGGATATTTCCCCGTATTTTTGTTTATTGTATTCATTGCGGCATTTTTCACATCCTGCCAGTTGTCATCATGTTTAAAAACATCAATCTCCATTCGCAGACGCCTCCAATCTCACGCCGCCATACTCCCACAAATCCTCTTTCAGCTTGTCCATGTCCAGTTCGCCGTTCTGCCATGCCGCGTAATAATCCAGTACGTATTGGGTAAATTCGGGAATTTTCTTTGTATAGCTTTTCTTCCAGTAGAAATCCATGAGGACTTCAAGCGGCAAGGTAAGCAACAGAATCATCGCCTGATTTACTCCCTCATTTACGCCGTCCTGGTATGCTTTTTCCAGTTCTGACTTGACGGAATCTTTGACGGCATTATCAAGCTGGCTCTTGGTGAGGTTGTATGTGGCGGTTTTGTATTTTTGGTTTTTGCGCTCTGCATAGCGTCTTTGTTGGCGATTCATAAGCTATTCCTCCACCATTCCGTTAATCCTTGCGCACTCCAATAGCACATAAAGAGAAATATTTGTGCGGTTCGGCATTTGCTTATACATCTCTATGAACTGTGCCTTGGTCAATGGCTTGTAATCCGGATTGTCTCGCTTGCAGCTCATGGAATTACAACCCCTGCCAATTATGTAATGCTCGTTTCCGTTCTCGTCCCACTGAAACCCGATCTTCATGTCGCAGCTTTCAAAATGTTCACAGGGTTTTGGTTTGTTTAAATATCCGCTGCATAAACGTGTGTTTGAGTATTCCATCAGATAACCTCCCTACCACTCAACAATATGCTGTGCCATCTTTTCTAGATAATCAGGTCTTGCAAAATGAGAGATATGCCAGTCTGTACTGCCTCCATGTTCGGAGCTAAAGTGTTCGTCCACCATTTTGTCAAGATAACTCAATCCGTCGATGTCTGGCTCATAGTCCGCTACATTTTCAAAATGGCTGTACTCTGTATCCGATATTGTCGCCAGTGTAACAAATATCTTTTCCAGAGTTTTATCTTTCAGAATCGGATGTATTTTCTCTGTACGCTCTGTAAATTTACTAGAATACCTCGCAAACGCATTGACTATGTTTTTAAGGGCTGTGTCGGTTATGTCATACTGACTGCCAATCTTTACAAACCGTCTGCACATATCGGCTTCAAGTTCCATCAACTCTGATCTGGTTTTCTTTTTGGCGTAGGTCGGCAAGCTCTTTTTTGAAGAGATTGTATCTGCCTCGTCATTATCTTTAGATAATGTTTCTGCCTTTGTAGTTTCTGGTATGTAATTAATGTCAGAGTAGTCATTGTTAGTAATCAATGTTAAAAGATTGCTTTCTTGCGTAACTCCCGTTTTGCACTTTGTGCCAATCCCTTGGGAATTACATTTTGTGTTATTCCCGTCTGTCTCATTCTGTAATTCTCTTTTGTACTCTGCAACAATTTCTTTTCGCAACTGATTTTCCCATTCCTTTGTTGCAGAATTTATATTTTCATAATCTGGTCTTATATGTATCGTTGGCATAGAGTTAAATTTATATTTAGCAAGTACAACAAATCCTTTTTTCTCTAACTCTTTAATGGCTTTATCGTACTGCCTTTCGGTTATCCGTATTTCTTCCCACCAGTCCTTGCGCTGTTTTGCAATCCAAAAATAATCGTCTTTAAATATGCGGACTTTTGATTTTTTGTTTTTATCAACAGAAAACCAGTACATTATCCTTGACAAAAGCGTGCCCTGCACCAAATCTCCAGTAATGTCAATATACATATGCTGTGTATGGTTGCATTTTGCGGAAGATAAAAACTTAACTTTTTCTTCAATTTCTTTTTCAGATACGGCAACTAAATCACTCATGCCCCCACCCCCATTTCACAATCACAAAAATGCGGTATCTCTTTGAAATCGTTTAATATATCAATCCCGCTGTGAAATTTTGTGGGAACATCTTCAGTTTTACTTTCTGTATTTAAAACCGGGTTATATTCTGCTATCAGCAATATTTCCATTATGTTTACGTTTGCCATGTTTTCATCAACATAATACATAATCTTATTTATTTTTGCATATTCTTTTCTTTCTTTGTACGATGTTGGTATTCTTGATGATAAATCTATTGATTTTCCAATATACAAAACCATGTCATCTTTTCCGATAAATGCGTATAACCCATGTTTCTTAAACAAGTTATCACAAATAAACAACATGCTTTCTTTTGGAACATCAATGCTGTTTTCCGTTTTTTTATATTCGCAAATGGACTCTCTCCATCTCATTCTCATGTATTCGTCTTTATTTTTCGATATGAAATCTGCAACTTCTATGTATGTACTATTTTCATCAAAAGAAATGCCGATATTGCAGAAATTGGATATAGCGTTTGCGTAGTCAATTTGCCTTATACTTGCAAGTTTTTCATTACCTTTGTTTTTATATTTTTCCTCGTTTTCTGTTATGAATTTGTTTACTTCGTAATAACTATCATCTTTTGAAAAAGAAAGACCAGAACCAAGCGTGCTTGAAATTGCATTTGCATACGAAATCTGTCTTTCTGTTGCTAATTTTCTGTTGGATTTTCTTTCCATATCGCACCTCCACTATGCTTTTCTCTCCACAATTTTGTTAAACAACGGACAGGCGGCTTGTGGAGTTTGCCACTTTTTGCCCCGTCGGGCTATTCCGCTGTTAAGTACGGGAAGCAGGAATCGAACCTGCGGCGTTGACGTGTATAAGACGCATCCAATCACCACTTGGGTACTCCCGCATATTCCGCATAGACCTTTCACAACTATGCGGCAATTCGTGACGATTTCCGTATCCGGGAAACTAATCCCTTGCGTGTCCGGGGCTATCACGGGTTTTACGGTCATTTAAGGCTTTACTGATTCTCTATTTTTGCTCACCATATAGGCTTGACCGACAGGTTTTTATAAAAAGAGATGTCAGAGGGATTTGAACCCTCGATAACAGAGTTGCAGTCTGTTGCCTTATCCACTTGGCTATGACACCATACAAGCATGGGGTTTGGAAACTTGCCTCCCATTCCCCACATAGTTTATCAGACTACCGCACTATACCCTAAAGGCTCATGCTGTGCTTGATTTGATAATGGCAAGTATTATCAAAATGGGAAGTGGCGGAGTCGAACCGCCCGAATCCAAAGATAACAGTTTTACAGACTGCCCCGCTGCCCCTACTGTATAACTTCCCTTATTGTTTTGATACCTCTCTAACGCTCCTATTTGCCCCAAAACGCCCTCTTTTGTGTTTCGGTGATGAAATTATAGGGCGTGGGGTTAAAATGGCTTAAAATGGATTTTAGAATCCTAATTTCAATTTTCTGATTTCCTCTTGACAATGGAAACAACGATTATTTTTCCCTCTCCGATAATAAAAATTGTCAAACTTTATCTTACACTTTCCATAACCAGGAATATCGTTCGGGCAATTTAGGCACTCTTCATACTTCCTTGGAATTGGTTTTCTTGTCGTGCTCGCCATTCCCATATCCTCCCTTTTGCGGGTTCCTCCCCGCCACACAAACCATTTCACTTATCTTTCAACTGACGCGCCTAAACATGGAAATATATATAATTGATCCTTATGGCCCCGCTTCTCGCAGCAGATAATATACACACGACATTTTCTTTGTAGAAGTTGAAACCAATAACGAAGCCGCCATACACAACAAAATCACCATTGATCGCTAGTATATTGTTGCTAAAAACGTCCGCACTCTTTATTGGCAGTTCAATATAGTTTTTCCCTCCTGGATCTCCAACAAATGAACCGAAAATTATCTTTCCAAGTTTCCCCTCGGCATTAGACATCCTGCCTGCAAGACTTGTGACATTTTTACACGGATTGTTTTTATAATGGTGGTCGCTCCACCGAATCCCCGCAAGCCGTGCGATGGCTCTTAACAGCATTCCACTACGGGGTTAAAAGGAGATATCGAATAATACAAATATTTGATACTAAGCACGGGCAGAGGGGGTCGAACCTACGACTTCTGGTTTTGGAGTCCAGTGCTCTTCCGATTGAGCTATGCCCGCATAAACCGGCGGCAACGAGACCAACAAGCCGCCGCCGATAAGTTTATATATTTTCTTAAATCCGCCATATCCGCAATGTTTGATAGTTTTGTTGGTTCATTATCTCAATTATAATTTTTAATAATCAATACTGGCTTTTCAGCATTTTGCGGATTATCTTCTTGCAGATATGGCTTTCACGGGACTTCATGCCTTGCCGGAATTGCATTGTATGAAAACCCTAACATACAGATGCATTTCCTCAAAACCTCTGTTGAGGATTTCTCGACTATGGCAATCCGTTCCACGAGTTGAAAAACAATTATCCCAAAGATGGCAATAATCATCAAAACTCCCTCGCTTTCAGATTTAATACCGCGACCCATTAACTTTATTCCCGCGCAACTCCGGCGCAAGTCGCGGCAACAGGGCTACCAGGACTCGAACCCGGAAATACAGCAGTCAAAGCGCTGTGCCTTACCGTTTGGCGATAGCCCTAAAATTATAATTCCCTAAAACTGGCTGGATCATATTCAACCTCTTCTTGGTCGTGAATTGTTCCTGTATTCCACCAATGACCACCGCCCGAAGTTGTATAGTCGTCTCTTCCCTCTTTTCCCTTGTATCTAACTTTGTAATTTCCACTTATGTTTGGCTTTCCTTTTACCCACATTCTTATCCCCTCCCAATAATCCTATCCGCTATTCTCTTTGCCGCACATTCTCTGTCTATGTGTGGTGGAAGTTCTTTTATTGCACTTTCTATACTTGCGGCAAATGCGTCATACAAAACTTTGTCCTCGATAAGTGCTGATTGCAGTTTTCGGAAAAGTTCTATGTTTTCTTGTACTGTGTTCATGTTGCACCGCCTTATATTTGATTTTGTTGTTGGTAGCTTTGGTGTTTTGATTGATTTAATCGGGAGTGGTTTGAGATTTTATCTTTTGTTGGTTAGAACTTGTTGTTTGGTTTACAAGCTGTTTTTCCATTCAGAAAGCCTTGTCCTCATATCACCATAAACCATATTGTCATCGCTCCCATCATACTTTTTCCTCAAATATATTTCCAATATTACCATAAGGCGATTTTGCAAGAAGTTTGACGGACAATCTTTACAGTTTTTCTCCATCATCATTCGATAGTCCAAATTAGGATAATATGCGTCTACCAAAAACACATTATTTTTCTCTAAAATCGGTAAGAGTTTTACACAGGCATAGTCATCTTCAAATAAATCCGATGCGTCAGAAACTAAAAGAACAAAATCCTTTTCGTCTTCCAGTAGCTTTCTAATCTCTGTCATATCTTCGTAGTTTTCAGAAGATTTTTCACAGATAAATTTATCTATCGAAAAATCCATCTGTTTTGAAAATTCAATGACTTTATTTTTGCGATTTTCAAAATTTCCGTCTTTATCCCTGACATAACCAAATATTTTCATATTTCCTCTCCTCCCTCTCTTTTCTTCAAAATCTTATCAAGAGTGGGTCTGGAAACGCCTATATTCTTTGCAAACTCAACCTTAGTCAAGTTTCCGTCAATGTAAAGGCTATAATTCTCGTCAAACAAATCCACGTCAATTTTTTTATCCCCCCTGTGACGGTATGTGCCTTTTTCTTTCGCAACAGCGATAGCCTCTGCCTGTCTTTCCAACATGACCTCACGCTCAAACTGGTTCATCACTGCCAACATTCCAAAAAACGCTCTGCCAACAGGGGTTGTTGTATCTATGCTTTCTTTGTTGCTAACTAAATTCACGCCTTTTTCCTGTAATTCATACTGAATATTCAGCAAATCCCTTGCATTCCTTGCAAGCCTTGACAATGCGTGAACGTAGATTATATCTCCCTCTTTGACTTCTGACATCATTTTCTGAAACTCTGGTCTGTTCGTGTTCTTACCAGAAATCTTTTCAATGTACCATTTGTCAATCCCGAAGTTTTCAAGTCCTTTTAGCTGCCTGTCCTCGTTCTGCTCTACTGTGCTAACTCTGACATATCCGACCTTCATTGTATTTACCTCCTTAATTATAACTTTATAATGAAATTATACACCTTTTCATAATAAAACGCAAGTCTTTTTATAACTTTACAATGAAAATTTATTATGATATAATGTATTCCATTCAAGGAGGTGTATCTTATGGCTTACAAAAATGATTTGAAAGCACTTATCATAAAATCCGGCTACACAATGGCACAGATAAATGACGAACTAAACAAAAGACACAATACCAATCTTGGCTATCAAAACTTTAGTAACCGTCTTTCCAAAGAAACATTTAAGTACAATGAAATTTTGGAAATATTGGATATTGTTGGTTATGATATACAGTGGATTAAAAGGGGTATGTAATTATCAATGTTCAGCGCGGTATATATAATATAATTAAATATTACCTTTTTGTTTTTGAAAAATAATTTTAAGGTGTCCTATGTTTGGATGCCTTTTTATTTTTCGGGAAATTTTTAGATCGACTTGTTGCAACCCCCTTTTTTCTAAAAAATTTGCAGAACCAGCTTAATAAGCGGCTCGGTGGCTCTCCTACAAACCCCGGGGGTGGGTACTTCCAACCACTCCCACACCCAACAAGGCTCTTTTTTATCGTCAATATGCACAAAAATCAATGAACATATGTTTGAAAATAACTGTGTAAAATTTACCTTGCTATTTTTTACACTGCAAAATCAATATGTTGTACCTCGCTCCCCATACTCCACAACATCTATCCCTTTAACCTCACTGCCGCCCAGTTTCGGCAGTCCCATAGCCGTCAGAACCGTCCTCTTGTCCGCCCCCCCCCTCTTGCCCCTGGCATGTTCCAGCCATGATGTCGGACACGCTTTGCCATTGGTGAGGCGCCCGCTCTTTGTGGCTTTTTTCGTGTAAAGAAATGCTCATGGAACTTAGCCCTTTCATGACCCGCAGCCCCATTGATTAACTATCATATAATCACACATACATACCACAATAAGCAATTTTTTATATATATAATCACTGCACAGAACATAATAATTATATATGTTTATATATTATCATTTACTTCTGCACTATCCACATCTCCCAATTTAGGAAGTTCTTTAGCGGTTAATACTTTCTTTGCATCTTCTGTAACACTTGCATTTAACTTAAACTCATTTGTATTCACGTAGTCGTGATTGTTTGTAAAGTCAAACATGGCCATAACCGGGGCTATCTGCTGATGGAATGCAGCGTCTTTCTTAACCGCCGCTATGCCATTCTTGACAACCGCTATAAACTGCTTCCAATCCTCTCCCCTTGTCCTTGCATATGTGGCCAATGTAGCCCTTGTAATGCCTAAATAGCAAGCCCATGATTCAATATCCGGAATGACTTTCTTTGACACATCGTCACCACTGTTTATTTCCTGCACATGCTCCAAGTATTCAACCGTCGTTTTCTTGAATCTTTCAAGCCCATGCCCATCTTCTGGGTATTCCGCAGGTCTGCCAGATTTAACAGTCGTTAAAAGAATATCAGTAACCGCCATTATGTTATCTGTTTCTGACAAATCCGGCGCATATCCTTTACGCTTATACTCTTTATCTGCCACTTTCCACACCTCCATTCTGCCTAAAAATAAAAATAACCCAGAAAGCCATGATAGCGTCATGACCTCCGGGTTTTAGTTTCCCTCTACAATTCCATCCAAAAAAGTTAAGTAAATCTGTTAAATTATTAAAACCATATCATAGATTTATTTATCTGTCAACTGTGGATTTACAGAACATATATTCTGCAAGCTGTATATAATATATATCCGCGCGCGTATTATAATAATTTAATACATACCGGTAATGTGTGTATGTTATACTTTATTGACCAAAGATTTACTGTATTGGATTAATATTCTGTGATATATGAATATATATACTGTATTGGCTAACACTGCACACTATGGCTATATGTACGCTATAGACTACTGGTATAATATACTCTGTGGATAATAATATATACTGTGCTATGTTTTATTGTATATATTATAAATATACAACGTATTGCTTTAGCAATACTATGTTATTTACTAAATCTTAGATAATTATAATCCAATTCTTAATATAAAATACAGTTCTTATATACGTGGGTTAAAATCTGACCTTTGCCGTGGGTTATATTTTGGCCTTTGGGCAATGGTATAAATATTGGCCTTTGCTAATTATGACTTTATTCGGTAGTATGTAAAATGCTTTTCGCTTTTCTTTCCGAAATCGTCTACAAAATGCCCTTGCCGCGACTGGACTAAATCGGTCTTTAATAGATCGGATTTGGCTTTCTTGAGCGTTGACAGTCCGAAATTGCAGTCTTTCGCCAATTCCTCATTGGAACGATAAAAATAGTCCTCTGCTTTATCTCCGCAAAATTCCTGTTCCAGTTCATTCAAAACCACGAAAAGCCATTTTGCGTTGTTTGACAAATTGCTGTATTCCTCTGTGAAAATCTTCCTGCTTAGTTGCAAATAATATTTATTTCCATGCTTCATTTCTGCCGCACTCCTACTTGACATATTGCGGATATATGGCATATAATACAATCATTCAAGAACATATGCCATATATCAATTTAAGCCGACTATGCTTGCGATATAGACGGCTTGTATTATTAATATCACTTATTAACTGCATTTCGTAAATGCAATTATTTATTGTCTTTTGTCGTTTCCACAAGTTCGTAAAATCCAATAAATTCAAGCAACGATTTATAATTGCCATTATACACACAATCTTTCAAAAGCGCCTTTAATTCCTCGTTCTGGTCTATGGTTTCCTCTAGCAGTTCATCAGGGATTTTGCCTATTTCTTCATCTGTCATTTTTAATAATTCCAAATCACTTATTTTACCTACTTCCCTTTGCGGATTTATCAAATCAAACCACAGGCGGCATCCGTCTTTATAGTTTTCATTTTCCTTTGCCGAAATATCAAGAAATTTAATAAACAAGTCATTTAGTTCCATGTCATCATGGAAAAATACAACCTCATGCCACCACTGACCGCCACGCTTGATATATTCATCTTCTCTCCAGAACCTGTAAACAGGCTTTCCGTTTACCTTGTCAGGCGTTGGCTCTTTTGGCTTTCTCTTTGGATTTTTACCGCTTTCCAGCTTGTCCAGTTCGGAAGATACCGCACTGTTTATAAACTGATTTGTGCTTATCCCTAACGCTTTTATGCGATCTGTACTGCCCTTTGGAAGAACTGCCGATACTCTGTCATAATTCTTTTGTATCTTGTCATTTTGACGCTTATAACGCGCGTTCAACTTATCAAGTTTATTTTGTTCCGTTCCACTCATTTATAAAACCTCCGTTCTTAAAGTTCATAATGCATTTACTAACTTCATTAAAAATGCATTTATGTAATGCAGTTATAAATGAATTATTAAATGCATTATTAATGCATTATGAAATTCATTATGCAATTCATTTTTAATTCATTATGAAATGAATTTTTAATGCACCATGCAATAATTTACAGTTGCCGAAACAAGAAAAATATGATACCCTATAATAGCAGTTGGGGCGGTGACAAGACCGCCCTTTCTGTGAACCCTTATTCTGTTATGCCTGGATATCGCCCTCGGTGTCATCAATCAGTTCATCAACCAGCTTTTCAACCTCTGCATAATCTTTGTTCTGCAATGCTGATTTTATCTTTTTAAGTACCCTTAAAAGCTTTTTGCTGTATGCAACAAATTCTTTCATTTCGTTCATGTTTTTCTCCTTTCCCCTTGAGGCTTCGCTTGCCCTCTGCCTTGTCGGTTATTGTCATTTGGTTTCACTCTTGACAATTATATAATATCATATTCTTATCACTTTGTAAAGAGATATTTTTAAAATAATCAAAGTTTTTTTCTATCTTCTTTTTCCTTGTCTGTGATTTCGAAATCCAGAATCGCCCCTGGCGGCATATCTAAAATTAAGCATAAATTATTTAATGCTTTAAGGCTAATATCTGTACTTTCTGCCTTTATTTTTTTTAGCGTATCTTGGCTTAAAAGTCCAGTTGTCTTTGCTTTGTACGTGTTAAATTTCGCACGCTCCAGCGCTTCTTCCATATTAAATTTGTATTTCAGCATTTTAAAGCCTCCTTTCTATTTCCTAATATATATTATAACGACGAAAAAGTCAACAAAAAATATTTCTTAGAAAAGTTATAAAAAGGCTTGACATTTCTTTTGAAAGTGATATAATAAAGACAGTTAAAGAAACAGGCAAACAACAAGCCAGACAGGAGGGAATGGATATGACAAAATTAACGATTGATGACATTAAGAAAGCAATCAGCGGTACAGATTTTGAGTTTTACGGATTGAGGGTTGACGACGGAATATGCTACAATATCGGCGATACGGCCAGCAATTCCAACCAGCTTTTCCAGGATCCGGATTTTGACGAGGACGGCGAGTTGGTTTATCCGTATATTGAGGATGGTATTTACGCAGGATTTTATGACGCTGGAGAGCTTGACGGCACTTGCGTAATCGGATTTGATGCCGAAGACGATGCATCAATCGCAAAATCCATAGAGCAGGTTAAAATCTATTTTGGCGGCAATGTCCACGTTTTGGGCGGAGATTATGCCGAGAGTGGAAACGATATGGGCGAGTTGATAATCAGCGGAGCAGAGGTTTTGGGAGTATACAGCAAATAGGCCGCAAGCGTCCGGCAGAAATGCCGGGGTTGGAACAAAATAAAAAGAAAGGTTAAAAGGTGGAAAAATTATGAATGAATTAAAAAAGAGATTGGAAGAACTTGCAAGACTGGAGGAAATCGCAAACAAGGCAGACGATGCCATGATGGCCGATCCGACCAACGAAGAAAAAGAAAAGACCTTTGACGAGGCGTACAAGGCGGAATTTGACGCATTTACAGCGGTTACAAATCTGATTGTAAAAATGACAAACGGTCAAATTGACGAAAAAACAGCTCGTATAATGGTACGGACGAAAAGAAGCGAGATTTTAAATCTTGTATCATAGGAAGACCAGCGGCGCAGGGAGCGTAAGCCTCCCGACTGCCATTTGTCAATAAAATTCCCAGCCCCCAGGGATATAGGGGAGAAAGAAAAGGATATGACGCAAAAATATTTTAACGAAATAGAGTTTGCCCTTGTAACAAGACTATGGAAACGCGGCCTAAGCGCGAACGAGGCAGAAAATGCCGTCTATCCACTGTCTTGGTATGTATCGACTGGAAGGATACCCACAGAGGCACTCAAAAAGATTATTGACGCAAACAGCCGACAACTTACAACGATATCGAAACGGCTTATGGCAGGAAAATCGCATGATGAGACCATAAAGCACGTTATGGAATATGTCAACACGATATAGGGCGGTATAACCGCCCTTTCCGCCTTGACACGCACCCACAACGGAATTATAATTTTTGAAATGGAGGGATTTTGAATGAAATATGATTGCAAGAATTGTGAATATGGACAACTAAACAAAGACCGTGATAAAAGCAAAAAGAAATACTGCAAAAAATGTACCGTTGACAGCAAAGACATTTACGGAAAGCCATCACACTTCAAAGATAAAAAAGATTAAGCCTGCAACCGCAGTCTATCCAATAAATTTGCGTGCTAGTCGCCTAGTAGTTGGTGCAAATCCGACTAACGCAATTCCGTACCTTGAAAACAGAATAAAGGGCAGTAGCCGACCACTACCGCCCTAAATGATGTATAGAGTTGGGAACGTGTCAAGAAATGTTTACACAGTAGCAAATCATCATTTCCTTAACGACCGTTTCATAGACAGGTTTTAGGCTCTTATCCTCTGAAATGACGGATAACTTGTTAATGGAATCAAGTTCCTTTTTGGTAATGTTAGGCTTGTTTTCCAAAGCCCGACCTTTAGCCCTTGCAACCCTATCATTAAGGTTACAGTTCCATTTCTGCCTTAATCTGTCGTAACTCTCGGTACGGACATTCTGATACCTTGCCGACCTGCCAGTACCATTCGCATAATTCGGACTTTCGGCAATCTTGGCAATACAGCGATTTACCCATGCTTTGAAATCTTCGTCGGTTGAAGTATGGGTAAAGGTATCAGATATGACTTCCTGTTTTTGCTCAATACGGTTTAATTGCTCCGCTTGGCGTTTCTGTTCTAACTCCTGCTTTGCCATGCTTTCAATGATACCGAACAATGCTTGTGTGGATTGGGATAACTGGCTACGGTTTATGGCAACCTCTTTGACCTTGTCATCAAGCGCGGAAAAATATTCCCTTGCCTGCTCCGCACGTTCTCCATTACCTTTGCATGAGAGTTTCTTTGCAAAGTGGGCGGTCAGCTTAAAATCTTGTGTAGGTCTACCGCCTAAAGGGTTTTCTTCATCAATGACGAAAACCTTATAATCCTCGTTTTCCGTAGCAAATTCATTGTCGGCAATATTACTTTTGCACCAACGAGAATAATTTTTCGGCTCTAACTCCAAAAACGCATACAGTTTTCTTGCGGTTGTCATGCCGTTTTCATCAATGCCTAACGCAATTTCAATAGGTGTCTGCATGGTTGCGGTTTGAATGTCATTCATCAGAAGAACCACCTTTCTGCAAGCTATTCAATGTCTGAATAGCAAAATGTACGCCATCATGTGTGATATGGAGAAAATCATCAATAGTACCTTGGATATATGCAAAATTCATAGCCTGCTCTAGTGTCTTAATATCTCCATTATCCTCAACCATGTTAATAAGCGTTTCAATTACCGTTCTCATAAGTTCAAGTTTGCAAGTGGCGGTAAAAACTTGGTCTAAAATGTCATTCTTACTCATTTTCAGTACCACCCATTCCTGCCAGATACCCGATTTTAAGGGCGTAAACAATAGCTTTTGACTTTCCTAATGGTTTGGAATATTCCGCAATATTAAGCAGCATAAGGAAATCCCCTAAATCCCAAATATCGTCCGACACCTCGGCTGTGCGGTTTTTAAGTTCTTTGTCAATCCTCTGTAACTTCTCTTTGAGTTCCTTTTTCTTTCTAAAAAACATCATAAAAAATCCTCCTATAAGAAAAAATGATTGATTTTCCCATAAGAGGCTGATATAATGGATTTATCAATCTCTCATGGGGTTGGTGCGTTGAGTAGTCGTATCTGGTCGCCAAACTTGAAACGGCTACTCTTTTAATTTTCTTATCCCTCGTCTTATGGCTTCTGCTTTTTCAACTTTCTCTTTCTCGCAATACTCTTTGAGAATTTCAGAATGTTCTTTATCAAGCCTTACTGTGACTTGTTCGGACTTGGGATTGTCAGACTTTGGTCTGCCCATTGGTGACATACGCTTTTCACCTCACTTTTTGAATGTCACTAAGTACACTATACTTTATGAATGTCAAAAAGTCAATACCTAATTTTTATTTCTAAAAAATGTCATAAAAATATACCTCCATTTGATTTATTGGTTGCCAAACAAAGGTACACAGTGCTATAATATTTGCGTACTCCGTTTGGGGTTGTGGAGCAATCAATAGCCCTTGCAAAAGCTGATTGCTCCATTCTTATTATTTTTCGCCCAATTCTTTATCAACGATTCCCTCGAACCACTCAACCTTTGTTTTCCCTTGAGACTTAATCTTTTCTTCCAATGCTTCAATTTTTTCTCTCTTGAGCATTACATTAAACTGTTTCATGGTTTTTCTTCGTTCCCTAAAGTATTCGGCTCTGCTTGCGTTAGCCAAACAATCACCTCCTTTGTAGCTAACTACGTTTAGTATAATGTAGCTAACAACAAAAGTCAAGAGAAAATTTCAAGAAAATTAAAAAAAGAGTGCTGAAACACTCTCTGAACTCGTATTTTGCGTTTTAAGGCGTTTTATCCTCTTGACCTATAAATTATCATCAAATCAATTTCAAGGCGAATTTGAGCCATTCATCGTTGTCGCAGGGCATAATAAAAAGCCTGCAAAATCGCAAGCCTTTAATTTGAATAGCGAAATCTAAATCGCTCACTAAAACCTTAGACAAGTTTAGTATACCATAGATTCTTTGGTTTGCAATACATTTTTATCATTCTCACACACCATACAAAGTGCAACCGACGAATATCGGCACTTGGATAATTCTTCAATCATATGCTCTATTGTCATTTCGGGATTTGTGCGTTGTATGTATTTAAGTAACTCTATATTTGTCATGCTATCCTCCTTAAAATCTTTGGCATTATACTATCCGCCAAATAGACTACGCTCCTGCCATACAGACTTAGGAAATCACAAACGATTTCTTCTACCCATAGCGGAATTGAATAGTCATACTCTAGCGCATGGACGTGCGACAATTCGTGAACTAATACCTTATCCGTCATGTAATCCGACATATTCTGCATGAGAAAAACTGTTTTGACAGAATTGTCCGTCGCACCAAAAGTATAACTGCCGTCCGATCTACGCAGATTTTCGCTGCCGCCTTTTGCGAATTGCAGCTTCCATATATGATTATTCACAATAAAATTCATAGATACACCCTCTTTCAAGAAAAGGGGCATTTCTGCCCCTAATCGGCTTTCTTTTCTGATTTTTTCTTTTCCTCGCTTTTTCTTTGATATTCTTTAACTTTATCTTTGTTTTCTTCCTGCCATTTTTTAATTCTTTCAAGTCTCTTTTGTTTTCTTTCTTTTCTCTCTTTTTCGGTTAAATCTTTGCTGAATTTTCTTATTGGCGTAGTAATAGCAGAAACATCGTCCGTTCCTCTGCGAACTCTCGTTTTATACGTTCCGATTTTTATTCCGTATTCATCGCACCAATCCTTAATTCCTTTAACAACCCCACTTATCTCTATTAAATGATTGTCACTCCTATTATTGGCTTGTTCAATATATGTAGCCCACCGGCAATTTGACGGTTCATAATTTCCATCATTGTTAATTCTGTCTATTGTACAATCTCCACGCTTTGCATTTTCGTCGTACCCATTCGCATATGCCCATTTACAAAAATTCTGAAAGCCGTTCTTCCCCAGCCATTCAGGGCAGATTGTTATTCCTCTGCCGCCATATCTGTGATATTCATCTAAATTTTTATTGTAACATCTGTTTTTCATTCCGCACCAAACATGATAAAGCCTTGTATTGCTCTTTCCATGCGTTGTATTGCAATCGGATTTATGAAGTTTGTGATTGCATGAGCAAGCATATGTTGCTCCTTTTCGCAAAACAGACCTATGAACAATTTTCCGATTTCCACACTCACATTCGCATAACCATTTTGAATCTCCTGTATATTCGATAACATGAAGAACACCTATTTGTTTGTCTTTAAAATCTATAAAATTATATGTTTTATTGCGTTTTCCACAATAAGGATTTTTCTCTATTTGTTGTTTTGTTAAATAAACCTTGTTTCCGCACTCACACTCGCATTCCCATATTATAGATCCGTTCTTACTTCTGCTATCGGTTGGATTTTTTACAGTTATCGTTCCTTTCCTATACCCAGATATATCTTTACATCTCCAATTAAGCGTTGGCTTTTCCATAAATACCTCCATATCACAAAAGGGAGCGGTAGCCACTCCCCAAATCAGCAGAAAACATACTAACCGATAGAATGTTCTCTCCAATGAGTTTTAATCTCGCATTGAAAATCCTCGCAATTTCCGACAACGAAATATGCAATGTCATCAATGATTGAAGAGAGCGCGTAAAGCATTATCATTATTTTTCTTCTTATTATGTACCTCTTTCTCCCATGAGCGTGGGTTCATCTTTTGTAAAAATATCTTGAAAAGAGGTCTCCGCTGTGATATGATTGTATTTATCAGAGGGAAACCTCGGTGTAGAGCGTTTATCACTTGTTCAGGGCGGTAACGCTCTATTCTTTTTCCGTCAACCTATCGTGCAAGTCGTCAACCATTTCTTCAAGCAAATTTGTTTGAGTTTTTCCGGTAATTTCAGAACACTCTTGAAATTTCCTCTTTGTTGTAGCTGTTACCCTCAATGCAATTTGTTGATTTTTCGGCTCGCTCCCGATAATAGGTCTGCCAGTTCTAGGCGACATTTTCACCACCTCGCTTTTATGCCTAGATATAATTTAACATACATCTAGGCATAAGTCAAGGCTTTATTTTACAGTTTTTGCAAAAGCACCTGCATTTTCTGCTTCATAAGAGAACGCTCCTCCGGCGTAGCGTCTGCAATCATGTCAACTACGTCTTCGGTCAATTCCTTTGCGTATGTTTCCAATTCTTTCATTCGGTACTGCTTGTTTTCTGGTGTATTTTCTTTGCGTGCTTCTTTAGTTTCCATATATCCGCGTCTGGACTGCCCTGAACGCCCCTCACGCCTATCTCTGCTTTGCGAGTTTCTTCCGTCATTTCTTCCTCGTTCATATCCTTCGGAATATCCCCTGGTCTGTCCATCCTCAAAACCCTCTGTATATGACCTCGTATTTCCGCCGCTATTTTCCGAGCTTGTGTTACTGACAGAAGAATTTCCACCGCTCATATTGACGCCCATAGGTTCAGAAAAATATAATCGCCCTGAAGCTCTATCTAAGTCCCTAAGTTCCTCGGCTGTCTTTCCTTTGTAATCTGCCAAATCCATTCTGTAATCTGGCATGGTGTGATAATAAGGTGGCTCCTCATATCCTCTCCTACGCCCGTCTCCGCGCCTCATAAACCGACCAGACGTGCGGCTTCTAGGCTGTCCGCTGTAAAACCTCTTTTCTCCCTCTTCTTCTCCGTATTCTTCTTTCAGCTTTTTCAGAAAGTATTCGTTTTCTTTCTTTTCACCTTCCTCTTCTTTTTCCATTTCTTTGGCTTCTCTTGCCTCTTTTTCGGCACAAGCCAAATCTTTTATCATGTCGATAACTGCGCCCATTTCGGCGGTATTGACACATTCAATGCCCTTGTTAATCTCGCAAAGGGCGATTTCTGTCAACTTTTCTTCCATTTCATGGATTCTCTTGATATGCATACTTTTTACCTCCTCTCTATGCTCCTGCCTCTGGTGTTGCCGGTTCTGACACGGGTGCAGTACCATTAACTGCCCGCAGGTTGTTGTTCGGCTGACACGCCGGATTTCCAAGCATTTTGAATGTCGCCCCTGTCTCCGTCGTCTCCACGCATACAGAATATTTTGTGCGGGTACGCACGCCACACGCCGTAACAGGTCTGCAACATCTGTTCGCAAGAGGATAAAGCTGTGTTCCTGTTCCGATTGTGAATACCACAGGTGCGCCGATTGTCGTAGTTGTCGGGATTGCCTGTGCTAAGACAATGCAGTATTTGCAGTTATTGTTGTAACTTCCGGCGGGCAGATTGATAACCAGATTGCCGCCAGTAAACGTAATTGACTGGCTCAAAATCAGTCTGTCGCACAGCCTGCATACATTTTTACATGCCATATATTTTAACCTCCATTTCTCCAAATAAAAAACTGCTAGCCTCCTATGGCTAACAGTTTGTATGCTCTATTTGATAAATGATTTAGTTTTGCAAAAGTTCTGGATTTTCGTATTTATTTCCTACAACTTCAATCCTGCTTCCAATTCCCAACTCAAAATAAAGAAGTTCTCCCTTGCTTTGCAATCCAAACCTTGCGGTATCACACACCCAAACAACGGTAAAAAGTTCTCGTTTTCCATCTATTTTTACTACATCGCTCTCATATATTTCCTTTTTGTTTTTATCTTCAATCCCTATGTATTGCATAAATACGCTTTCGTGCAATCCGCTCCAAGTTCCTTGTTTTCCTATAAAACTACCTTGCGGATTGATGCTTGTAGATTCTAATTTGATTTGCTTAAAACAGTTTTCCATAAACTTCTTTATGCCGCTTGTTCCAGTATATGTTTCACACCACGCCCTAAACTTAATTTTCCTATTCATTTTTTCCTCCTTATACTGCAATTCAATCCCGTTTCTGATAACTTGATGTTTTGAAATTCCTTGCTTTTCCGATAGAAATTCAAGTTTTTCTTTCTCCGAATTATTCAAGCGGACATTTATAAAGTTTGTCCGTTTTTCGTCGTCTGTTTTCTTTGGTCTACCTGCCATTCGCAACACTCCTATGAATTTATGTGTCACATTTATTATATCACAAACAGAGAAAATTGCAAGCATAAAGCATACAAACTGTTAGCCATATTCAGTTGTCAATGTACAACGCAAAAGGGACAAGACTGTTACATCTCGCCCCTTAGCTTATAATCAACCCACCTTTGTTGTGGGGAATAATCAGCCTAACTTATGTTGGCGAGTTTTCTTAGTATTTCTTCCTGATTTCTGATAATCTCGTCAAGAATGGCGAGAGTATCAGTTTCTTTCGCATCCATTAGCAGCAGCCACTATTGCAGCCGCACCCGCCGTTATTGCCATATCCTGCGTAGTTTACACCACCGCAGCAGTTTGTCGGGAAAGTAACAGGCGTGTTCGGCTGAACCACCACGGCATTAACCGGGCAATCAGCCCCCAATCGCCTAATGAGTTCGGCTGTCTGTGCGCTCTGGTTTGCTGCAATAAATGCGTTCTGTGCCGTCTGGCTCTTCTCCAGTCTAAGGCTCTGGTTTTCTGCCCGAAGGTCTGCATTTTCTTTCTGGCACAGGTAGTCAAGGATTGCTCTTGTACCAGCATTGTTGCTCTCGATAATGTCTCTGGTGTTGTTGTTCATCTGATTGGTAATAGCACAGGTATTGGTCGCCATGTTATAGTTTACACCGTCAATTGCTCTCTGCGTTTCGCAGCAGCAGCTTGCTAACTGGCTCTGCAAAGCGTTCTGTCCCTGCATATTAGCCACAGAAGCACCGTTGATAGCCTGTTGCAAACCAAAGTTGCCCTGCATGATATTTGTGTTCACGCCGTTAAAGCCCTGACACAAACTGTTCTGGATGCCGCTTTGTGAGTTCAGAATGGACGTGTTGACTGCATAGAAGCCGTCACATAAGCCGTTGTTGATACCGTCTAACTTTCCGATTATGGACTGGGTATCAAATCCGCGCTGGATGGATGCATCGATGGCATTCGTTCCGCCGCATCCGCAGCCGTTACCGCCGAATCCTCCAAAACCGCCCATCATAAACGGCCAGAACATTCCCATGCCACCCATGCCGCCCATGCCGCCGAAACCGAAGTTTCCATAGCCGAATACCATAGCCAGTACAATCAGGGCAATCCAGTCATCTCCCCAGCCACCAAAGCCACCGCCGTTTCCATATCCGGCAGGTTGTACCGGCATCGTAAATGGTGTTGAATTGTTTGAATTAAACATATTAGTGCCTCCTATTTGAAGTGTATTTACAAATAGGGAACCGGTTTTTATCTGCGCGCCAAACCCTAATATGTACTTTGTGTGGTCCGCCAGAAAAACCTTATAAATTCAAGGATTTTCTGAATTTTATACATTAAAACACACTGCTTGGGTCCGTTCATTTAAACCCTAACTGCTGTTTCAATCCGCTTTCAAACTCTCCATAATCTCTCCCGTTTTCGCGGAACATATTTTCTGCCATTCCGGTCAGCCCCTCGGTGTCGTGGTTATTCCGCATTTCCATGATGTTTTTCACCATTGGATTTTCCATCATTTTGGGGTTGTTTGCTATCTGGTCTAAAATCTGTGCTGGGTTCATCACTCTTAATCTCTGTTGGTACTGCTGTTGAAACTGTGGATTTCCCATCATCTGCTGTATCTGCATTTGTCTATTCATCAGCACTTACCTCCGCTTTCTTCCCTCTCTGGGATGTTTTAGTTGCCGGAACCGCCATAGATTTTTCAATCATATCCCGAACACCTTTTATATCTTCCCTAAGCGCCCTAACGTCCTCATTTAAGGCGCTAAAATCCATCTGCGGTGTATTTGTAGCCTCTGTCTGATTCTGTTCTAAAACAGGCTTATAAACGACTGTCTGAATGGTCCCGTCCTGCTTCCACTGCTTACAGTAGATTTCAGACATGTCTCCCTTTGGGAAAATGGCAATGTTTCCATCCATAGGTACATCGTTTGGGGAAACCATAGACACGTCATTCACCATTTTCCCGATAAGTCCGGGCTGCTGATATGCTCCCTGCATTTGTGTTGGTAGCACCTGCTGCCCCTGCTGATATTGCTGCATCTGCACAGACCTATCCATATAGGGGTTCTGCATCTGCATAGTCTGATTGAAATTCTGCTGATACCCCATCATCTGGGGTTGCTGGTACGAGTAAGCCGGATAATTGCTCATATGGATTTTCCTCCAATATATCTTCTAAGATTTCTTCAAACACATGGACAGCTGTTGCTTGTGTCCCTATAGGAATTTTTTGCATTTCCTCATGCGCGAAGATTTTGCACAAAAGGTCATCATTGAACATAAAATCATCTCCTGTAATTGTTTTACCATATAAAAAAGAGACGAAAACGACAAGTTTACGCCTCTTTTAAAAGCTACTTTTTTAAAAATTCGTCATATTCATCTTCGGTTATATATTTCCATCTTTTCCCCAACCATGTTGTCCCGTTTCTACAAGCCTTTGTTAAGCTTCCAGAAGATTTTCCGTAGGAATCAGCCGCTGATTTTGCGCTTGGAAAAACTTTTGCTATTTCTCCATTACTATCTATTTGCGCAACTTGTTTTGAATGGTACATGCTATTTTTCTTTCCTTTTCTTCTTCTTTTTAAATAATTTATCGCATCTTCAACAGAATAATTATCATACATTATTTTCCTATACAAATTTGAATAACACAAATTATTTTCTTTCGCTATTTCCGATAAATTTCTAATCTGACCACTATACATAAAATTTAAAGAATTTGATTTGTTTATCTGCTGTTCTTGTATAGTTATCCACCTACAATTTTCTGGGCAATAATCTTTATCCGCATTTATTCTGTCTATTGTAAGACCTTTTCTCCACCCATTCCCTAAAGACCAAACAGAAAATCTTTCAAATCCGATTATATCTTCTGTCCATTCATCACATACTTTTATGCCTTTTGCGCCATACCATTTATAGGACTTGTTCTTCGGATTACAACATCTATCAATCATTGCATAATAAGATATGTATATAGGACTATCTATATATTTTTCAACGCCTAAAATACTTTTGAATTTATCACTTCTGTATGTTTTACTGCCTTCTTTTTGTTTATTTTCTTTTAACTTTCTTTCTCTTTTGTTACTAAAATAGCAATTACTCGGAAAATATCCAACTTCTTTTTCACGCAATTTTAAGCGCATTCCCTTTTTGTAATTTTTCAAATTTGCCCATTCGTTAAAACTACTTCTATTATTTAACCATTCAGGGCAAACGGTTACTCCGATTTCTCCATAACTTTTGTATAAAAAATAATTTTTATCATAACATCTTTTTATCATATCGTAGTATATTCCCCACAAGCAATTTAAATCTGCCATTTTCAACACCTCCATTTATTTTCATTATAGCATACTTTATAAAGTATTGCAACATACTTGCAAAAGTATTATACTGTTTATTAAAAATGGAGGTTTCGTCATGGTAAAAACAAAAACATCATCGGAAGTTAAAAACCGTTGGAATGAGAAAAATTATGATAGGATAACGATAATGGCAAAAAAGGGGAAAAAAGAGGAATGGGGGAAATTAGCAAAAGAAAAAGGATTTAATAGTTTGAATAGCTACCTAATAGACTGCATAGAAAAATCCGGCCATTAAACCAGATTTAGATTTTTCATTTTCGATTTGATATTTTTAATTCTTCTGTCGACCGTCCGAGTTGACATTTGCATAATATCTGAAATCTTGACAACAGAATAATTCTTTGTTAACATATCAAAAATCTGATCTTCATCTTCCGTCAAGTTCATCTTGTTTTTATATTCTTCCGACTGTTCTTTTGATAAAAAACTTAAATTCATAGAAATACCTCCTATGAATTTTATTTTACAAACAAAAAAGAACATACTCAATAGCATGTTCTTGTAGTGAAATTGTAATATTGTTTAAACCATTACAAAAGCCTTATTATCTTTTTCTTTAGACTTCCTATGGTTTTACTGACTGTAGACGGACTGCACCCCCACGTTTCAGCAATGCTCTCTATGGTCGGAGGGTATTCTTGATTTCTCAATTCAAGTACCTCCGCCTCTCTCGGCGTTAGATTTCCGTTTTTCTTTATGTATTCCAATTCTGGCAATGTAAAATCGGGCACTTTCAACGTAGATACCACCCCTTTAAACCAAATATTACAAAGCTTTTATTGACAAAATCCTTTATTTTTTCCTAAATTTAATTATTATCCTTTTCTTTGTTCTCCGGCTCCGATTCTTGTTCCGGCCATTGGACGGCTTCTTGTGAATCATTCCTTTCGCTTTGCCGTTCTTCTTTTTCATCCTCTGATATTTCTGCCCCGTTGTACAAATCCCCCTGTTCCCCAGTGTTAATATTATTGTAACCGCCACCATCCTGTGAATAGTTCTCAAACTCGTACTGATTTAAGAAAAACAGCATGCCAAAGAAAAACATCCCGACCACAATGATTACAGTCGCTCCGAAAGATATCGCAGACATTTTAAGAGCGGAAACGAGCCTCTTGTTATGATCGTCCATCCTCCGGTTATGCTCCTTCAAATCGTGCAGCAGCTCCATCGCGATTCCCTGGGCTTCTTCTTCGACAACAGTATTTTCTGAATCTGTTTCTAAATCAATATTATCAGACATAAATACCCCCTTTCTTAATATAATCACATTATATGTCTAATACTGACAATGGTCAAGAAAAATATCAAGGCCCTTTCCTTTTTCTGCTACACCATTTTTAAAATTTACTGCACCATTTACTACACCATTTACACCATTAATACACCGTTTTTCCGTGAATAATTGTTAAATTATGTGAGGTTTCGTAAAAATGAAAACGCATTGAAAACCCGCATAAAACCGCTATTTCATAAATATTCCTACAGCTCATACGGAGTACTCTGGTATACATAATAATTATACCATTTATGTTACAAAAATTATTAAAAACATTGATTTTATAACATTTATTTTTAAGAATACACCATCACTACACCATCGCTACACCATTTAAGCCATTTTTCTCCTTATGTTCACGACCTTGTTTTCGATCCCCGGAACAATTTTTTCTATGTCTTTCATTGATTTTTCCTCTGTGACATGTGTATATAAATCCATTGTCATTTTAAGGCTTGCATGACCAAGATAGCTTTGCACCACTTTTGCGTCCACCCCACTCTCGAAGCACCTAGTAGCAAATGTGTGCCGGAATGTATGTCCGCTGAATACCTCAAACTGATTATCAAACGGCCTTGCTAGGTTTATCTGGCGAATTACGGCTTTTATCGCATCCGAATAAATAACAGAGTTAAGAGGCGTATTAAACTTTGTCACAAATACGTAGTCATTCTGTTGTTTTGGTCTTTTCTGCGATACGACTGATTTCAATTCTAATTGACTTTCTAAAAACTTTCTGCAAACGCTGTTGATTGGCACTTTTCTGTAGCTTTTCTTAGTTTTTGGCGGTTCGACATGAAACGTTTTACATTCATCATCAAGATATTTTTGGTAAACAAGCGTTTTGTTTACGTCTATAAGCCCATTATCAAGATCTATGTCCGAAAATTGCAAGGCAAATAGCTCGCCCGGCCGTAATCCCGTATTAACCGCCACGTTGAAAAGGTTATCATAAAATGTGTTGCGGCAATAATCAAAGAATAATGATTGTTCTTCAACTGTCAATGATTTTGCCTTGATTTCCTTATCTGCCCTAAGTTTTATACCGCTCACGGGATTGTTGACAACAAGATTATCTTCAACTGCCCTCTGCAGCATATCTCGAAGAATCACTTTGATTTTATTCTGCCGCTCATAAGCATAACTGTCGTCACTTGCCCTATCAATAATTCTTTGAATATCGGATTTGACAAGAGAATTGATGTTTCTTTCTCCTATGTACGGAGAAATATTTTTCTTGTATATGTGCGTATATTCTCTCTTGGTGTTTGGTCTTATACTTTTCTCTTTATAAACCTCCATCCATCTGTCAAACCACTTATCAAGCGTTATTTCGTATTTTGTGCTTGCAAAGTTCTCGTTTCCCGCAATAGCCTCCGCAAGCTCTTTTCTCAGTTCTCGCAGATTCTTCCCATAGATAGTTTTTCTCTTTCCCCATCTGTTAGAATATCTCGCCTGATACAGCCCGTCTTTGCGTTGGATTAACCCAACACCCAACTCCTTTCCTTTCAAATCTTTTCCCATTGACAAATCTCCTTTCTTTTGTTTAGGAAAAGAGCCTTGATATAGTTTATATTTTACCATAAAAAGGCTCAAAACTCAAACAAAGCTTGTTATATTCTCACACTTCAAGCACTTTTTCGAGATACCTTTCAAATGCTTTGCGCTTGATTACCTTCCGTTTTCCTATGTATAGTACAAACGGGCAACTCGGCTCATCTGCCATGGAACGCAGTTTATTCACACCAATGTTGCTATACGCAGCTGCCTCCTCAATCGTCAGGTTCAGCTTGTCCTTTATCGGGATGGACAGTTTTTCTCTTTTTAGCTTTTCTTCTAATTCTCCGCTCATTCTTCATCACCTCCGCGCATATGTCCAAACAACGATCCAAATAGGAACTCCGCGCTGAATTCCCTCTGATCAACAAGAGCGCCATCTTCTCCGTATAACCGCGCTATTGCGCCCTCAACACATTCGTCAATATACATTCTCTGCCCGTTTTCAAGAACCAGTTCCATAATTACCTCCTATAAAATTATCAAAAATTATTATTTCAGAATATTTATCTCACTCATTACAAAAGTTCAGGATTGTCAAAAATATTTCCAATAACTTCGATTTCACCCACTCTAAATTCGGATAACGGCAACGTTCCGTCCGGATTTCCTATGCACTCCGCAGACCATTCAAGGGAGTCTTCGTTCCACGCAATAACATATCTTTGAATGAAATCTCCGTCACTTGCTTGAAATATATATCCCTCAAATCTCTTTCCGCTCTTGTCGTTCAATCCCGTATATTCGCAGACGGTTTCGGGGTCTACCTTGTAACAATTAAAATCAATTTCTGAAACCAATGCGCTTTTCATGTTCAATACGCCGAGTTGTTCGTAGGCATCTAATACAATCCAAGATTCGAAAACTTTTCCATAGCTATCCTTTCTTTGTGTGAGATGCCCCTCAACCCACCATTCCTCTTTCGGCAGTTCCCTCCAATTCACACGCTTTGCCTTATAAAGATGTTCTCTACTCATTCCCGTTCTCTCCTTTCAAAATTTCGTCAATGCAGGAATTGAATCCCATATTAAAACTATTTTTCATCGCCTCATTGATTCCGAAGCACCCATTTCCTTGATATTTTACTTTCGGTTTTTTCTCTGGCAAATCCCGAAGTTGACACCAATCAGGCTTAAAAGTTTCAATATCATCTGAAAAAATCTCTTTTCTCTCTTTTCCGCACCAAATCATTACATCGTCTGCAAAATGACACGGACAGTCAATACATGCTTTTGGCGTATCAATCACTAAAATAGATTTACTCATTTCCTGCCTCCATTCAGTGCAAATAATCTTTCAGCACATCTTCGAGCATTTCTCTGTCCTTGCATCTGATGGCTTGCACAATTTCTTCATCAGCCTGTACAATAGCTTCAATAATTTGTTCGATTGTATATGTTTCTTCACTCACTTATTTCAACCTCCTTCAACAAATCCGCATTTTCATACACATTTCCGATAACTTCATCGCAATCGGATATTCCCGTGTGTTCGCTTTTTCCCATATGATAATATCTGTTTCCACATTTTAGCATAAAACCGCAGAAGCCTATATCAAGCCGCACTACTTGTCCAACTACATAATCATCAAACATTTTTCTTTTGACAATATCCCCCTCGTAGATTTCCTTTCCGTTCTTGTCGTCAACGCCTATGTACTGCCCGACAGTGTCTTTGTCAACTAGAAATTCTCCCTCTAAGTCTAGCGAATTGATATAGTTTTCGTCCGACAAGTGCCCATAAATCCATGTTCCGTTAATGTGTTCGTTTTGCGGATACGCATGAATGTGTATTCCTCTGTATTTGTTAACTCTGCTCATTTCCCGCCCTCTCTTTCCAATATTTTTCTTTCTTCTGCCTTAGTATATTTTCACGGCGTTTCAGATAATCTTTGCTCGGCGCTCGCTTTCTGCACCATTGCGGAGAATTTGACACTTTCTGTTCAACTAATCTCATTTCCGCTATACAAAGTCTTCTGAAACCATCGCCTTTATCCTTTTTCACAAGAACGCAATCTGTGCATTCGTCACAATGCGGTAGATTCTCCTTAATTTTTGCCTTGTAATCTATCTGTTTTTGCCGATATTTTGTCGGATTCGCATTCCACCGTCTGCGTTTTAACAGCGCCGCTATGTCCTTTTGTTCCATATCGCAATCATCATTTGCACACTCTACACAATTTGGGTATTTGCAATCTTTCATAATCCTTTGGAGTAAAGCCAGCTTTATTTCCCGGGAAAACCTCTTTGCCTCCAATCATTCAGTCTTGTAATTCTTTGTACAAATTTTCCTTTCTGGGTATCATCTGCCCGAAAATCGCAATTAATACATTGTTTACAATGCTGTTCCCTGCCTGTTTATAGAGTTGCGAATTGCTATTGACTTCCTCTGCCTTATGAAAATCTTCATCAGAAAATCCCATAAGCCGCCAACATTCAAGCGGGGTTAGTTTTCGTATGCGGTATTGACAATTTATCAGAGGTGTTTGCCCTCCTCCCATACCCATCGCTGCCGTTAGAGATGGAGATATGCCGTCTATTCTCGCTGTTTGATGCTCCTGCAGTCCTCCAATGCAAAAATCTGCTTTCACTAGCACCATATTATCTTTCTGCATGCTCGTCAGCGCATTGCAGATACCTTGACCGTTCGTATCTAACCTCTGTTCTGTTGGACTCCCTGCAGTACGGTCTGACGGGTTTCTGGGATTTCTGCCACGCATGGCAACAATCATAGGCTGTTGATTTCCGCATTGATATGTCCGTATTGTTGGAGATAAAGCCTTATCATCATACACATTCCCTGCGTAATTCCCACCGTCAAAGCCGTAAATATTTCCTAATCGTCTTTCTTCCATTTCCACCACCGCCAAATCACGTTGCTCTGCCTTAACTGTTCTTGCCATGGGATAAATCCCACGCATAAAATCCTCTGACGTCTTATAATAAATACTTCCTAAGATTTCCTTTGACATTCCACCACTCCTTTTCCTACTGACTGTTGGTTTGATATTCCCCTATCTTCCCTTGCTGTGATACAGCTGCTTATCGTTTTTTGTTTGGATTTTTTAGGGATAGGTCAACAAAAATCTTTGCGCCATCGCCTTTATTCGTGGTAATTGTTGGACTTAAATCTCCCGCATATACATTTCCGTTCATTCCGTTTCCGCTTGGATTTATATTCCCAATACAGCCTTGCAATGTTCCATTCTCAATAAGTGTCTGTATCAATTTCTGCGACTTTTCATTATTGATGTAATACTTCTCGTCAACCTCATCTTCTAAATAGTCCTTTAACTTTCTTTCAAGCGGTATCGGCTGTGGAAATTTGTAATTCCATTCGCCCAAAAAGCTCACCATAAAGCATCTATCGCGATTTTGCGCCACACCATAATCTTTAGCGTTCAGATCCTTCCAGTAGTTTGAATACCCTTTGCTTTCAAGAAAATCAATCCACTTCTGGAAGTCTGGTATATTGGCTTGTGAATGTACGGCAGGAACATTCTCCATCAGCAGGACTTGTGGGAGTTCGATGCATTCATTCAGCAACCGTTCTACTTCCCATAGCAAACCCGACCTTGTACCACTTCCTTTGGTCATGCCTTTTTGCTTTCCGGCGACTGATAAATCCTGACAGTTGTGAACAATTGCTCCGTTTGCAGTAAAACTATGAGAGTCTTCAACCGTTATGTCGTATACTTTCTCTTTTGAATTTGTATTTTCCACGCTCTTAATCGGAAACCATACATAACCTTTTTCATAAAAAGCCTTGTCTTGTTTTTTCTTCTGCAACTTCCAAACCAACTGATATGTGTCGTTTTGATTTACTGTTCTTCCCTCTATCTTGCACTTTTTAGGTCTTTCTGTCTTATATATTCTGTATGGTACTTTATATGCTTTTGCAACCAATTGAGCAAATCCGTAGACAAGTTCCTTGCTAATACTACTAATTTTATACAGCCCTTGTGTGTAACATCCATCAGAACTTACATAGCCATCAATCAAACTCTTCAACAACTCGCAAGGCATATCAAAAACAAATCCCGGAAGGCGTTTTCCTTTTGCTCCTCTTCCAAATCGTTCACAAAAACATTGCAATTCCTTTATTGCTATGTGTATCTTATTTACCGTTCTTTCCGCTGATATGGAATAGGAAAAAACGCAATTTCTTAAATGCGGAAGAATTTCATGCGTTTCGTTTTTTGAGCAACATATAATTACTCCACCTTGCGTTCTAATCCACCCATCTCCTAAATATCTGCCGATTATCCACCAAAAACTATGATTCCCCATGAGTTTTGATAGTTGATTCTTATGCCTTGATTTTCTTCCATCAGACCATTTAAAATCAGTTCCATCCCAAGTTGGAATTACGCTATTTTGGTTGGTTGCAACACCTAAGTAATAATCTTTTGTTAGGCTTTCGCATTCAATCCATTCAGGTCTTAAAAATTCTCTTGTTCTGAATCTTTTTCCGTTTTTATTCCTCGGATAGTGTCCAATCATTTTCCTTGCATAAAATTTGTGATTATTTGTGCATTTTATTTCATCAATACACATACCTTTCACGGAAAATATGTTTTTCGTTCCAGTATATCCGCTTTTCAAAACCTTTTTATACTCATTAGAATGAGTAAGGACATAATCGCCAGGAATTATACCATCAATTTGTTTTAAACCATCTCTAGTCAAAACAAACGTGTTTCCAACGAAACAAGGGAATGAATATGTCGTTATGTAGCAGAATTTGCCTGTGTCGCAAATCCCTAAATCCACACCACTTATATTCCGAATATCCGTTGTTTCAAAGTTTGTACCGTGAATGGTATTGTAGCTTGCGACTGCAAACTTATCAAACTCAACCACTCTGTAATGCTCAAAATCCGCTCCCAAATCCCGCAATGCCATTGCCTGACTGCCGACACCTGCAAAGAGTTCAATCAATCGGATAGGCTTGTCTATCTGAAATGTCTGTCTTGTCATGTCGAATATATCTAATTGCTGATAATCCATTTACTTACCTCGCTTTCTTGGCTTCTGCTACCGCCCGCCTGTCAACATCATTGTTATGAACATTCTTATCATGCCCCTTAACCCAAATAAACCGAATATCTGCAAACTTCTCTTTCTCCGCCATAAGTTCCTGCCACAACTTCACGTTCTTCTTAATCTGATAATTCCCATTCAGTGTTTCCACCACATACTTACTGTCCGAAAACACTTCCGCTGGAATAGACTTGTCCGTTATGGATTTCATGGCTTGCAGAACTGCTGTCATCTCCATAACATTGTTTGTCTTGCCCTTATCGCCTCCTGACTTCATTTTCTCATGCCCTCGGTAAATCAGCTTGCAAGCCCAACCGCAACCGCTGTCAGAAGAACCATTGTTTAGGACTGAGCCGTCGGTGTAGACTGTGATTTTATCCATTACTCATAATCTCCTTTATCTTTTTCTCTGCTTCTTCTCTAGTGCGAAAAATTGTTTTTCCAAAACAGTCAATATCAAATTCCATGTTGTCAATATAAAAGTATGGTTTTCCGTCATTAAATCGGATTTCTATTTTTTCAACTTGGATATCTACCACATCTCCGTCATATACACCTCTCGATTCCTCCGTAAAAGTCCAAAATGTATCTCCAACCTTGCAAGGAAGTTCAATCATTGTCCCTTGTTCTTTCAAATCCTCAAAACGCTTTAATGTTTCCCTTAAATCAGCCATCGCCCACAGATTCCGATAAAACACCGCAATCAATCCAAGTATATCTCCTGTTCCATACTGCAAGGAATCCATCATAAAATCATCAAAATCTTCATCACCAGTAAACTCATTCGGAATGTCCGCATACTTTTCCAAAAGTTTTATTGCCAGTTGCCTTGCGTCAAAATCATCCTCAAAATCTCTATATCTTGCCTTTCCGTCCTTTGCATAGCATGAATTGTGTGCCAACTCATATATATTCATTTCTGATACTTCTTTATTTGTTGTTAATCTGTTCATTCCTCATATCCTCCAATCTTTCCTTATACTTCTCTGGCATTGGTACGCCCTCATGCTTCATCTCTAACGCCTTGATTTCGCATTGTTTCCTCTCACTGGCACTTTCTATGGCTTGCTGTCTTTTCTCGGCTATTTGAGCCGAATATGAGCCGACATTTGCATTTTCAATAAGCTGTCTTATATTCTGTGGCATTTTTTGAAGTTCCTCATGGTGTTTTAATTCTGCCTTATACGCTCTTTGAAAGCTAGACATTGCCACTTGCTCATTGTAATTTTCATCTAACGCCCATGTTCTTAACTGGCTCGGAAGTCCGACTGCCTTTTGCACAAGCGGCGGTAATTTTGCAAATTCGTCCACGCTGTTATATCCACTGTCCCGTATTGCCTTGCTGACAAACGACCATGCCTCCATTTCGTTTAATTCCTGTGGTGCGGTCATGGTATGTATCTTCTCTATGATTTGACTGGGAACGGGAGCAAAACCGCTTGTATTCGTTTTCATATAGCTTCTTAATGCAATATCCACTTGTTCATAGGTGTATTCCTCCGTAACACCAGCCCATGTTTCGGCAGCTAATTCTTCATCTATCGGGTTATAGTTCGGATATGTAACCATAAGCACCGCAACAAACTTTCTCGCTTCTTTAACTGTCACTCGCCTCATCCTCCTTTATTTGGTTCATTAATCGCTCAAATTTCGCCTGCTTAGACTGATTCTGAAAATTTGTATTTGAAGAACGATAATTCTTCTTATCCTCTTTCAACTCATACACATCCTGCCAGCAATGGTCTGTAGATTGGTTGAGTATCTTTATCGCCAAATCATTATCGCCGCCCGACAACTTCTCAATCTTGTTCATCATTCTTGTCAATGCCTGCTTGGTGGCTATCGGTTTCTTGATTTTGTTCCTCATAACCAAAAATTCTTTAAAGGCGCTGTTTAGTAGCTTGTCATTTGGATAATAAACAGTCGGCTCTTTTTTCTTCGGCTTGTCCTCTATCTCTTTCTTGCATTCTTTACATTCTTCTCTTTCTTCTTCGTTCTTTATATTCTTATCTTCTTTATATTCTTCATTTGTTGTTAATGGTTTGTTAATGGTTTGTTCTTTGCTTGTTATTTGCTCGTTATCCGTTTGTTGTTCGTTTGTTGTTCGTTTGTTATCTGTTTGTTGCTCTGCTTGTTCTTTTGATTGGTACAAATCATAGTTTGTTACCGTAAATACTGTATTTCTGTTCGTTCCTTTGCTTGTTAATTCGTTTGTTGATTTTAGATGTTTCAATGCTGTCCTCACTTCCATAGGCGTCAACGAAAGTTCTTCCGCTATATTTCCTATAGAAGAAACAAAAGAACCTCTCGGAATTGTTTTCCCCTCAATCTTTGTGTCTTTCCAGTGTGCTTTTAGCAGGCAATGTAAAAACACATTCTTGGTATGCTCGTTTTTGTACCACTCCCATTCGAGCATTTTTCGGTCAATCTTTATGAAATTTCCATTCAATTTATCCACCTGCCTTGATAGTTACAAATTCCTGCAATGTAATCAACTCCTATCATGCTCAAACAATTCAAAGCGGTATTTTTGCTTAATATCAGGATATTTTTCATGGTCCACCTCTGACATAAACATGTCATAAGGTCTTGCGAAAACATTAAAATGCACACCGTTTTCATCGTTTTTATAAAGCGCACGATAAACAACTAATTTTTCTCTTGTTTCCGTATGTGTGGCTATCGCTTCGATTATGTACAGATACTCCATGCTGTGTTCTTTATCTTTTGCCGTTTCCCTCTTAAAATGCTGAACAATATCTCCCGCTTCAAGTTTTCTTCCGCCTGCATAACACCTATCCGGCCGCTCCACATTTGCCTCCGCCGGCTTTGCGGATAAGGTTTCTATGGTGTCGGCGGCTTGGCGTAATATGCTTGCCAATCTCTTTTCTTGGTCTTTTTCCAAATATTTAGCTTCTTCTTTTAGTTGGTTTACTTGTTCCGATAACATACTCATTTCAAAATCCTCCTATTTCTCAATCATTTTGTCCATATCCCTCTTTATGTTTGAGGGAATAGAAATAACGGTCACAAGTGTTTCCCCGCAGAATATGTACGCATTATCGCCATAAATCCGTATGTTGTTAGCGTTACAATTCCTAAAGAATAGGCTTGTAATCCATTTATTCAATCTGCCCCTTGTCTGCTTGTGCGTTGTTCCCTCGTTAAATGCTTTTTCTGCCATGCGCTCATAGGATTTCTTAGTGAATCCGCATCTTTCTTTTAATCGCTGTTTAGCGTGAGATGATATATTCATTCCCTCAATCCCTCCTATCCAAATTTCCGCACCTATACGTACCAATCAAATCAAAATCATCTTTACATCTGCATTTCTTCCTTTTAACATCTTCCTCCGACAGCCAAACCTGATGCAGTCTACACCAATATGTAGGATTTTTACAGATTTTATTGTCAAGTCCCATGAACGGGTGTCTTTGGTCTGCTATTTGGTAGGCCGTTGGGTATCACTCCAATCAAGGTGCTGACCGCATTTACAGTACTCGTCTTTGCAATATATCTTTTTTCCGCAATTAGGGCAAATCCAGTATTCTTCCTCGCAATCATCTAATTCATCATAGTCTGGATTGCACATTGTACAGACACATTCTCCACAAACTTCACAAACAACCCCACTATGAGCATCAGAATCCCACGCATCTTCATCAATTTCTCCGCTATCTTTTCGTCTCCACTGATGTTTTCCATATTTTTTGTAGAAATGATTTGGTTTCTTCCCCATCTGCCTTTCCCTTGCCTCCCGGCATTCCTCGACTGTGCCGATTGCTCGGTACTGCTGGATTTCAGTTAATGCTTGCATGGCTGTCATTAACGCTTCTGTAAAATAATTAAAACGATCTGTATCAACTTCTTTCCCACTAGCATACCCGATTCTATCCAAAGAAAATCTTCCCAAAAATTCTCTTGCTTCATTCTCTGTCATTCCGCCACCTCCTTATAAGGAACATGATATTTTGGCTTGTTTACCGCCTTATCGTCAATAAATATATCTGCATGAATTTTTCTGGAATCTGTACCAAACCATTCAATCATTTCCGGCAGATTCTCATTCACAGCGTCAAATTCAAGACCGTACTGCCTACACCACTCAACTGCTTCATTCAGCCTGTCACCAACTCTGCAAGTCCACAGAATGACTTTATTTCCCTGTTTCCGGCGTTTGATTAGATGGTTTATCAGTTCCATGTTCGGATTGCCTATGCCAGGATATATGCTTTCGCATAAAGTTCCATCAAAATCCACACAGTATATTGTGTATTTTCTCTTATCCATTTTTGCCCTCAATTCTCTTTTTAAGTGCTTCCTGCAAGGTGTATTCGGAGGCAACAACATCAATCATTGCGAATCGTTCTCCGCCTATTTCAAAAGCTATGCTTGCAAGGTTTTCAACAATTTTGCTCATATTCTCAATCTGCGTTTTCTTGTCTGTTTCGCCGATAGAATGTACTGCTATTTGTTTTGTAGCCGCTATCAACTTTCCGAGTTTAATTTTCTTTTTCTTTGATACAAATATCACTCCACAACCTCCAATCTCCTCAACACGCAGGTTTCGCATAATTCTTCCCCGTCCAAACGATATAACTTGTCCACATCTTCCCCACATTCGCCGCAGACAGGGATTGCAACCTTGTAATACCTGCAAGCCTCATATCTGCATGGAAAACCGCAATCTATACATTGATTTTCGTATCTAATCATCCGCAACACCGCCAGACTTGACAATTTCAATAGCCTTATCAATCCCTTTGTCAAAATAAGCCGATTGCAAAGTACCCATGCCGGTAAAATTTTTTTTGCTTTCTCCAACTGTTCAACCGCCCTTTCCTTATATTCCTCAACCGCCCATTCTGCAAATTTTTCCATATTATCTGCAATGGCAAGCCATAAATCGTCTGTGACTTCCAAAACGCTTTTATTCTGCCGATACAATTCTTCTCTCATTAACCTTGCATATTCCTTAGCACTCATAACCGCACCTCATTTCTTATAATTTCAATCATCTTCCCTATAATGGTAACAATCTCCGCTACACACTGCACACCCAATAGGGCAATCGTCAATATCAAGCGGGCTTCTCTTTTCTTCGTCTGCATTGCAATAGGCGTTATCCGGCAGACAATAAACCTCAACGCCGTCTTGAACCATTTCCATACTCAACCTCCATAATTATTTTCATCCAAAATCCGATTAAATTTCCTCGTATACTTCCTTGATTTTCTTTTCTATTGGTCCTACAACATCTCGCATTATTTCTTCCTCATATTTCTCTTTCCAAACTTTTTCGCGTTTCCAAAATGGGATTTTCCTGATCTCATCCACAACCCAAACACAAAACATTGCAGTTTGCATCCCCCAGCACCCATCAGCCGCTCTTTGATTGCACCATGCACGAAACTCTTTATATTTCATCTGCTATTCCTCCGTTTTATATGTGTTTTCATCTAATAATTGATTAAATTTTTCAAGCTGCTTCTCCGATACTTTATTTCCCTGCTTTTCATCTTTCAGCCTTACAGTCAAATGCTTACTGATGATAGAGGAAAGTTCCCTTGCAAGGGTTTTCTTTCCGGCTTGTATGCCCTGTCTGTATGTCTTTGGCGGTTTATAATCTGCAATCTTTTCCTTTCCGTCATCTTGACCGCCAGAAGTCTTGTTTTTCAATACCCACCCTTTATCAATACACTTTTGGATATATTCCCGTTCTTTATCGTCCAATTCCGATTTATCGCAATGGATAAAGTCAACCCTATATCCATATGGATTTTCAGAAGAATAAAGTTTGTGCTTTTTTAGCGACAAATCTATATGTTGGCTATATCCTGCAAGGTGTTGTGCTAATCTGGTAAGCAACCCTACACTCTGCCCTACATAGGCATGGACTTCTGTTCTCCAAAGTATGTAAATCCCGCTCCCATTATCCAACTTAGGATTGACTGCAAGTAATTTCTGCTCATTCTTTCTTTCAATAACCTTTACTTTTGCGATATTTTTATAATTGCTTTTCATGCTCCACCTGCTTTCTGTTCTGCAATCATCTTTTTATAATCTTCCTCATACATCCATACGAATTCAGTTTCCTTAATATGGTTGTCAACTTTATTGTTTAATCTTGTCCACAATTCGGAAAGTCCGCTTTCTTCCGTAGCTTCTTTTACAGAGTCAAATATCTTTATAAGGTTTCGATTTTTATCGAGTTTCATAACTTTCTTTTTTGAGTATGTCTTGCTCTTTATCTTAAAATTCGGCTCGTAGAAAAGATAAAATCCATTAACCGTGTAATTGTGTTCTATCGCCGCCCTAACGGAACTATTTCCGACTCCAAAGTTCTTTGCACATTCAGAAATGCATCTATACTCTTTTGCGAAATTCCCTCTTTTATCAAAAGAATAAACCTTTTTCAAATTTTGTTTATTTGTATCAATTTCCATTCTTCTTAACTTGTTTATTACAGAGTTTTTGCTTCTTCCTAAATATTTCGCAATCTCATCATATGTTTTATCTGTACAGTTTTCCTTTAAATACCTTATTTGCTCATCAGTCCATATATCATTGGATTTAACAGTAATTCCAAGACTGTTAGCCTTTGAACGGATTGAATCTGCACTTCTTGAAATTTTGTATTTTTCAATTATTCCTTTTGCCCCTATGCTTGCATATTCTTTTCTGACTATTTCTATTTCTTTATCTGTCCAGTTTTCGATTGTTTTTGCAATCCCAAGCCTTGCTGCAAGATTATGTATTACACCCTTGCTTCTTCCTAAAATTTTAGCAATTTCTTTTGTGTTTATCTTTCCATAATTTTCTTTAATAAACGCAATTTCGTCTTCTTTAAAATAATTGAAACACAAAGAGCATATCGAATTAATACAATTTTCTATGTCAGATAAATATGTTTTAAAAATTATCTTATGTTCTTTATCTAAGTTCCCATCTATTCGATTTATTATTTCAGCGCTTTCTTCTGCTTCATATTTTGCTTTTAATTTCAAATTTTCATTTCCAACAAAATCAAATATAACAGGCGTTTTATCCGTTCCGCTTGCAAGTCCACGCCCCAACTGCTGTAAATACACCTGCGGAGATACCGTCTTTCTGAACATAATCACGCAATCCGTACCTTTGATATGGATTCCCTCATTCAGCATATCCACCGCAAACAATACCGCCCTGTTTCCGTCTTCCTTAAACTTGTTTATCTGCTCATTGTTCGCTGTCCGTTGCTTGCTGTAATCCACGTCATAAAAATTAGCTTTCGGAAACACATCTTTAAACATTTCGAGTGCTGTTTCTTTCGATTCCACATTATTCAGAAACACAATGATTTTCTTGTAATCGTCAGTCAGATTTTCATTGACCGCCTGTTTTACCGATACCATGTTTTTAATACAGACATCTAACCGCCCTTTGAGTTCTGTTTGTGTTTTTATGTCCTTTATCTTCTCTGCTTTTTCTTTCCATTCGTCAAAATCGCTTTCATCACAATATAATGCGGAAACATACTTGAACGTAGGAAGAACGCCTGTATTTATCGCTGTTGACAAGTCGCAACCGTCAATCCTCATATTCTCAAAGATTTCTTCTGCCATATCCCTTGAATTATCAAGATAACGGATTTCCGTAGCGGTTAATCCTATGATTTTATGGTTTTCGCTCTGCAAGTAGGTTTCAACAAATTTCTTGCCCCATACATCACTTCCCAAGTGGTGCATTTCATCAGCAATCACTAAATCATAATCAAGATAATTCTTCGGTTCTTTCGCAAAGGCTTGATAGGTTATGATATTGACTTCCTTTTCCGTTCCTGCAAGCAGTTCTTCCCATGCATCAGCTATTGCGTTTGTTGGCACAAGTATTAAGGATGTTTCTGCGTGTTCTTCTATGTACCTCCCTGCAATATAACTTTTCCCTGTGCCTGTTGCCTGCACTAAAGCGCATTTATTGTTATTTTCCAGTAAATCACATAATCTTTTGTAGGTTTCTTTGTTGTGTTCCAATAATTCAATCACAATATTTCACCTCACATTCAAATTCAAATGCCGCTTTTCTTGTCAAGTTTTGGATTAACCGCAAGCAGACGCTTCTTGTTCTTCTGCTCTATGGCTTTTGCTTTGGCTATGTTCTGTCGGTTGCTCACTGGTTATCACACTCCATATCTTTTCTTTTGGCTATTCCGTTTTCATAAGCCTTAATACTTTTCTTCAACTCCAAAATATCCTTGTCATTCCCCATTTCTGCAAAGTCACTCCATTTGCATATAAACTTTGAAATCCATAATTTAATTCTGTTCATTCTGATTTTCCTCCTTTTTATTCTCGCTTTCTCCCATATCATGCCTGCTGTAATTCCCACAATTCGTAATCAGCCTTACGCAATCCGTCAAATTCTCCGCACAACACTCTGGGAAATGAAATATATTGATATACGTTTGACATAATGGTTTCATGTTTTACCAACACCCCCTAATCCACTATTACTCCTGAAATCAAGAAATAAATCATCACCCCAACCATAAACAATGGATATAAAATATGTGAAATCTTATATGCCATATTGGTTTTCTTTTTAAATGAATTGTGTATCCCCTCAATCAGATACAAAAGAGAAAAACACATTACAAACTCTGCCAATGCTTTGTTCATTCCACATCACACTCGCTTTCTAACCATTCCTTAATGTATGGCAAGCAACTTTGTTCAGGGCATCCATGCCCTTTGTTTTTCTTTGCAGGGCATTTATTACATGAAAATACTATATCCCTATCCTCTAATACCTCTGCTAGCTCTCCAATTCCCATTCCCTTAATCCGTTCAAAATTTGTCATCTTCTTACCGCCTTTCCCATTTCCACACATTCTGCACTCGTTACAATCCTGTTCTATTCCTAATGCACAAGCCATAGTTAATCCTCACTTTCTACTCGTTCTATTGCTTTCAAACAAATTGCAGCAATCTGACTTACTTCATCTTTTGTGAAAATCAGACCTTTGCAACAGTCATTCATAATCTGCAAAATTTTCCTTGCGTCAACAACTGTCATTTTCTCGTTATCCATACTTAATCCTCACTTCCATTCAAAATTTCCTGCGCCGTCAGGATAAAATGCTACTCCTTGACCTCGACAATTCTTTTTAATTCTTCTCCCTTTTGGATTTCAGAAAAGAATAATCTTCTTGCTTGACTTTTATCAATGCAGCAATATCTAACTTTGTATTCTTTTCTGTCAGCTTTTGTAAAATAAACATCAAATAATTTCTCCATATTTCCTCTCTTTCCTCTCTCCTAACCACTTCTTTTTAATTGGCATGGTTAGCATTTTGGGTGTCCTCCTTTTTCTTGCTTATCATCGGAATAATTTTAATCGCCACAGAAAGTATCAAAAATGGTAACGAAACAGTCGGTATTGCAACCAAAAAGAAAAACACAACAAAAATCATCATAAGTACAGAATATATAAGTACTATATCTGTAACAAAATTCAAAATTTTCTTAATTTTATTTTTCATATTCAATCAACCTCCTTCGGAATTTCTCCTAAATACAATCCATTATCTTTCAACATCTGCAACGCCCTCATCTGCCGTTCTGTCAGATTGTCGCACTGAATAAAATTCTCCCAAACCGCACAAGTACCACTTATTTTGCATAGCCATGCCATAAAGTCAAAATAATACTCCTGCGGACAATGGCATTTAATTCTTCTCTTGTGACATTCAGCTTTTCACGAGCAAGGGTAATCAGCTTTTCTTGATGTGACGGAACGGCATACATTATCTTTCCGTTTCCATCAATCACCACTTCGAGATAATGAATAAAAGTTTTCTTGTGCTGTTCTATGTCAAAGTCTGAATTTAAGTCGTATGCCATTCCCTCAACCTCCCATAAAATCAAATAAATTCATCTGTGCCATCAAACCTCCATTACCTCCAATCCTTAAATTTTATTTTGCTAACATTTTCAACACTTCTTTGCAAAAGCGTATATGTCCTTTGTTCAACTCAATTTGAAATTCATGTCCTACGATAAGTCCGTTAAATGTAGGGTTGGATTCTTCTTTCATTCGTTTTTCTGCCTGCTCGATTTCAATTTCAAGAAAGTGCTTCAATTCCTCATCTTTATCTTTGTTTTCACAGCTGTTCACAATTTCAAAACATTCCTCATAACACTGTGTTCTAACTCCTGCCATGATAGCCATTGATAAATTTCCCTCTTTTTCGTATCTGTGGCTATCTTCATCATTCTTCCTGCACAAATCTCTTATTTTCTCTAATGCTTCTTTCATCTTCTCAACCTCACTTCCTCGTCAATTCCTCATAGCACTTTTGAAACCTTATGAAATCTTCTGCATTTCCTCCGTTGTCTGGATGGGCGTGTTTCATGGCGTATCGGACAGCATCAACCGTATCTTTTGGAATTTGCGGTGTTGAATATTTGTCCTGATAACCATATACATTCCGATATGCACCAATAAGAGATTTGAGTTGCATATTTTCCATAAGAAGTTCTGCATTTTGGCTCTTTAACTTTTCAACCTCTGCATTTTCGCAATCAGAAATACTTCTGTACATCTTGAAGTTGTTTCTGATTTCGTCAACTTGTTTTTTCAAAATCATATTGTCAAATTTCAATTCCTTGTATTTGATAATGTGATCTATCAAAAATCCAACGAGAAATATTATTCCTATTATTACTAAATTCCAAATCATTTCATATCTCCAATCAGTTGAATGGCAAGTCCTCCATATTGTCGGGAATTTGCATGAAGTCATCATCAGAATTACTTGGTTGCGGTCTGTTGCTTTGCTCATTCTGTTGATTTGTGTTCTTGCTCTCTGCAAACTCATGTTCTTCCACAACCACATCTGTTGTATATACTTTTACGCCGTCTTTATTTGTATAACTTCCCGTCTGAATACGACCGACAACTGCTATCTTAATCCCCTTATGCAGATACTTCTCCGCAAACTCGCCATTCTTCCCAAATGCGATACAGTTAATAAAATCTGCGTTCGCCTCGCCGTCACGCTTGAATTTTCGCTCAACTGCTAGCGTGTACCTTGCTATCGCCATTGGATTATTGCCTTGTGAATATCTTACGTCTGGGTCTTTTGTCAAGCGTCCCATTAAAATTACACGATTCATATTATTTATCCTCCAATCTCTCATAATCGTTGCATTTCACATCAAGCAAACAATCATATGTTTTGTAATCTCCGTATACAGTTTGATGTGTTTCTGCAACGGAATTTTTACAGGTCCTGCACCAACACCCCGTTACTCTCTCACTTTTTATTCTTCTGTTCAAATCATTATTTTTCTTCCGTAATTCTTCGTTTTCTTCCCTCGCCTCTTTTAATCTCTTGTTTAATTCGTCAAAAATTCTTCTCTTAACAATCATTGCCTTTCCTCTCACTTTCTCTTCTGATATATCTTTTCAAATTCTCGATTTCTGCTTTCTTATCAGCAACCTTTTCCTCCGCCCATTTCAATTCCAACTCTTTTCTTTTCAAAAGAATTTCGCAAGCCTTAGACGGATTGTTTTCAAGTAGCATACACTCATCAAAGTCATATCCGCTTACCTTTTCTATATCTTCTTTGTTAAATCGTCTTCCTTTGCATACATAGGTTTTCGGTTTTTCCTCAACCTCAAATTCTTCCATTGTAAGTTTTGGCTTATGACTCCAATTCGATGTTTTAAAAATATAAAGTTTCATTCCCTCAATCTCCTTTCCCTAAAACGGCAACTCATTTTCAAATCTGTAATTCTGCACCACCGACACGAAATCCGCTTTGCTGTCGGCTAGGAATTGTGCGATTTCGCTTTTGCTCGGCTCATGGTCTAATTTTCTTTCGTCAATAACTGTCTTTTTGAAATCAAATGGTAATTTCCCCTCTTTTACCGCCCTCATTACCCAAAATTCTTCAAGCACCTTGTCTTCCTCATGTTTTACGGTCACATTATGTAACATTGATTTTTCCTCGCTTTCCTTTTCTGATTTCTTAACCCAAAAATCTAATTCGTTTTGACCTGCTTGTATCAGTTTTCCGCCGCTAAAATAAAACACGGCCTCCCTGGTTCTATCGCTAAACTTAATGATTACTTTTGATTCTCCCAAAAATGGCTTTAAATCTGAAATATCATGTAATATCGCAACCCATAAATCAGACGGATATACTCCCTCTAAATGCCATTTTGCGGTTGTGGTTTGCTTGGTAGCACTTATGTATATAATCACTCTCCGCTCGTTCGCTTCTTCCCCCTCCATTTCTGCCAGCTTATCCTCGGCTTCTTCTATGGTGAGGAAAACGGTTTTTCCGATATTCTCTAAATCTTCTAGCTTGATTTTATGAACATCAATCTCACAAACACCCTCATCCATGAACCGATAAACTTCATATACCCAGGTTCCCACTGCAACTGGCAATTTCAGCAGTTTCCCTTGTTCCTCTAAATCCTCATATTCTGCCAGCTTGTCAATGGCTTTTCCTGTATACAAGTCAAAGCCACGCCTGCATTCCATATCCTCATAAAATGTTTCTTTCTGTATTGCCCGAATATCAGAAATACAATATGATTTATCCGTCAATCTTTCAGTCAATCTCTCCATTCTTCCTATCCTCCATTTCCTTTAATGCCTTTTTAGCAGCTTCTTTCGACAGAAAAACGCTTTTACCAATTTCCGAAATTTGGCAAGAACTTTTTGCTGTTGCTTCCAAAATGTAATGAGATTTCTTTTCACAATCAGAACAAAATCCCCTAAAACACATTCCCATCTTATTGTCTTTGTTTTCACCGCAACAATATTCGATAGAATAAATTGGCGTTTCTATATTTATTGGAAGTTTCAAAACATTCCTGCATTCATCCATTTCCTCATACCGCTTAACCACTTCATACGCCTTTTGCAGCAAGCCTCGGCAAGTAAATTTTGTTTCTGGCTTGTAGTATTGACAATCTCCGCAAGCGTCATATTTCAAACAATGCCTTAATTCCTCTGATAATTTCTTTTCTGCCATAGGTTCTCCTTTCAATCCTCAATACTGCAAGAAACATCACCAACTTTTTCAATCGTGTCATATCCGATTGCAATATCCGCTTCTATATCTTCCGAATATCCGACATAACCCAAAGAACATATGCCGCAAGCACACCAATCAGGCTTGATTTTGTCACACTGTTTGATAAGCTGTTTCAATGTGATATCCTCTGGCGCTTCCGCAACAAATGATATGTCGCAACCATTCAACACAAATTTCAATTCAACCCCTCCTAACTAAACTCTCCATCAGAAAACCGATACCCATTGACATTTTCGCAATATTGAAACATATCAGGGCTGTCCTCTTCTTGCTTGTTTTTAATCAGTTCCATAAGCCATTCATACGAAACAATCTCGTCATACTCGTTCATAATGACGTGTGTTCCTGCCTCTGTTGTTTCTTTGAGATAATCTCTCCATTGTTCAAATGTATTTAATGGCTTGTCAACATCCCAAATTGACGGTTTGTGAAAAAGAAATCTCCAACCAATAGAAGATTTTCCGATATGCAACCCTCTGTCAATAGACGGTCTGTTTTTGACTAAATAATAGTTTGTTCCCATAGTTTCTCCTTTCTGGGCGAAGTATTTCTTTTTTTATGTTAAAAAATTTGTTATGGTTCCTTTGTAATTCTGTGGAATATTATGTTTCTCGCATTCGTCATTGCTTGTTCCGTCAAGAATGTTTATAAAAGCACAAACCCAATTATTAGAATTAAAATCATGCCCCTTATCTGTGCCGCACAATTCAAGCTCTCCGTCAAATTGTTTTAATCTCTCGAGGACTTGTCTAACTGTTAGTATCTTGTCTACATCGCTTGGATCGTTAGAATTAATCAGGCATACAACTCTTGCCCAATTTTCCTTATATTTGCGTGATGGAGATACAATGCACTTTGTTTTTACATAAACTTCTTTAACGTCAATAATCGGCTCAGAAAACGGTGCACCAATCGGACATGCAACGTTAAATTCAGTCATAGCAATACTATCAACGTCCTTACAATGCCATTTGATGTAATGATCTGAAAAAATATTTTCTAAGATATAATTTATTGTCATAAATCTTTCCCTCTCTTTCTCAAAATGGATATTTTGCAATCCTGCCGATGTGTGGGCGGTTAATCTGCCTTATCAGATTTCTTTTCTCTTAACCGTTTTCTTCTTTCCGATTCCAACATATATCCTTTCAGCTTTTCATCTGTTATCATGTAAACCGTTCCGTCTTCCAAATACTGACTAGGGATAATCGTCGTCATTCCGGGCAATTCCTGTTCTTCCAACTTCTTTTTATCACTTTCACTGCACATGATTACCGTACTCATTTTGGCAATCATATTTTTCGCATCTTCTAACGGATTACATTTTGTTTCTTTTGGCTTGTGATACTCCACGCCAAGGCATTTCATAATCTCTCTATCCATTGTTTCGCTGACGGTTTTATGTATTTCCTCCATGATTTCTTTTTCATTCAAAACAGACACCGCCTTTCAAAATCCCATAATCCTTATTCAGCATATCCATATCAAAATATCCGAAATGTCATTCTTCAACCGGAATATTCAGCTTAACCGCCAAATCCTCATATGCTTTCTTCCTTGCGATATGCCTTTTCTTGGAAGTTTTCTCGTTCTTCCATTGTCGGTCGAATAATTCATGGCACTTCATTTTCATTTCACGCATTTTGCCATTTCCTAAAATCCCCAATGCTTCTTTCGGTCTTGGCTTGTGCGTTCCGACATAAGAACCGCAGTTTGCACAGTAATAACATTTTCCGCTTCCGTATTCCCTGCCATAGATTTTTGAATTGCTTATGTAAACAACCGTACCGCCACATAGATTGCATTTTGTAGGGTATAAATCTATCAAAACGGACACCTGCTTTCTTTCAATTCAACCGCTTTCCGCTACATCTGTTCCAATTCACGCAACATTTTCTCCAAATATCTTTTAAGTTCCTCTCGTTTTGAATCACCCGAACAATAGCTTATACAGTTTACCGTTATCCCTAATCTTTCCTTTAATTCCCGTATCTTTTCAGCGTTAGGGTTCATAAACATCATGGAAAACGCATTAGCTTTAGCTATGTCCTCACAAGTAAACTCAATAAAATATCTTTTACCAACCGTTCCAACAAACAAAGGGATTTGCTCACCAGATTTCAAATCCTCATTGATTTTCTCTATATATTTCAAATCGTTTTCGTCAAATTCTATCTTCATGGAAACCTCCTTAAAATGGATACAAACTTAATTCAACCGTTTCTCCCACCGTCGCCACAACGCATTTAACGTCCTCTCCAACGACATTTTGAATCTCTGACAGACATTCCTCCGGGTCGGCGCTATCTTGGCTTAAATGGCACAACATGACAGTTCTAAGGGCATTGGATTTATTTGCCTTTATAAAGTCCTTTACCGTCTCCAACTCCATATGCCCCATAAGAACATGGCTTCTTTTTGCACTGTCAGAAATATATTTTTTTTGATAGTTGCAAGAGATTAAGATGTGATTGATACCACTAAATCTCCATTTGACAAGCTCTGCGTCGGTTATGTATAACATCTTCCCCATGTCCTCATGTTCAATCAAAAAACCGTAACATGGACATTCTGAGCCATCATTGTTGGTGTGCATGAATCGGTTGTTCTTATCTGTCATGTCAAATTCAAGAACCTTAAAATCTCTCGTTCTCTTTCCGTAGTATGTTGGATAATGTCTATCCATTTCTGCCATTTTCCATTTTCCAATATAGGGCTTGAAAACAGGTATTCCCATATTCTCAAAGTCCTTAACCGACTTTGCGTGGTCTCCATGCCCGTGGCTCACTACCGCCCCGACAACATCAGTTACATTAAAGTCAATTCCTCTAAGTATTTGTTTCCTTGCTAAACCCAAATCTAAAAGAAGTATCTTGCCGTAATTGTCATATAAAGCGTAACAATTTCCGCTACTACCAGTGCCAATACATCTAACGAACATCTAAATCACCTCGCTTTCTTTTTAAATTTCATTTCCCCAGCAATCCCAACCGTCATATTCTTGTCTTGCAAATAACTCGATTCTTGGAATATCTCCGCAAATTTTTATAATATTTTCTCTGACAATATCTGGCTTTCTGCTGTGTTCCCTAGGCTGTTCCAAAATACTACAACCGATATTTTTAACAAGTGGTTTTATTCTGTTTTCCATTCCGTATTTTACTCCAACAAGGCATAATTCGTTGTTCTGCCTTGTATAATATCCGCATCCGATTTTGGGCGTTCCGTCAGATTTTATTTTGCACCAATCAAAACCCAAACCGTAATACTCAAACCCCCATGAATTTATCACTTTCAAACTATACTCTAAACAAGGAAAGCAAATCCACAGAAAAAGAATTGCGTTTCTTTCCGATATATTTGTTATTGGGAGTCTGCATATTTCATCAGTTGCCATTGACGGATAATGTTTTTCGTTATTTCTTGCCTTTGTACAGCTTTTAGGATTTCTCCAAGGTGGGTCAGCATAAATTATTTGATACTTGTTTTCTGTATTAAAAATATCTACTTTCAATAAACCGCACTCCCTAAACACTTCAAAATCAATCAAATCACTTCCTTTGAAAATTCTCTTTAAAGTCTCTTGCTGTTTTACAGATTTCCTCTAATTCATCATTTGTCATTTCATAAAAATTCTTATCCAAATCGCAAAACCTCCACGGAAACGGGCAATGTGGATATTCTTCTTCTGTATCTTCAAAGCCTGAATGACATCTATTCTCGCAAATCTCACGAACCGTTTTAAGGAAATCAATGTCTGACATTCTGCTTTCATCCAAAACCCCATGTATTGCCCTCAACTTCTCTAAGGAAATATCCCTTTGCGAACCGTATCTGAACCGCTGCTCAATCTCCTGAAACAGCCTGCTTTTCTCTTGTTTTTCCTCAATCTCCTGCCTTGTTGTGTAGAGAACATAATTTTTTTCGCAGTAAACCGATTTCTCAACAAATCTTTCATTGTAATCTTGAAATTCAAAAGTGTTTTCTCTAAAAAGCCTGTCATATCCTTTCTTTGCTGCCTTTATGTATTTCCTCCCAACAGAAGTAATCTCCCATTCCTCAATACATTGTTCAGGTGTCTTTCCTCTGCTTGCGTTCCCGGTCAGTTCAACATAAACCGTCTGACCGGCTTTGAAATCTTTTATGTTCATTCCTTTTCAATCCTTTCCATAAAATGTTTCCCTCACATTCACAGGCAATCTAACTCCATGCCATAATTCCTTATGTTTCAACGCTCCGTTCGGTTCAGAACAGATAAAGCATCTGCATATAGCAGGACGGACACTGTATATCGTGCATTTATCCGTTTTCTTATCTGTATTGAGAAACGGGCAAGTCATGTCAAGAACTGGATTTGCAAGTGGAATTGTATGCTTGCACTCTTTGATGTAGTGTTTCTTTATGTACCGTCTAATAGCCTCTATTTCCTTGTCTGTCATTGGCAGAATATTTGAACAGCAGTTGTCGCAACCCGTACATTTCCCGTTTTCTGTCATGTTGTAAACGCCATGCTCCATGTCCTTTCGGACTTGTTCTAATGTGGATATGTTCATTTCATACCCCCACTTCATCATCAGCAGGAAATTGGAACAAAATATTACCCACATATTCAACTTTTGACGGTTGATTTTCAGAAACAACAAATATTCCTTGTTTCTTCCATTTCTTAAACATTTCCTCCGCTTCTTCTGAAATATCCACATTTTGAAGAATAAGTGGAATACCTGTGTATACCTCATGCAACATCTCTATAGCCTTATCCATTTTCTCGGCAGAAGAATAAACCGCCATCTTAAACGGCTGCCCTGTGCCTGTATAGGCATAAATCGTGTTGCAATCCATCATTTTCTCTAAAACTATATTTTCATACGGCAAATCGTACTTTCCATTGTTTTGCGATAAAATCCTCATATCGGTTAAGCCTCCTTAATCAACTCTTTTTCTTGTTTCTGCGTCATATTCTCCACTTTGTCCGTAAAAACAAGTAATACTTATAACTTCTTTTTTATAAGCCTTGTCATAATGTGGGCTGTGTGAAGAATAATACAATCCACATTTAAGGCAGTCATCTACCGTTTTTCCTTTGCAAGTTACGAATTCGCTCATTCCCCATTTCCTCCTATTTCACATCATCAATGCTGAACACAATCCCTCTGCAATAAGACTCTCCGCCCTCATAAATCATAAAGGTTTCGTGCGGCATCTCGGTTTCGTAAGTCCATGTAATCATATTTCCGTTTTCGTCTTCGTCCATATACCATACCGCATTTATGCAGTTGCTATAATTATCAAATGCGGTATGGTCTGTTTCGTCCTGGCATACCTCTTTCTTGTTGAAATAAACCTCGCCACCGCCAAAACAGCCGCCCTTGTCCTGAATTGCGCCATCAAACTCCATAAGGTCATCAGAACAACCGTAGACAATGACAAATCCGCTTTCTTTCGCTGTTTCGATTTCCTCTTTGGTGAACTGCGGATAACCATATTCTTTTCCGCTTATTGACTTTGCAAATTCTTTTATGTCCATGTGTTAAGCCTCCTTAATCTTCAAAATAATTTTGGCAACAAGCCATAATTTATTAAAATCCAGCAGCCAAGAAATCCGTTTATCAAACAACTCGCCGCCAAACAAACCATTAAAGCACCAAGCGTAACTCTTATATGTTGCCCTTTTGTTCCATATTTACAAAGAAGAATCAATATTGCATACGGTAAAACGGACAGAACTACAAACACGCAAATATCAATAAAAATACCCATTCCTCGCCCTCCTTAACTCTCCAAATAATAAACATTCTCCAAATTCACAATTACAAAACGGTTTTTCTATTTAATCCGTCTTTTCAACAATGCAATACGGTACGCTTTCATTATGCTCCATCATTCCACATCCAACGCACATTTCTTTTGCACCGACTGTCACTCTATCTTCATTCACAGAAAAATGTTCTGCGATAATTCTTCTTATATCTTCTTTATCTAATTCAATTTTTGTTTTCATTGAAATCCCTCCAATCTCATATTATGAGCGGTCTCGGAAACTCTTTAAGCCCGAATTTCCGCTCTTTTTTCATGTTCTTCTTTTTTGCTTTCCTCCATATCCCGGAAAACATTTTTGTTAAATTTTCAAAAAAGTATTGACATATAAGTCAAAATGTGCGGCGCGTTTGGTGACCATATACGCCAGTCACCAAACGCGCCCCTTGTAGTTAAGAAGCGTCTGTGCCACACGCACAGCATTAAACTAAACTACTAGGAGGTGCACTTTATGATCAAGTACTGGCAGTCCATGCAAGATTACAAGTACTTTCTCAACGAATCCAAAGTCCATTTCGATTCCTCTGAAAGAGTCCGGCTCCATACGGAGCTTTGGAAACCATGGCAGAAACTCCGCCTTTTCGATACCGATAAGGCCATGGAGTTCCTTCTGCCCTTTTACTCCAACACTGGCAGGCCCGCTAAGAACCAGCCACAAATCTTAAGGTCTTTTATCCTTTTCTTTCTTCTATTTTCAGAAGGTTTGGCCAAGCTATCCCTTACCCTTTGGGTCGACAGGCTCAAACATGACCGCCTCCTTGCCGCTCTCATCGGCTGCACTTCGGATTCCCTGCCGCCCCTCGGTTCTTATTTTGACTTCATGGACAGGCTCTGGGCTGCACCGCCAACGGACTTATATGCGCGGGACAAACTGCTTCCGGCTTCCTGGAACACCAAAAAGCCGGATAAGCCCAAAGGCAAAAAACAGAAAGCACAGGAGGCAAAGCCCAAAATCACAGAATCTATCGAAAAACGGCTCATGAGCGGGAAGGATATCCCTTTTAACTTTGAAGGGCGGCTGCAGCGCTTCTTCTATCACGTGGCTGTCCTGCCTTCCATGGAATCCGGCCTCATACCAAGGGAACACCTTACGGTTTCCGGAGACGGCACCGCCGTGCATACCCATGCCTGCCCACGCGGGCACCACAGGGTTGGCGCACCGGAAAACCTGCGGCATTTCCCCGACCCCGATGCTTCCTGGGGCTGGGACAGCGACCTGGAAAAATATTACTTCGGCTACACTTTGTTCCAATTATCCTGCTATAACAGTGAACTCAGGACAGATCTCCCCCTGCTTCTGCGTTTTACCAGTGCAAAGCGTCATGATTCGGTCAATTTCCTTGTCGCTTTCCATGAACTGGAAAAACATATGCCGGCTGTTTCCACTTCGAATATGTGCCTGGATTCTGCAATGGACAATTACCCCACCTACCGGATCCTTAAAAACAGGGGAATACGGGCCTTCATCGACCTGAACGACAAATGCGGCCGGCCAAAAACAATTCCTGATACCATCACCATTGACAAAGATGGAACACCCTTATGTCAGGAAAAACTGCGCATGAAGCCTAACGGTTATGACAGATCCAGCGGTTACCTCATGTGGCGCTGCCCCTATGGGAAAGATCACTGTTCCAAATGTAAAAACTCCTGCACCGATTCCAAATATGGGAGAGTCGTCAAGACCCGGCCCGAATGGGATATCCGGCTTTACACCGACGTCCCCCGCGGCACAGATGCTTATAAGAAGATTTATAATCAACGCACCGCCACGGAACGTATCAACAACCGCATCCTCAATGATTACGGACTGCACCGTATGTTCATACACACAAAGGAGCATTATTCTTTCATGACAACCATGATTGGAATCTGCATCCATCTGGATGCCCGCTATAAACAGCAGGTGCAGGCAGTGGCATAAACCAAGTTTCCTGCTTCTGGATTCTTTCAGGCCTGTTTTTCGACAGGTTTTAAAGTCATGCACATTTTTATTCTTTATGCTCTCTGGACTGCTCAAGCCCCATAATCATCCATCCCTTATCCCTCTCATTTCTGAAAATCAACCTTTTCCTGCTTATTCTCTATTGAGTTTCCGAGAGTGCTCTATTATTTGCGGACTTCCCACGAAAGAAAGTCCGCCGTGTGGCTACGCATAAATATTATTTACTTCCAATTTTTCCTTGACGTATTTTATGCATTCGTTCATTTCTTCTTTCGAAATGCCCCAATCTTCAAAAAATTCAACTCGGCTAATCATGCTTGCGTTTTTAATTAACGCATACATAAATGTTTCTATTTTTTCTGGTCTTTCCATGCTTTCCTCCTGCTTAAAGAATAAAATGTATATTGCGCTTTCGAAAATTCTGATTATTCAAGTTTTCTCCCGCATGCAGGACAGTATCGGGTTTCCCATGTGACTTCCTTTATTGTTTCGCAACCGTCAAACAAGCCCGCTCTTACTCTTGCTTTTCCGTCATCGTTTCTCCCAAAAAATATTTCCAGTTCCAAGTAGCTTTCTCCGAATGGAATATTTTCAGAACTTAGCGGCGTTAGGTTTCCTACATTTTCATCACTACATAGTTTGCACATAACGCCCCTCCTAATCCGCTTTCATAAAATCCGGCAACTCCTGTTCACCCTCAACTTTGACAGGCTCTTTCTCTTTCGTCTGCGCCTTTGGCACGGTCGGCGGTTCTGGCTTTTCTTCGATTGCCTCGAATGGCACGGAATTGGCGTTTTGTTCTATCTCCCTCGCTACAACTTCTTGCGTATCAAGCTGAATGTCCGAAACCTCTTGCATTTCTTCTTGCGCATACATTCCCTGAAATCTGTCTGGGAAAGCCTCTCTTAACGCTTGCACTACTGCAACTTTCCGTATCATAGTCCCTGGCTTTTTGCTCCACTGGCTGTTTACAGTTCCATCTTTCTTTCTGCCGATGTATTCATCAAGCCCAACGCTGATATACTCTGGCGTTTCATGCCCTTTTATGAACACTTTCGCCCAACCGCCTACAAGCGTTTCTTTTGGCAAAACCATCGAACCCTCGCGTTCAATAATCTCTCCGCTTTCTGTAAGAACAACAACTCCCGCCTGCTTTCCGGCATAATCCGGCGCGGCGTTCGCTCGCTTTGTAAACACGTCTTTTCCAGTTACAATCGTTGCTGGGTCGTTACTTCCGTACTTAATCAGATATGCCTCTCTCAAAAACGGGTTAAGGTGCTGATATCTGCACAATGTCAAAAACATCATTACCTCTTGGTCTGTGACGTTTCCGCCGCCGCTGACAAGGTATCTTCTTACCGTAGGGAACGACAATTTAATCATTTCGCCGTTCGACTCATACTCCACAAGACCAAATTCCTTTTCGATTGCCAACTGATTGTTCTGTGTTGCTACCTCATTCTTTGTTGCCATAATTCATATCCTCCTTAAAATTAAAATAATGTTGGTCTGCCTACCGCCGCTGTTACTGCGCCTCTTGTAAGTTCGAACGCCTGTTGTTCTGTAAAACCGCTGCGGACAAAACTGTCATTGATAGCCTTAGCCTCGTCTGCCATTTCATCATACTTTCTGTACTTTTCAAGTTTCTCAATGTCCGCTTTGAGTACCTCGATTTCCTCGTTCTTCTGCTCGATTTCTTCAAGCAGTTCATTCTTTGTTTTTACTGACATGGTTTATTCCTCGCTTTCTTTTATTTTTATAATTCTTCAAACTCTTTGATTAATATTGCTCTTTCTCCAATACACATCCCAAGCATTGCGGTTCGCATATCATCAGAAAGCAAAACGGTGTCATTTACCGTACAGCCACTTGCGATAACAGAAACACTTCTCCCTTTCACATCTTCAAGCCATTTCTGCATTTTCTCCAGCTCGTAAATTCTTTTTTCGATTTCGTTTCCTCTTTTTAAATCATCAACTTTCATATCCTCATTCTCCTTTCGTCCTCAACCCATGCCATAAGGTGTATGAGAGGTTAATCTTCGCTTATATGTAGTCCATGCCGCCCGTTGCCCTTGCAAATGCTTTCTGCTGTGAAATCTGACGTCGGCTTGCTCTTTCTCCATCATCTTCATAGCAATTAACAACTTCTGTTCTTCCGTCCTTAAATTCAACTTCCATAACAGGTGTCGCCCAAGTTGAGCCACTAATTCCTGCAACAGAAATATGCTCTTTATTCCAATCATAATTGGCGGAAAACTCCCCATTTTCAAAAACTTTCCCGGCAGTCCAACTCCAATCCTCTCGCATACCGCAAGTTGCCGTTTCAATTTCCGTCTTATGTTCCTCAATGTAACTTTTGATAAAATTCGTGTTGTATTTCTTCGTTCCTCAATCCTTGCTTTCTTCATAAATCTGCAATGTTCCGTCTGCGTTGTAGAGTGGGGTAATACCAAATTTATAACCAGTATTGAAGACAAAATATTTAACCTTCGTGTCGTTCGCATAGACTATTTTGTACTTATTGGTTGTGCTACTCCATTCGGAAATGGCAGTAAAATATCCATTTCCAAAATCGCCGCTCTCATTGCTTTCTGTCTGCCCTGTCGCCTCTTGATATGTAGTGCCGCACCCCACTAAGCAAACCACCATCACAACCGCCAACGCCACGATTAAAATTTGTTTCTTCATGGTTGAACCTCCGTTTACTTTTTTGTTACACTCTCCATATTTGCAAATCCTTTGGAAAGATTTTCGATTATCTCTAATAACCTATCCTTTTCTCTTTCCAAGCTGGAAATCTTACACTCCAATCTGTTGTTTTCAACTGATTTTTTGTACTCTTTCTCCTTTATTTCAGACAATTCCTTTTTGAGCTTTTCATTCTCTGCTTCTAACTGTTTCGTTTTGCAATCCTCTGTTGGCATTTTTATCCCTCCGTTTCAATCTTCAATTCCTTAACACCCTTTTCCGCAACCAGCTTAATCAACTGGAAGTCCGTGTCAATTCTGCGCTCGGTATTTTCTGTGACAAGGGAAAAATCATCTGTAAACACCGGGTAATGCTGTCCGTAAAACCTTTGCAATCCATCCACAATATCCAACTTCGCAAGCACGCGCAACGCACCGTTTGAATGGTCTTTTAAGGATTTCCTGTCAATCGTCGGCTCGCAATCATCCACCACACTCCCATTTTTCAGATAGTCAAACAGGCGGAATTTAACCAGTTTGAAATGGGAATTTACTTGGTCAGTCAGTAACTCATTCTTCCGCTTGCTCACAAGCTCAAGCTGATACAAAATCTTCTCTGCATTTGCCTTGTTCTGCTCAAATTCGCCCTGTTTCTTTCGGAGTGCTGCTATCTGCTCGTCAATCTCAACATTCTTCTGTGCAAGGGCAAGCTGTTTCTCAACCTCGGTTAATCGTGACTGTAAATCCTCTCCCCCGGCTTTCAACTGCTGTCTTATTTCCTCCGCACTGTTGCCCTTGCTCATGGCAGCTTCTTTTTCAGCAATCTGCCTTTGGATTTCCTGCACTTCGGGGCGGTCGGAAATGTCAACGGACTGTGGAACTTCTTCAAGGCATTTCTCTAATCCTTTAATTGATTCCGCAAGGTTGATTTCTTCATCTTCATTCTCTTTTAATGTGGCTTTTAACTGTTCAATTTCTGCCTTATCCTTGTCGATAGCCGCCTTTAATTCATTCCCTCTTTTGGTTAAAAAGGCTAATTCTTCCTCTCTGTTCTTTCCAAAATCAGCTTTAATTTTTCCCTTTCTTTCTTCTGGGTATTCTTGTCCGCAACAGGAACAAATAAGGCTGTTTTCGTCAAATACACGCTCATTAGCCGCTTTCCAGTTCTCCCTTGTTGCATTGATAAGGACTGTATTTGTGTCTATGGATTTCTGTGCCGCTTCAATATCCTGCTTATTCAGCCGGATTTGGTGCCTTATCTCTTTTAACTGCCAATCAACAGAATTAATTTCTTCCCTTATTTCTCTGCGTTTCTTCTCTAATTTCTCATTCGCCTTTCTCTGCAAGTCGTTCAACTCAAATTTCAGTTCAATTACGCCGTCGCTTGCCTTTTGTTGTTCCTCAAATTCCTTTGAAATATCCTCCTGCTTTGCCTTGTTGTCCGCAATCTGCTCATTCAGGGCTTTTTTCTGTAACTCCAGTTCGGCAACGTCAATATCTGTTTTTGACTGCTCCATGCCCTCAATTTTCGCTCTAAGGATTTCCCCGTCCTTTCCGTATTCCTCTCTGATTTTTCGGAGCGTGGCATTCTGCATGGATTTGACTTCATCAAATGTGTACATTTTTAGAAGATTGGTAGCCTCTATGCAATCATCTGCCTGTAAAGCAATATCAAAGTCGGACTGTTCGCTTGCCATGCCAAACAGAACCTTTCGCATATCTGCTGACTTTTGGCTTGTGAACATGTCTGGGTGAGATAGCGGCAGGAATAAATCAAAGTCAAATCCGTACTCTGTCATTTTCTTTTTGAAATCACGCTCGCCATATTCCACGCTGTTGACTTCATAGCTGTTTGACAGCGATACGGTATCTGCACCGACGTTCTTTCCTTTCTTAACGGTGCATTTCTGGATTTTGGCGGTGGTCACTTCCTTTCTGTCAATGTCAAACACAACCTCAACCCTCGGTGTACATTCTTCTGTGTCAAGCGGTCTTATGTTCGGATTGCTCTTTAAGTCGCTGTCCTTATCTGCCATAAGCCACATATAGGCTGTGAAAATTGTTGTTTTTCCTGCTCCGTTTTGACCGATGGCAGACACATTCTTTCCGTCAAACTGATATGTAGCGAATTTAACGCCTTTGAAATTCTCCAAATGGAGAGATTTAATTCTTGCTTGCATTGTTGACCTCCTATATTTTTTTATATTCTTTAACACATATTTCACAACCCGCACTTCTCAAATCATTTTTTCCAAATACTTTATCCAAAGGATATCCGTTCTTAATTCTGTAAGAGATTGTCTTTTTGCCTATACCAGTTACATTTGACCATTCCGCAATGTTGTGAATTTCACCGTTGTATTCGATATATCTCCCTTTTCTTCCTGCGCTTCTTGTTTTCTTTTGTTCTTGAACTGGTTCTGAAATAGCTTTTTTAAAATCCCATCCCAATACATCAATCCTAGAAAATAGAGTATTGTAATTTATCTTAAGCAAATTCGCCCATTCTTTTAGGGTATGCACTTCTCCGTTATATTCAAAATTTCTATTTGCCCTCGTGTTATTTGATTGCTGCAACATGGTCACCCAACGGCAATTATTAGGCTCATAATTACCATTTGTATCAATACGATCAATCGTCAAGTTATCTGCATACCCGTTCGTCATAGACCAGTTGTAGAAATTGATAAATCCATTTTCACCTAGCCATTCATCACAAACCGTAATTCCTCTGCCACCGTAATATTCATAGGAATAATTGTTTTTGTTATAACACCTTGATTTCATGCACCTATATATTCTGTTAATTCTCGATTTTGACATTCCATGAAATTGTCTTTTTTCTGCTTTATTTATTTTCCTCTGCCTCCTCAAATCCGTCCTCACAGCAATCATCATAAGCTGTTGATAATCCGTAGCCCTCGCTGTTTTCGTTGTCGCACATAAATTCATCTTGCGCCATGGGTTTGTGATGGCGGCATTGACCGCAACATTGTATTTCTGACATGGTTAGTCCTCCTGTTTTATTTCTAAGAAAGTGTCATTGTTTTCAACTGCCTTTAAGAGTTCTGCAATAGTCATTTCAGATAATCTTTTTATGTTGAAAACATCTTTGTCTGACTGCTTGGACATTCTGTAATATTCCCTGCTCTGGATATTATTTAGAACATCTTTTCCTTCAATTTGTTTTACTTTCGTTTCTCCAATCCCTCCCAATGCTCTTTAATCGCCTGTGCAAGATACACAGGCGCAATGTCATTCATGTGCGTCTGCGCTAACTTTGTAGCGTTATATGCTGCGTCTGACGGCTCTCCTGCTTCGGTGCATTTATTCCAATTTGGAATTGCAATGAACCAGCCGTTTTTGTGGTGTCCGTAGATGATAAGAAAGTTAAAGCCGTTCCAGTCTACGGAAAACTCATGGGTTTGGGTTACTTCGTAGGTAGATTTGATTTTGTGGTCTGTATTTCTCATTCCGAATCCTCCCTTTTCAGCATCATGTGGAGCTGTTTAAGGGAACTTGAATTTTGACAGTTCGCAAATCCTATGTAGTGATTAATGATTTCATATTTACCCCTGCAATCTCTTGCTACTGTAAGTGCGTGTCTGATTGACCTTTCCACTATGGACGGAGTTGTTCCGTTATTCTTTGCGATCGTCGGATATAATTCTTTTGTCATGCGGATGTTTGTTCCTCTTTCGTCAAAAATCTGTATCGCGTCCGTAATGTATGTAAAACCTTTAATTCCTGCCGGAACTCCCATTGCAAGCAATGCATCTTCAATCTTTGCTCTGTTCATCTTCTGCCTCCTCGCTTTCTTTGTCGTCTTCGCCATTGCGTGTTAATTTAATGCAAGCAGGCAAGACAAGCGCCCATAGGCACAATGCAGACTTTGTAAAATACATTCCAGAAATTACCGCGGCCGATGTGCTAATCCAGGCAATTACATAAGCAAAATAAATCATGATCATTCCTCCGCTTCCATCTTTGAAACCGAAACCTCATAAGCAATTCGTGTTTCATATTCATCGTCAGAAATGCGTTTCTGGTATTCCCTGCTCTGGATTCTTCCCTCAATCCGTAGCCTTGTGCCGACTTCCAAACCACTTGCATATACCGCATTTCTTCCCCATGCGATACATGGTATGTAGTCTGATTTTCCGTATGAGCGGTTGACCGCAAGAAGAATGTCTGTGATTTCTCTGCCGAACGGTGTTTTTCGGTAAGTTGGCGATTTGCAGATATATCCGTCAAGGGAAATGTCGTTTTCATCATTACCGCTTCCCGGTTCTTCATGTTCAAATTCTGTTTCCTTAAACCCCCTAACAAATACCGAAAGAATAAGATGGTTTCTTTCTTCATCATGCTTGTTATAAGACCTAAACTGACCATTCACTATTACAAACCGACCTATCCAGTCTGCTTTCACATCAACAAGCCGTTCCGATACCATAATTGGAATAATGTCTTTCTGACCGCTTGTCCTCTCGCTCGAAAGCATGGCGGTATAAAATCCCTCGCCGTAGCACTCATGGCTGAACTCAAAATTACTTGCGATTTCTCCGATTAATGTAACTTGGTTGTTTTCATTCTTTTCTCTATTCATTGGTTTTCTCCTTTGATCTGTGATTTAGTTAATCTATTGCTTTCAGATACGCTTTTGCCAAAACTGAACACCCCAACTCAAATACTATATTTTTGAAACCCTCGTTAGTTTCAGCAATCTCTTTTTCTGTTTTTTCAAGTTCTTTCTTGTTTGGAAATTCGTTAAACTCCATACCCTCATTGGCAATTCTTCTCTCAAACTCATTTAATGCAATATATTTTTTTCATTGCCTCGCCATTTCTGTAATTGATGTGTTTTTACTATAATGCGTCCTCAATATTTGCTTTCTCTTCTCAAATTCAATATTTGCAACTAAAAGCCCTATATCTATCCTTTGTAATTCCTCGATTGCCTTTATTTGTTCCGCCGTCAAATATGGTCTGATAGAATTTTCTTCCTTATCAATTCCGTTTTCTTCCTTAAAGTGCTTTGCGTCTGCTCCAAGTGCAATACGGTTAATCATGTTGATTTCATTACTAAAATGGTAAAACTTTGGCTCTTCATGTGCCTGCTCGATTGCTTTTGTAAGTGCTGGATAATCCATTTTGGCGGATTGTATAGATTTTATAAAACTTTCCATGCTGTTAAACGCCTGTATGTAATCCAACTTCCACTGCAACGCTTTCTTTCCATTAAACCCCATGACGAGCAAAGAAAAACCATCTCTATCCATTTCAAACATAGGATATTTCTTTCCTCTGTTTTTATAGGTAGTTTCCTTAAAGAATTTGGCGGCCGACTTTTCGGCTACGAGATTTCTAATGCTTTCAAGCACATGCCTATGGTCTTTCTCAAATTTTTCCGCAACTTTTAGGCTTGTAGTAACAGGTTTCCCGTTTCTCTCTGAAACAATTTCAACCAATTCACTCAAATTTCAACACCACTCTTTCTTAAATATTCTTTCATGTCTGAATACAATTTTCTGATAAACTCTGCATTTTCCTCTTTCCGCATTTCCTCCATGTCAACCAGTGAAATTAGTGGTATTCCAAGACCGTCCGATATTCTTACAAGGGTTGACAGCCGAACATCTTTGTTTTGTTTGTAAAGAATTTGCTGTAACTCGCGATAGGAAACTCCACACTCATTTGAAAGCCTTGTCAACGTCCAGTCGTTCTTACCCATCACTGCATACAGCCTTTCTCTAAGGGCTTTCAAGCAATCTTCCATTTATTAGCCCTCCGTTTCCTTAACGCCGAATGATTGTTCGAGCCAATTCAAAGTTTTAACCCTCAAATCCTCATACCCTTGCATATAGCCAATCTTAAAAGCAAATATGATGGCATTGGACTTTCCTAAATGACCGTACTCCGACAATTCTAAGAGCGTGAGAAAATCTGATAAATCCCATTCTTCTCCTATTTCTGCGGTTCGTTCGTTGAAATCTTTTTTAATCTTCTGTATTTTCTCGTTCTCTTGCTTGTCCAATCCAAGTTTTCTCTTGATGTGTGTAATCCTTTCCTTGATTGTTGTTTTCTTGCTCATTGTGCATACCTCCTGATTTGTGGTATAATGAAAATCAACTATACCGTTTTATACATTACGATTCATTTTGAATCGCTTTTATCACATTATAGCGATTCATTTTGAATCTGTCAAGTATTTTTAGGAGGTACTTATGAGATTCAATGAACGTTTACGCGAACTACGCACGCAATCACCTTTAAAGCAAAAGGAAATAGCTGATTATCTAGGGGTTTCCACAATCACAATAAGGCAATACGAACAAGGAACGCGTGAGCCAAATATAGAAAAAATATTAAAGCTTGCGGTGATATTTAATGTTTCTTTGGACGACTTAATGTGTTTAGAGGATTTTAAAAGTTCTCTCTTAACTTCCGCTGATGAATATTAAACAAATCCTCTAGTGCGTCCCATGTTTTGATTGAACCAATCCGTTTTCCAGATTCAATTTGTCTATAACCAATTTCACTAATTTCCAAATACTCTGCAACCTGTTTCTGCGTCATGCCCGCCTTGTTGCGGGCTTCTTTTAAATTTTTTCTCATTTGTTTTTCTTCCTTTCGCTTGGCTTTCCCCGAATAACCGCATATAATTAGGCATAGTAATAGCCTTATCTGGCTATTTATCCCCACTTGGATTTTCGGTCTGTGTGGGGATTTCTTCTTGCTGAAATCCAATTAGTTTTCCGTCGTTCAAAATGACGCTTCTGCCTTTGGATTTGTAGTTCTCAATGCAGTCTTGAGTGGTTACCGTTTCTAAATTCAACACTTCCATCCTTTCTTTGGAATTGCATACCTGTCAATCTTTCTTATTTTTTCAGTGTTTTGTGGATGATTTTCAGGCAAAACTCTGTTTCACCAACAAGCGCCCAGTTGTCTGCCGCGCATATTCCGGCTGCACAGGCGTCTTATTTCTGCGCCATGTTCAAACTTTTTTGGCCTTGGCACTATTCATCCTCCTTTCTTTTCTTGCCGCTTTTGATAAACGCATAGATTATGACCGCAATAAATGCAATCATTTCAGCCGAAACCACCGATAATACGCCCAGCCAAAATTCCGGTATATACATATTCATTTCTCCTTTCTTCTATAAATTCATCTGAGCATTGCAGCTCGAAATAAGCATCGCAGTGTTTATGCAAGGTTTCCAATCCTCCGCATACTTGATTGCATCTTCATAATGCAGCTTTGGAACGTCATCTCTGGAATTGACCTTAAAATAGTTCTTCAAATCCCTGTTGCGCTCTGCAAATACCTTTCTTCCTATTTCTTTGTAGGCGTTTGATTCTTTTCCGCCCAAAACCGATATAACAGTTTTGTTTACCGTGTTTTCCAAAACCCTCTGTTGCCCGTGGTCGATTGTGTATGTATTTTCTAGATCAGTAACTCTATCTCCAAGTTCATCAATCATTCCAAGCTGAATCCGCATCATTTCGACCGGAGATAGCTTCTTCGCTCCGAAATAATCATTTACAAGTTTCCTCTGGACTTCCCACGCCAAATCATCTGTAAATGACTTGACAAGCATCAGATATCCCTGTTCTGTTACAAGTATTTTGTCCATGTAATCATTGTCAGATATAGGAATTATGCGGCTTTTCCGAATTTCGGAATTGCTTATCTTAAAGAAATCTTCCCCCTCTACAAACCGCTTCTTGTTGTCAAGGAACCTTTTGTTTGCCGTTCCGTCCGGTCTGTTGTGAACGTCATCAATATCTTTGAACGTCACCACTCTTTGTCCGTTGTATTCTTTAACGGAAATGTCTCTGTTTCCAACGTGAATTATCTCTCCCAAGTTTTCCGCTTCTCTTTCTTCCTTATTTAATGCAAGGCCGATATTTAACGCTTCGTCAACCTTTTTTCATGGTACAGTCGTTCAATCTGCTAACAAAACTTGATATCCTACTTTTGTCTATCGTTCGTATCTGTTCAAGAAGAATTGTTGTGTTGATGTCAAGACAGTAATCTTCTGACGATACAGCAACATGTGTCGGTATATTTGCCTTTCTCTTCGTTGTCATGGCCGCTATCATGACGGTCGTGGAATGTAAGTTCCCTGTGTCATTCTGGATAACCAAACACGGTCTGACTCCTCCTTGCTCGCTTCCGATAACCGGTCTTAGTTCTGCATAGTAAACTTGTCCACGTTTCATATCAGACATTTTCCCTCCCTAAAATTCAATTAAATTGAACTTTTCAGGCACAAAAATAAAGTCCATAGGAATCCCGGACAACTCACTTATTTTCCTTAACTGAGACAAGGTTGGTTCTGTATTTCCCTTCTCCCAATTAATCACCGTAGCCACTGATACTCCTATGTTTTCTGCCCATTCCCTCTGCTCCATGTTAGCATTCACCCTCGCGGCTTTTAAAGAAATTCTCGGCATTTACACCACCCCTTTCCTAATTTCTAAATTCATTTTAATTGAATTTTTTCTGATTGTCAATAGAAAATTCAAAAATATTGAATTTCATATTGAATTTTTTTGAATTATGCTATATAATAAAAATCGAAAAAGGGGGTGTTTAAAATAGAAAATGACGAACAAAAGAAAGTGTTTGCTAAGAATTTAAACAGATATATATCATTAAATCAGAAGACACAAAAAGAAGTGGCTGAGGCTATCGGAGAAAATCCGCCTACATTAAATATGTGGTGCAGCGGAAAGTCGTTTCCGAGCCTTGGAAAAATTCAAAAATTGGCTGATTATTTTCGTATAGGAAAGTCTGATTTAACTGATGAAAAGAATGGTTCTGGTGCAGATGCAGAATTTATGGACAATGTACTGAAAATCGCATTGGCAGATAAGAGATTTGCTAAAATAGTTGTTGAATATAGCAAGCTCCCGGCCGACGAAAAAGAATTGATTTGTGATTTCTTTGAAAAGTTCATATTGTAGGGATTTCGGGGAGCTATCTTCTCCCCGCATTTTCCTCTTTATAGCCACTTTTGGAAAAATAGTATATCAATTTTAATATTTCGGGACTTTTTATTTTTTTGATTATTTTAATCGCTTCTCTTTTGTATTCTTCTGGAGAAACAAAAAACTCGACCTCTTTTTCTTTATTTTGCGTTTTATCCATGACACACCTCGAACATATTTTGTATTTGTACTATGTAAGACAGATAATATTATAGAACATATATTCGTTTTTTGCAATAGTTTTTGTGAAATAATAATTAATTAACGACAAAAACCGACAATTTCTTGTTGTCGTTCAAATTCCTTTTATCTTTCTGTTTTTGTCTCTCATTGTTTCTATAAGACGTTCTATAATATCTATGCCATCATCGGCCAATCAAAGAATCTGATGAAAGCCCTCTTTCCTGTATTTCATACAAAGCCACCGTAGACTTTGAAACTTCAATTCGAACAGCCAATTGTCTTTGCGTTAATCCTGCGTTTTCCCTTAGATCTTTTAGTTTCTTTTCAAAAACAACAGATTTCATTTTGCGTTTCTCCAATTTAATATAGCCTACTATCACTTTTTCCGTATTTGGTAAGCAAAATAAATATTTTTTTATTTAATTCTGTATTTTAATAACACCATTTAGTATGATCGCAATATACATTTGGATGGGGCATATTTATTTATGAACGATAAAATAGCAGAACCAAAAGAAAAGGATGTAAAGAATCGGAAGAAAAGTCTAATAAGCTAGAAGTTGTGGCGGAAAAATCTCATTTCTCATAACGTGATCGTTCTGGACTTTCGTCTTTTTCTGTCCTTTTTTTGTTTCATTTAGGGATTTTCTTGTTGATTCCCGCAGCTCTTTCTTTTGTTTTTGGCTTATGCTGTTTGGTGGTTATTCCGTTTCTTTGTCAATCTATGGAACCAACGAAAGATTAAGCGAAAAAGAAAAAGAATTAATTTTAAAAAAGATAGAAGAGTTAGAATGATACATTTTTACGATTATCCGCCGCACAAAAACATATTTTTATACGGCGGATTCTTTTTATTTTACTCTTGCTTTTCCTTTATAAATAATCGGAATCCAATATCCGGACTTCATTTGCCCCCATATATCTTTTCCGGATTTCTTTGTTTTCGCCAGCCGGAACGTGCTGCCTTTTTTGAACACCGCATACCCTAGTTGATTTCTGCATTTCTTTTTTACGGCAGCGGAAAGCGATTTATATTTCGCCTTGTTCCTGCCAGTGCCCACACTATTTCTAAGATAGCATTCCCGAACCGTCGCATAGATCCTATCTGTTTTAAATTCATTTCCGCGCACCCTGTCCTTGAAATCCTCCCATTTTTTATTTTCCATAAAATAGGCCGGGCAGTGCTTCCCGTTCACGTCAAAGTGTCGGATCACGTGGTCTATGTCAATGTTATATTTCTCCATCAATTCCCCGCACAGCATAGCCGCATTCTCCATCGTCTTTTCGGTTGCCATGACCATGCCGTCCCGAACTGTGTCGCACATCTCTATGCTGATACTGTTTGAATTGGTTGCATGCCCATAAAACTTTCCGCCGCCAGTCCTGCCGCAGTCCTGCCACTTTTCTCCACCTACGGACCACGCAACGTAATTATCCGGAACAGACCTTGTTATGCTGTCGTCATCTACGAAATAGTGGGCAGAAGCGTTCCTGTTTGCCCCTTTGAAATAGGATCCGTTTCCCTCGTCTGTATCACCGTCATTTGCTGTATAATGCAGGATTATGTATTTAATAGCAGAAGACGGACGCAAATCTCCGTAATTGCTCCTGTGCGCAAGCGCTGTCTTTCTCTTTATTCCCATTCGTTTCCCTTTCTGCGTTCAGAATCCTCACCCATTTTAGCTTCAACCGAAGCGCGCCACATTGGTGGCACGTCCAATAAGCTTATGTTTCCGACCTTGATCTGGTTGATCAAAAATTTAACCATTATAACCCACCTCCCACATTCTGTGCCAGTTCCATAATGGCGCCGTCCTGCAATTCCTGCCCCGTTTCCAAAGCGTCCAGCCGCATTTCGATATCGCTTTTTATATGCATTGTCACGCTTACCGATCCGTCGTTCACGTTCGTGGTTACTGATTCCAATTTTAAGTTTTTATATATCCCGTGCGGGTCTTCTAAAACCAGTCCCAGATCCTCTTCCCATTCTTCTTTCTTTTTTTCGAATGATACGGTAAGTTCGGTTACTCCATCAAACTCCGCGATCATGTCGTTTGCATTCTGGTTTTCCATCGTCATGGTAATGGAATCTATGCCAGTTGTTACATTGCTGCATTCATAAATCTTTTCGTTAGCTGTTACAAATTCTTTCATGTTCCTATTTTCCTTTCTAAACAAAATTATATACAACAACCAGCAGCCTGCCCTGCAGTTCCGTTTTAAGGCCTGCAAGACCTGACTCAAGTGCCGCCATACGGTCTATAAGGGTTTTTATTACCCCCCCCCAATTTCGCCCGCCTTTCCGTTTTTTTGTATATACAAATTCATATTGCCGCCCCTTTCCGTCTATAGTATTTGATATAAATAAATATTGGATCCGGATGCGCAATGGTTTTTAACCGATAAAACCCTTGTCCCTGTGTCTATAGACATTTCCATAGCGTCAAAGTCATAACGCCCAAATATTTTTTCAGCCACATATGCATCCTGGTACGGGCTGCAGGAAATATATGCCATCCCCTCCAGTGTCGTCCATACGCCGCCATGATGCGAAATCAGGATATACACGCCGTATGACGGCAGTGTTATATCCGTTGTCTCCCCATTCCCTGCCACTTCAGCCTTTAATGCAAACCGGAATGAAAGTGCCGATATCCTGCCGGCATTCCCTTCCACCTTTTCTGCGATGCTGCCTGGATAAGCAGAGTTCATCTGCCGCGCATCCGCGGCCCATCCGGCCTCCGTTATAGATGTTCCCTGTGTCACATTATTTAAATCCAGCTTGCCTGCCAGGGACCGCCTTACGCTTTCAAGCCCCGATTCCAGCGCCGCAATGCGGTTTAGTACGGCCTGTCCTGCCCCCCCCCGATTTTCTTTTCTGATCCGTTATTTTTTACATATAATCCCATTTTTCCTCTCTTTCTGTTCTAAATCGGAACCAGATCTATTTTTTTCCATGCCGTCCACTGGTTTTTAAAAGGATTAAAAACCCTGTAATACAATGTTCCGATAATAAAATCCCGCAAGGTTTGACATGGATATGCCACACCTGTAGCAAATTCCACTTTCATTGTAAATGCATCGACTATAGGAGAGTTTTTCAACGTTCCTGCGATCGCATTCGAACTGCAATAATAATTTCCAGGACTTAAATAATCATTTAAATCCGATCCTCTGTTTATCATCTGGCCCCCAAAAAGCCTGCTGCATCCGGAAAGAGATTCATTAATTCTTTCCGTTTTATTCGCAACCGTTCCGCTAAGCGAAGCGTTTAATTCTCTTGCATCAACCGCATAGCCACGTTCTGTTATGGAATCGCTTTGTGTTACCTTGTCCAAGTCAAGTTTTAAAGACAATGCATGGTTTACCGTTTCAAGGCCTGATTCTAATGCCGTTATTCGGTCTAATATTATTTTGCTTACGCCCCCCCCCGATCGGGGTTGCGGTGTTGTTTTGGTGTATGTATAACCCCATTGTTATCCCCTTTCATAAAAATTCTATCAATATAAACGATGCCGAATCGTCATGTGCATCATTGTATGGATTTGTAAGCGTAACATGTGCATTCACATTTGTTACGATGATGGAATGAACCGCAAGCCACGTTGTATGCTTTAAGAACGCATATGGCTTCTTTAGAAATCCATATGGCGTTAAATCTACATTTACTGATATATAACTTCCTGAATCTAATGGCTTTCCGGAAGCGGCTGCAATTTCGACAATCTTCCGGATCCGTGGGTATTTTAAAATATCTTGCAATTTTGCGGAAAGTGTTTCTGGCAGCGCCGGATTCAACTGCCGTGCGTCTGCTGCATACCCAGCTTCCGTTATATCTGTTCTATTTGTTACCATATTAATAGGAAGTTTTTCGGACATTTCAAAATTCATTTGCTTTATTTTTTCTTCAATTTTTTCTATTCTTTCAAGAATGCCCCCCCCCGCCATTTCCGTCCAGCCGATGAACTACATTGTTATTTTGCATGTATATTCCCATTGTTACTCCTCCTCTTGCACTGCTATATAACGCCATCTTCCCCAAACTCCGCTGCCACAGTTCCGGATTGCGATTGGCGTGCTTCCGCCCGGGCCATTCATGTGTATCGCAACCTGAGCAACATAATCATTATTTGGTGTGTGGACAAAAGTAACAACAAAAAACCAGTTTGTGAACTTTTTTGGTGCATGCAGCGTGCTTTCATTGCAGTTGTAGATGCTGTTTTCCCTTAAATCATCCAGGTCGCCTACATACATATCCGTCCTGCCATCATATCGCGTAAACTTTTGTATAAGCTTGCTAATCTCAGACACATTATGTGAATTGGCCCGAATTTTAGCATCCAAAGACTCGGCCTGTTCCGCGACTCCGTCTTTCATCTGTTCTAGCGCTTTCGCTACTGCATTATTCGAAACAGCATTTTTGCTGTTTTTATCTATTTTTTCGTCCGGCAAAGACCAAGTTTGGATTTTGTGCCGTGTGCCATTTTCTAGTATTGAAATGCTCATATGCCTCCTATCCTATATCAAGCGATACTTGACTATATCGAAAAAATTTATTTTAATATTTATAGTAAATATCCAAATGCTTCATATTTTCAAGATCCGCAAACCCCGAAAGCCGGGCGCACGCCAAAAGCGTTGGAAGCGTAGTAGCAGTCCGCATGGCCGTGCCAGTACACATTGGCAAAATGAGCGCCCGAAACAACGTCACGCAACCACCAGCCCACACGGTTACAGATTAAATCCGGGCGCAATGCGAATAACGCCAACTGTGACTTGTCAATGGTGTAACGGTATGAAATCACCGTGCCATCATGCGCCGGAGTAAAAATATAGCTGCCGTATACCATAGGCTCATTCATTAATTCCACGGTGCTGTCATACCATACATTGTTGCTCGGCCTGCCATTTGTGACGGCATTTACCAACAGTTCCCTGTGTGACAATATATGCGCCGAGCCGAAAGCGTTATTGATTATAGTTTTTGCCTGGTTAAGCCCCGTTTTATACATATCAGAACCGATATAGCCGCCCTCTGTTGTGTTGGCTGCTCCGCCCTCATACTGCCCGGATGCAGTGTTATGCATCTGTGCATTATACAGGCAGGTGTCAGGAACTATGACGGCATGGTGCTTCGTGCATTCTGCATCCCCGCACCGCAGCCAGTAATCAAGATGGGCAATGCGGTAATTCACCCCACCGATTGTCCAGTAGTCACCAACAAACATATCCTTGAATGTTCCAGCTTCAATTTCTGCTACCTGCTCTTGCGTCAGTGTATCACCAAGATATTTTCCTCGAAAAATCGAATTGTGATATCCGGCGCCTCCATTAAATGATATAGGATCTTCCATTGTCATGATCCCACTTATATAAGCATACAAAGCCTTGTTCTGCACCGCATTCTCAGACTCCGGATCAAGCGCATCATCAAACGTCCAGCCGCCCGTATCAAGGTCGTCAAGCGTAATGAACACGCATGGGTCTACCAGGTTAGGCTTTGCCGCTTCGTATTCCTCATAGGTGTTGAACAGGTATACCGGAACCCCGTCGCGCAGTCCTACCATACCATACGGGACAAACTGCCCGTCTATGATAAGCCCCACCATATTCCCGCGGTCGCCGTCCTGCTCATTACCGGAAAGGTACACTGCGCTCCCGTCTTCCAACGTTCCATCTGAAAGCTGTGTGTTCATTTCTTCTTTTGTAAGCGACCTGCCTGTAGGCGCCCCCGTAAGCATCCCGTTTTCGTCAATTGTAATTGTCTTGCCGTCCGGATAATTTACCCCGGGCTTTCCTGATTCGGTTTCGGTAGGAGGGGCGGATATATCGGTCTTTTTAACATATTCGCTTCCAAGGGCGCCAGGTAGGAACAAAACCCAAAAATCATTCTCTTGCGCATCTTCTTGACCGTATTGTGACTGATCGGGCGGCGGGTTCCCGATCGTGTCCGTTTTTGGCGTCCATAAGGACATTCCGTATTTAACTACATCAAGCTTTTCATAAGGCGCTGCCGGGTCATAATCAAATTTATATACAAACCCAACTTTTCCGGCGTCACTCATATCGGACGTGTCAGGAACAATGGCCCGCATCAGACGAAGCAGCTCATCCATTTTTTCCTCGTTCAAATCATCACCCTCCATCTCAAATGCCCGTTTTCATCAACCAGAAAGAAAAAACGCCCGCCCTTGTAATAAAGGTGGCCGTTCTGTACGTTTGTCACAAATTCCGGTTTTGCTGCTTTTAAAGCGTTTTTAATCGTTTCAAGGGCGTTTTCGCCAGCAGTTTCTACCTTATTTAAATACTCTTTCGATTGATTGCTGTAATACTCCGAGTTATCTGTGTCTTCCCCGGGTCTCGTTCCAGTTCCTCCGACCGCATAGGACTTTGACAGGTCTGCGCTGTCCGACGCTTCTTCCGCTTTTTCCAGTGCCGTTCGTTCGGATGCCGCCGCATTGGTTTCGGACTCTGCTGCATTGGTTTCGGACAGTTTTGCGGCTTCTTCCGATTCCTTTGCCGCCACTTCCGACGCCGCTGCCGCCTGTTGTGAAACTTCCGATGCTTCTTCGGAACGCTTTGCTGCTGCTTCTGATTCTGCCGCCGCAACCTTTGACTCCTGTGCCGCCAGTGCAGACGCTGCTGCATCTGCCGCCGACCGTGCCGCATTGGTTTCAGAATCTTTTGCTGCCCTTGCCGAATCTGCCGCCGCCGTTGCTGCTGCGGACGCGTTTTCCGCCTGTACAGTAACATCCGCAAGAAAGTTCGGCTGCAGCTTATCCTCTGTTATGCTCCCGTCTTTTACGAAAAAGGAATATGTCTTGTTGACCCCCTCTCCCGTTACAGAAACTGCAATCGTATCGGTGCTTTCAAACTCAAGCATCGGAATCATCGCGCCGATATTTGCCGTAAACCGTGTTCCATCAGCGGTTGTCATGGTTAGGATTCCCTCTGGAGACAGTTCAAAGTTGACTGGTATTTTCTCGATATTCAGGTCGAATATCAATCTTTCCCCATTGACTTTCGTGACCGTTATGATTCCGGTCTGTTCGTCCATTGTCCAGCCGTTGACAAGGTTCAGGATTTCGGTTTTGTCCGCCTTTTCGTTGTCGTGACGCATAACCCGGTTGTCAATCTCGTCTATAGCATAGTCCGTTCGATTCAGGTTCATTGCTCCAAGAGCCGTTTTTGTGCTTGGGCTATTTTCCCAATGTATCCTTGTGTAAGCCTTGTCCATAAAAACCAACTCCTATCTATTTGGCAATTTCCCGTTCAAGCTCTTTTTTGAATTTTTCCACCAATGAGTTTAGTGCCGGGAAAATATCCCCCGAAAACTCCTCCACGCTTTCTTCAAACTTCGCAAAATCAGATCTAGTTTCTTCCTTATTTGATTGATACGCTTCCGGATTGACAGACTTGTTCGTGTTCCAACTCCCATCTATCGCTATGCTTGATCCGAACCTTGCGCACTCTTCCCGCTCTCCGGATTCGTTTTTTCTAATAGATTTTGCAGACACGTTAATTGAAATAACAACATTATCTAGCATATTTAAACACCTCCTATTTTTTTGATAATTTTATTTAATATATTTTTTATTTCTTCTATATCTGCATGATGCTCTTTATGAAGTTCTACAAACGGAGCAATGAACATGCTAGGCGACCATGTGGAAAGATTTCCGTTTTCATCATAATCAACCGCTATCGGATAGTCTTCTTCAAGATCTTCAATTACGAACCCTGGTATTTTCTTCCCTCTTCGGCAATCCTGAATAGATATATAATCATCATTATATATAAACTCACATGTTCGAGTTTTATATATTTTGTGATGATGTATCTCTTCTGATTTTATTTCCCCTATTCCGTGTTTCCATTTTCTGGAAGATCCACCCTTTGTATTTAAGTATCCTGTGCTTGTTATGTGCATGTTTGGATCTGCTGTCGTGTTATTTGAATATACCGTTGGCATGTATACATTCCCGGTCAGTTTTACATTGCTTCCGTATATGCTGGTTAAGGTTCCGTAATTTCCTATAATAAAATCACTAATCCCACTCCCCGGCCTTAATTCACTCGTATATACTATGTTGTGGTATATTGTTGTGCTTCCATTTGGAGACGAAAATCCGCCATTGTCTATGGTAAATCCAGCAATTTTCCCGCTTTTTGCATCTATGTTCCCGTACATGTCCACCTTAAAATAAGTGGAGTCTACAACAATTTTCCCCGCCTTAAGCCTTATTGAATCTGCATTTTGCTCAATCAAACTTTGCACATCTCCAGCAGAAACCTTTGTGCTGATCTGGTCGGCTGTCTGTGTTATCTGCGACTGAAAACTCTGATAATAACTTCCTGCATTGCTTTTTGTCTCATATGTTGCGCTGACCGTAGATGTAATACTGTTTGCTGTCTGTACAATCTGAGAAGACAGGTTTGCGTAGCTTGCGCTTGCAGCGCTCTTAGTTTCATATGTTGCGCTGACCGTAGATGTAATGTCCTGGGCTGTCAGTTGTATGGAGGATTCAAGGTGCGCATATTGGCTGCTTGCATCCGACTTCGTCTGATATGTCTCGCTGACTGCAAGTTTGATTTCGTTTACAGTCATAATGATTTGGCTGCTTAGTTTTGCTTCTTCTCCCTTTGCTCTTGTAATTTCTGCAGAAAGTCCCTCGTTGGTTTGTTGCAAAGAAATTTTCAAATCTCCTATTTTTACATTTACATCTCCTATTTTTCCGTCCACATCATCAGACAGATCTTCCAGTTTGCCATCCATATCATCCGAAAGATCTTCCAGTTTTTGATCTGTGTCTGCCACTACATTGTCCATCTTGGATTTTAGCTGCATCAGTTCCGCGCCGTCGTCTATATCGTTTTTCCTATATTCGTTTCCCTTTGCCGTGATTTCATCTTTTAATGCATGTATCCCAGTCATTCGTCTCTGAAATATAAACGACTCTATTGCGTCTTGTTCTAACATGATAGTTACAGAATCCCCAACCTCTAAATAAGGCAGGCCGATCATGCTTGTCGTGTTTGGTATATAAAACTTTCGTTTAACTGACCAAAGAAATGTTTTCGCAATATTCCTTAATTCCTGTTCGCTTTTTCCAAATGCAAAGAAATTGCTGTGTATAATGTAAGGGTTTTTATTTTCCTCTCCAACTATAATTCCCGCGCTCCCATCAGAATCCTTAATCTGCACGCTATCTATCGCTCGCACATAGTAATCTTCGTAATGGCTCTCGTCCGCAAAATACAGCATAGCAGAATCCCCGGACAAAATTTCGGTTGACTCAGACGGGAATAAATCTTCTGACGGGTACAGGTCTTCCGCTGGATATAGAGCAAGAGATCCTATATCAATGTACTTAAATTTATTCTCTCTTGTAAAATGACCGAAACTCGCATTGATCTCGCCGATCTTCTGGGCAATGTATCTTGCCTTTATAAATTCCGGGTCTATGGTCTTTTTAATCTCCATGTGGTCGTTTATAAGCGTCTGTTCCACTATATCGAACCCCATAAACCCAAAAAACGACAGCCGGAACTCTTTTATCGTAGATACCGTATGCCTGTTCCAGAAATCCGTAAACCACGCCGTAGCGTCCCGGTCAAGTTCGGGCATTCTGTCGTAGGCGGTTATGTCTTTCCACCTTGGGTCGCCGTCCCGTTTTGTCACTGTTGCAACCTTGTATGTTCCAAACGGAACCTCATTTCCGTTTATAGTCTGCCAGATACGGACGGTCTTACTGGACAAATCCTCGACTGTCTGGTATACAGCGAACGAAACGAACGACGCTTCACAGGAACCGAAAACTATTTCGCCTGCGCTACATATACTTTCCTCAAGCGTAAAGTTTTCCAGTTCCATGTCCGCGTCGCTTATGACGGTTCCGGTTTCCAGAATCCTGATATACAGTTTTTTTGTGATCGGCTCTTTGCGTATCGGGACTCTGTCCGTCTTGTACAGTTCCCTGACTTTATCGCTTACATTAATCATCGTTTTTCACCATACCCTATGAGCTGTATTGGAGTAGCTATGTAGATAGGTTCGTTATAGCAGTCCACATATCTTTCCCACGGTATTTCCGGTATATAAAAATCTCCTGTAAAATAATCGTTGTGCTTTTCGTTCCAGTATGTTACCGGAGCTTTTACATATACAGACGGCGGAAAATATTCTTGCAGCTCCATTTTTTCCGACATGGACATTGGGACAAACGTTATATCTATTGTGGTTGCCACATAAGGAAGCACATTTCTAATCAAAAGTCCCTCCCCTGTCCGTCGTGGGTCTAAATCCATAAGAGCGTCAGGTGTTTCTTTGAATCCCATAATAAATTTGGCTGGGACAATGCCTTTCGGCATTTTAATGTCCCAGCCTTTGTATTTTCCCGGCAATCGCATCACCCCTTTTTACCGCATTGCGGATGCTCCGGTTATCGTTTTATATTTGCTGTTTTCTTTTACTACCGCATCAAACAACCCTTTTGCATCCCCTTTTAATTCAACGGTCGTATTTCCTATCTTTTGTAGCGCAGGCACAATTGCCTGGTTTATTGCTGTAATCATGCTCACAGACATGTCCCTTGCGTTCTGGTTTTTTACGTCTGTTCCAGAATAATTTGTTTTCTTGTTGTACTCACGAAGATCTACGACTTTCCCGACGCTATTATTTTTTGTAATTTGTGTAAGGTCCGCTATTTTGTACTTTTGTTTATCCAAAGATCCCGTTTTATCTTTTCCTGTAATTTCTGCGCTATCTGCAATTTTTGTTGCTACACTTTGCAAGTATTCCATATTCTTTTCCGTGCTTTTGGCAGAAGAAAATGTATCTTCTATTTTCTTTGCCCACTCTTCTACGGAATACCACATCGATTCCATGCCATGCGCCAGTCCGTTGATAATCCCCTCGCCAACCGGCATCATTGCTTCTTCTAATTCCGAAAGACTTAGCGTTAATTCTTCTTTTTTTTCAGCGATCCATTCTAAAAGCTCTCCCCACCTTTCTTCCATTCCACTTTGAAGTCCAGAAACAATATTCACGCCATCTATTTGAACCTCCTCTTCTGTTCCAGAAAACGCACTTTCTGCTCCGCTTGCAACTGATTCCGCCGAATTTACCACATCTTCATATCCGTCATATATCCCATCTCCATATCCGTCAGAAGCCTCCTGCCCATAAACATAAATTCCATCTCCAACCATCGAAAACCATTCTTGCGTTGATTCTCTAACAGAATTTACCCATTGTTCCATTTCTGAAACATATTTATCCATTCCGTCTCGCATTCCATCCATGACGCTTTTTGCCGCATCGTAAACACTTTCTTCTTTTACGTCTGTATTTATTTCTATATCTATTTCTTCTTTTCTTTTTGTTTCTTTTTTCGCGCTTTCTGCATATTTTCTATATGCGCTTGCAGCTTCATTCATAGCGTTAAATGCATCCACCGAATTTGATGATATGCTTTTGTATATCAAACTCAGCGCGTCGGCGTTTTCTTGGTTGTCTTGCCTGCCTTTTTCTATTATTTGCGCGGTTTTTTCTAGTAACGATTGTACTTCGTTGTCAGAAATTGTTCCGGTTTTTAAAAACTCATTTGTTATCGAAGAAAAGGAATCTTTGATGTTGGCAATAAGTCTGTCTGCCACAAAGTATAAAGACTTTCGGTCAACACCTTTTTGTTCGGACGCGGATAGAAAGATTTTTTCCATCTTTTTCAAAAGTTGGTTCATGATCTTTCCAAATTCGTCCGTTGTTTCATTCATCTTTTCCGCAATTGCCTTTGCCACCGCGTCCGTAATCTGTTCGTTGTTTGCCACCACCGTCCGGCTCCCGATTTTTCCTACCATTTCCGGCGATCCGTTTTCCCTTGCCATAAATAGTTGCCCGGATTCTGGGAACCCGCCGTTTGCGTATCCCGGTATGATATCCGATATGGTTATTTTTCCAATTCCGGACTCATATCCTATAAATCCTCTTTTGGCCCATGCGTTATAAAGACTTCCGTATTTTGCCAACGAATACCTTATAGAAGCAATAATGTTCGATAACGGATCATAAATGTTCTTGTTATATGGAGGTTTTGCGTAAGACTGGAATGTGGGGTCAATCACCTGCATCAATCCCTTGGATGGAGTTCCCTTTTTTGCATTTGAATCCCATAGGTTTATGGACATCGGATTTCCACTTGACTCATGTTGCATCTGCTGCAAAAGATAGGAGAGGTTGGCGGCTGAATACTGTCCTGTTATCTGCAAGGCTTTTGCTGCAAGTCCAGCCCATTGCTGCACGCCTGCGCCGACTTTGTAGTCAACCTTTAGTTCTTCGTCAAATATTTTCTTGACAAAACTGGTCGCTCCGTCCGCGATCGTGCTTACTGCCCCTTTTGCGATTGATAGCATAGGTTCCAAAATGCCCGTCATGCTCGTGAATTTATCTATGGCAATCTGGACAATCTTTTTCGGCTCTGAAATATAATCCCATATCTGTCCAGTAAAGTTTTTTACTTTCTCCCATGCGCCGCCGATAAAATCGCCTATTCCGCCCTCAAAATGAGGAAGCCCGCCAATAAAACGCTTGGTTTCCATTGCGGGCATGATTTTTGTTCCTTTTTCAAGCGGAAGCATGACGTTTCGTCCTTTTGGGATGAACGGCTTTCCGTGCGGCGGTACGATTAGTTCGCGGTATGTGGAGCCTTTCTGGTCGTTGACTATGCCAAACGTGTCTTCTGGGATTCCATTGGAGCCTTTAGCATATTTCGGGCTTCCTTTAATCACGCTCTTTTTAGCCCCGACCTTTTCCAGAACCCAGTTAATCCCATTTTTCACACCGTCTATTGCTTTTTTAATCGGGCTTAAGATGCTGTCAGCAATCTGTTTCCACATTTTTGATGCCGTGCTTTTGATGTTCGACCATGCGGATGACAGTTTTCCTGCTATGCCTCCTTCTCCGGTCAGCGCCCCCGATATGGTTGACTTTATGTTTTTCCAGACGCTCGATATTTTGTTTTTGATTGTGTCCCATGTACTCTGTGTCTTTGTTTTTGCGGTATTCCATGCATTTACTATTGAATTTTTTGCACTTGAAAACTTATCAGATGCCCATGTTTTTATGTTGTTCCATGTACTGCTCAACTTTGAAGAAATCGTGCTCCACGTGCTTGTTGTCTTGGACTTCGCGCTTTCCCATGCATCGCTTATGGATTTCTTTGCCGCATTGAACTTTTCCGACGCCCAAGACTTTATGTTGTTCCAGGTTTCGCTTATCTTATTTGATATTGTTGTCCATGCGCTTACGGTTTTTTCTTTTGCCTTGTCCCATGCGCCCGTAACCGAATTTTTTATAGCAGAAAACTTTTCCGACGCCCAGGACTTCATGTTTCCCCACGTTTCGCTGACTTTGTTTGATATTGTGTTCCACGCTTCGGTTGTGTTCTTTTTTGCTTCGCCCCATACTCTTGCGATACTGTTTTTTATATCTGCAAACAGCTTGGTAACTTTGCCAATCATGCCGGATATTCCATTTAGCAGGCCTTGTATTAAAAATCTGCCTTGTTCTGCCATTACTGTTGATGGAGAATGGATTCCGAAAATATTCTTGAACGCATTAATAAACGGGTCAAATATATTCTTTTTAAGCCAGCTGCCAATATTGGAAAATCCACTTAAAATTCCTTTCAGCAGACCTTTTACAATATCAACTCCGGCGTTTATTATTCCTCCTAAAATTCCAGAAAACGCATCAAGTATTCCTTTCGCGGCTTTTGCGGCTCCGCTTATTGCCATGTCAAAATCAAGATGAATAATTCCGTTAAGTGCCTCCAAGACGCCTGTTATAACTTCAACAGCCCCCGTCAGAACGTTTGCAAGGGCGGAAAACGCATCAGATATAACGTCTATCGCTGTTGATATTACTGCACCACCCAGCGTTACGGCAAGGCTTGCAAGCAGCTCAACTATCGGTTTTAAAGGGCCTTTCTGATAAAAGTCTGAAAGTGCTTTTCCAAGTTCTCCAAATGCATCAATCAGAGGTTTTACCGCTCCCGATACTTTTTCAAAAGCATCAGAAACGCTTTTCTTTATTTTATCGAAGGCATCCAATACAGATTTTCTGAAAATTTCGGACGTGCCCCAGAGGTCTTTTATCGTCGCAACAGCCGTGACGATTCCGGCAACAACGACTCCTCCACCTGCCGCTACCGCCGCACTTCCAGAAAGTCCAAATGCACTTCCGACCGTTGAAAAAAGTCCCGTAATAGACGGAATCAGGGTTGCCGTAAAAAATTTTGATATAGGTTTCAACAGTGCTGTTTTTAACACTTTTGTTATTGCTGTGGATATTTTTGCTTTCGTGGAAGATAGCGCCTTTGCTATCCCTCCTGCTATAATCGAGCCTGCTCCCGTTAATTTTAGTGCTGCAAAAGCGGCTATTATTGCCGCTTCTATCGGTGCTTTGGAAAACATCCCCTTAAACAGCTCTATCCCCGCGTTTATAGCTTTCCATATTGCTTGCCCGATTTTCCCTCCTATTTCTGCAAAGTCTAATTCCGCAAGAAATGTTCCAATTCTTTCTCCAATCATGTACCATTCTGTTTTGTCCAGAAATGTTATCATGGTGTCAAGAATTCCTTTTGCCCACACGTTAATTGCCTCTGCCAGATTTTCAAAATTAAAGTTTCTAAAGAATTCGTTTACTCCCGTAGCAAGAGATTCTCCAAAATTTGTCCAGTCAAATTCTTGTCCGAAACTAAGCGCGAATTGCACCGCTGTGTTTAAAGCCTTTGCTATTGATTCTCCGACAAGCCCGAATGATTCTGGAGATATAAAACTATTCAGAGTCGTCGCAATTCCGGTTCCCCAGTTTGCAGCAGCGGACAGCGCGGTTTCCCAGTCAATGCCTTTCAAGAACGCAACCAGTCCAGCAGAAAGCGAATCTCCAAGATTTTTCCAGTCAAAAGTTGCTCCGAAATTGTCAAGCACATGGAGTGCGGTATTCAACGCCCCGGCTATCGTCCGACCAACCGCAGCAAACAGTTCTGGCGAAATCAGCCCATTTAAAAACTGCGCCAGACCAATCCCGAAATTGTCTGCCGCAGCGTATACTTTATCCCAGTTTATGCTGTTTAATGCTTTTGTCAGAGTTTTTCCTATGTACTCTCCCAGTTTGTACAGTGTGTCAATGCTGCTTTTATATTTTTTCAATACACTCTTGGTTTCAAACAGGTTTGTATCTAAGCCGCCTATTCCGCCAATTCCGTCTCCCTTGTCCTTGTCTTTTCCGGTTCCCTTGTCCTTTCCTTTGTCTTTGTCTTTATCAAGGCTTATGACATGTAGCTTATCAATTCCCTGCAAATTCGCTTTCAGGTCTTTTACTTCGTCTGTCGTGTCTTTTACTTTATCTGCCGCATCTCCTGCACTGTCTGCAACATCTTCGATACCAGATGACATGTCGCCAAAATCATTTGTTATTCCGCCTGGATTTACCTCAAATGTCCAGCCGAAAATTGTGCCAAGTGCGTCTGCTACGGTTTTTGCAAATGATATTACTTTTGCCATAACGGCATTTAGTGTCTTGACAACCGGCTTAAAAGCGTTAATAAAAACGCCGCCGATTACAGAAGCCAGTATTTCAAACTGCTGTGCCAGAACACGTGTTTGATTAGCCCACGAGTCTGCTGTACGCGCGAAGTCGCCCTGTGCTGCTTTTGTATTTGACAGGACATACTGATACCGCAGCATGGTCTTTTCGGCCTGAGACATGGAACTTATATCAGCGTCAAGTCCCTGTTTCAATGCCCACTCGGAAAGAGTTGCCTGTGTCAGGTCAAGACCATATTTTCGCAGCGGGGCCGTGGTTCCCGTGAATATGGATTCAAGGCTTTTGGCTACGTCGGTCTGTTCGACGTTGTAAAACGATGCCATATCAGCGGCTAACTTCGTCAGGTTAATAGAAACGTCTGCCATCGAATCGGAAACCGCAACATATCCTTTTGTCTGCCCGCTTAAAAACGTGTTTGCCTGTCCGATTTTATCTGCACTTACACCGATTGCGGTTGACATTGCCTGGAACCGTCCGGCTATTTCTTTTGTGGTAAGTTCCGACATTCCAAAATCTTTTACGGAAACCTTTGCAAATTCCTCGACTTTGTATGCCATATCTCCAAACGCCACGTCCACAACGTTCTGTACTTCTGTCAGGTCGGACGAAATATCGATTGCAGATTTCAGTCCCCGGATTGCGCCGTATATGCTGAAATACACACCGGTTGCTGACATGAGCTGCCGTAAAAATCCTTTAAGGCTGGACGCCGTTTTTGAGGTCGCTCCGCTCAGACCGGACATGGAGCCTGTCAGATTCCGAAAGTTTGTCCTGAGCCTTCCAGACATTCCAGATACCCGGCTAAAGCTGCTGCTTAGGGAGTTTGACGAAAGCGTCACCCTCCCGCCCTGATTAACAAGTCCAGAAAGTGCGGTTGTCATTCTGATAACACTGTCGCTGACATTCGGTGCCGCGGACATGGTCTGCATAAAGTTTTTCAGTTCCGTACCAAGCTGTTTTAAATTGCTTGCGGTTGCCTTGGTTTTGTCCCCTGCACTTGCCAGTGTCCCGATTGCCTGTGCAAATGTGATTGTCTCATTTGCTACCTGCGGCGCTTCATGCATGGTGTTCATAAAGGCTTTCAGGCTGTTTGCAAGGTGCGGCAATGCTCCGGTGACTTTTCCTATGTTTTTTCCGGCTGCTGCCAGCTTTGCAACCGCGTTTGTCATAGCGATTGTGGATTGCTCCACCTTGTTTGCGCCCGATACGGCATTTGCAAAATCCTTTATGGAAGTTCCAAGCTGCGTGAAGTTTGCCCCGTTAAGGTTGCTTAGGTTCGCATTTGACAGTCTTGTAAGGCTGTTTATCAGATTGGTAAGGTTGGAATTGTCAACCTTTGCTTTTGACAGCGCATTGATTCCATCTGCAAGCGGGCGCATAGCGTTTCCGAGTGTTTGGAGATTCCCGGACTGGATGTTTGACAGCCTTCGCACATCGGTTGCAATTTTTCCGAAATCTATCCTTCGGATGGACTGTATGCTTTGCAGTCCTTTTCCGAGTGCGTTTAGACCTGTTCCAAGGTTTTTTATGTTGTCTCCGTGGATTTTATCCAGTTTTTCCAGACCAGGCGCATCAAAATTAAGGGAGTTTGCAAGCGTCCCAAGCTTTCTGTTGAGCGCATCTATTGCCGTTGCCGCCGCTCTGCTGCTCGCTGTTATTTGAATCTCAAGGGAATCTATTTCTGCCATGCCTTCACCGCCTTTACAAAGCATAATAAAAATAGCACCCATAGATTGGGTGCTTACCTGTTGTTTGTGGTATAATTCTCCCAAAGGAGGTGATACCGTGATTGATAATTCTGTATTGCTCGAATATGTCAAGGACATTACCGTCGCAAAACCGCAAAGCTGGCCACATGCAGCAAATGACCAAAACAGAAAAGACGTGGCAAAATTTATGCAAAATGTCTATGACAAATTATCTGAATTAAACGAGCAGAAAACTAAATAATTTTCCAAAGCTAAACAAACGCCATTGCCGCAGCCGGGATTGTTTCTAATGTGTCTGGCCGCGCATCTTTGTCGTGGCGTTCAATGTATTCCAGCAATGCATCCTCAAGTCGTTCTTCTTTATTTTTTCTTTCACTTTTCATGGTCAATACCTCCGATTTTTAAAAATGGGCGCAAAAAAAGAATCCTTTTTTCAATATTATATATTAAGCTGCAATCAACTTTCTTGTGCTGTTGGTTATAAAACCCTTCACATCATCATATCCCCAACCACAATCTACAAGACCGCTGACAACCATTTCAACAGATTTTACCTTTGCGAGTTCTTCCTGGGCAAAGCAATCTATTAGATTGTCCTGTTTTGCTATTCCATATTCCTCTCTTAGCTGTTTGGCGTTCTTCCCGAAAACTGCCTTGTAAATCAAGTCCGTGTAAAGCGAATAAGCGTGTCCGTGCGTTCTTTCGTTCTCTCCGCTTTCTTTTAACGCTTTCGTAAATGCTTGCCGGACTACGATTCCTTTTTCTCGCTCAATCAGCTTTCCTTGCAGTGTAGCCTCCATAGCATTGAACTGTCTTATGTAAGCCTCCTTAAATTTCATAGCCTTTTCGCCGGTGTAACCCATGACTAAAAGAGTAAATCCGTCTCTTGTAATGTAATACATTGGCTGCTTGTGGTTCTGCTGATTTAGATATTCCGACGGCACAAAATTGAGCAGTCGAAATTCTTCGCTACAAGGTAATTCTCTTATATCCCTCAATACGTTCTTATGTTCCTTTTCAAATGTTTCAGCCACATCAAGGCTTGTGACAACATTGATTTCTCTTTTGTTGAGCTTCCTCATTTCTACCAACATATCATTTTCCTCCTCTATGATTTTTATTTCGATAATTTAAAAATGGGCATAAAAAAGACGTCTTCCCAAGAAGACGCCTTTTGCAATAACCACTTTATAATTTTTCTTTTGCCTTTTCTCTGGATATCTCAAAACATTTTCTGGCAAATCCGTATATCATGTTTATGACGCAACAGTTTGCGTTCATCCCATACACCATATTCTTAATCTGCTCTTTTCTCCATTTCATTGTATGTTCGCTCTCTATTTGTTTCGCTCTGTGCACCCCCCCCTAATTCTGCAACGCAAAGTAAATCAAAGTATAAAAAATCCCAGCTACAATCAAAGCAAGAACTTTCCATAAGTCTGCAAATATGATAATTGCAGTTGCGGCAGCTATCGCGGCGATTACAACAGCGCATTTCATAGCCGTAGCAAAATACCATTCTGGCATCCGTTCTTGTTCTTCTCTCTTGATCCTGACCGCTCCCGGTTCATTCCCGGCAGACACGGCGGTTATGGTTTCTTTGATTTTACTCATGCTGCACCGCCTTTCTTCCAGCCCCATACTCCTTAAATCCGCTGCGGGCAAAGAAGTAAATCAGCTTGATAATGCGCTGCCCCTCATCGTCGTCAGTGCCTATGCGGTCTAAAAACTCCTTTGTTCTGTCTTTCAGAGCGTCTGCGTATTCCTTTTTCTGTTTTTCGGTCATTTTGCCGCACCTCCCTCAAGTTTAAGGGTCTGCTGCACATATTCCGGCACGTTCACAAAATCATCTGAAAGCTGTACGCCGAACTGCTCCGACACTCTCTTGAAGTTCTCTGCAATCTTATAAGATGCGAGATTCTGGCGGTTCGCTACCTTGTCCATGATTTTAAGATAGCTTGCAAGTTCTCCTAACTGGATTTCGGATGGATTGCATACCTGGGTTTGTTCCGGCTCCCTGTTTGGGAGGAAAGCGTCGGCAAGGATGTCTTTGGCTTTCAATTGGTAATTCAGTAGTTTCTCCGCAAGTTCCGGGCGTTCATTTTTCATTTTTGGAGTTATTCTAATTTTTGTAAGCCATATTGGAACGAAGTCAATGCGAAGCGCAACTGCTTCATTTGCTGGGTCGAATACCCCTGCCGGAAATTTACCGGCACCCCTCTTTAATACGTCGTCTTGCTGCACTCTCTCTACCTGATTGTCTTTCTGCTTTTTATCCATTCCAAGCGCACGACAAAAGTAGCTAACACCGGCCCATATGTTCCCGTCTTTGTCTTTTACAGCCATTATGCTATCGCCAAATACATCCACATTTTTAATCATTAAATCATCCATATAAAAACCTCCTATGAAAATGTTTGACATTCCCACAAGAGGCTGTTATACTGTATGCGTCAGCTTCTTATGGGAGTTTTGGTTTAAAGCGGTATGTTCTTTGGTCGGAGCGTTACCGCTTTATTTCTTTGTTATCTGTTCATAAACAAGTTCAATCCCCGCACGTATCACGCCTGTTTTTGTCATTCCAGTTTTTTCCATGCAAAACTTCAACTTTTTAAGTTCATCGTCAGATAACCTAATCCCTGTATAATTTTCTTTGGGATTGTTTGTTGGTCTGCCAGTTCTAGGCGACAACTTATCATCTCCTTTCTTTTGTATAAACAAAATATAACATCTGTTTAAACAAAAGTCAAGAGGAAAATTAAAAATTTTAAAAGGGACAGCAAAATCGCTATCCCTTAATGCATCTTATTGTTTAATCAGTTCTATCTCTGTGTTTATAATAAGGCTAATGCACTGACCGTCCTCTATTACAATCTCCGTTACTTCTCCCTCTGACATATTTATCTGCTGTATAGTGGTTGCTGTGTCCCATCCATCTTCTTTGTGAAGTTCAATGGTTTCAATGTAAAATCCGCCTCGAATATTGCACTTGACCTTATAATTTCCAACCGGAACATGATACCTCAAATATGGTTCTCCGTCAAACGAATCGTATTGACCGTATTTCCCCTCTTTCCCATCGGATAGTATGATTGATTCTGCGTTTTTCGAACTGTCCTCCTGCTCCAATTCCTCTTTAGGAAGTTCTGGTGTCTGGTCTGAACCAAAAGCAACCTCTCCGTCAATCGCCAAATACACGCACTCATAACTTCCGTTTTTTACGATATAGTCAACCGTAAAAGTAAAATCCTTTTTACTGACAGCATTTTTCGCCTTAACTTCCCCAGAAATCGAATAGTAATCATATATTCTGGAATACATCATTGAGCCTATTTTGCTTTTTATGGAAGTTTCTCCCTTGATGTATTTAGAAAGCCTTTCAATAGCATCTGTCTGCAAGGGTTCTACAACGTTTGCATCTGGCTCAAAATCTTTATAGTTTAGCGACTTATATCCTCTCTCGTAAATTTTTGCCCTTTTAACGTCTGTATTTACGGATTCTATCTCGCCGTTCCCAAGTTCATATACTATGTATCTGAATCCGTCATATACGAAACTATATCGTTTGCCAGACGACCAGTCGCTTAGATTCTTTATATTCTTTACACGCGAATAGTCCATTCCGATAGATTCTATTGCGCGCTTTAATTTTTTGTTCGGCTTTTCTTTTTTTGCCTTTCTGCCCCTGTTTTCCCTTGCCTTTTTGCCTTTTTCTTTTACTTCCTGTCTGTCGCTTTTCTCGTTTTCTGCTTCGGTCTTTGTGGTTTCTTCTTGCTGTTCTCTGCTTTCGTTAGACAAATTTTCTCCATCCGAACCGCCCATAACAATAGCCAACGTCCACAAGCAAAGAATCGCGCTGATAAAGATTCTGGAGTTTTTCCTGTCTGGCTTTTTGTTTTTCCATATCAGAAATATTCCGGCAGGCGGAAAGATTATGCAGCACATCACGACAAACCATGTTCTTTCGTAAAATTTTTTGTTCATTTTAGAGCTTCTCCTTTATAGTTTGTTTCTGTTGTACAACAAAGAAAAAGATATTCATTTAATGTTGCAAAATAAAATTTATAAAGACGGCGGGGTTTTCTCCCCGCCAAATTAATTTACAAAGAATCCAATCGCTTATTACTTCTTTGTTGTAAACCATTTCTCTATTTCATTATAATCTTCATCATATCCGGCTGAAATTCTGTATGTAATCGGCGTGCTTCCAGATTTAACCGAAAGTGCAATTGAGCAAATAACAGTTTCGCCGGGCGAAATCATCGTATTATATGAAAGTTCTTTGTTCCCATCGCCAACCGGAATCAATTCTGCTTTTAACTGTTTCTTGCATTTTGAGTCAAAGAAACTCGAATATTCATTCAAAATCAAGTCTGCCGGAACTTCTTCATCGGCTGATATGCATTTGATTTTGAATTTCAGGTATACATATTCCTTTGACTTCCCCGGGTTCTTTTTGACCCCGTTTTCTTTTAGAAATTTCAGCGCTTCTTTTCCGTCTTTATAATCAACAAGCCTGATCTTAAACTTTCCCGCATACGAAGCGCCATACACTTCCGTTTTGCATGACTTGTATGCAGAATACGGATTCTTTTTGCTTCCATCTTCTTTCGCCGCCCGTGCATGAATCGGAATAAGCGCGGAAAACAAAACGGCCAGGGTTAAAATTGCGGAAAGAAATTTCTTTGTTTTTGATTTCATTGATAAAATCCTCCTTTGCATTTTCATTCATTATATCACAGCATATTTTATTTGTCATTCAATATTGATGTTAAAAACCTCACAACAAACATCCAAGATAAACTCCTGTCAACATGAGAATATGATCAAAATGCAGAACCGCAATCCGCGCAAGTCCTTGTAACAGTTGTATAATATGAAGTTTCCCCTTTACTCACTTCCTTGTAATCTGATTTTTTTGGTGTTAACGCCCATAATCCGCCTGTTGCCATAATCATTCCGGCTCTACCAGCTTTGTTTCCGGCTCTCGTGACAGCGCTCTTTTTCTGATCTCCGACTTTCCTATTGATACTGATTCATGAACCGTCTCCATTGAATCAATATTTCTGCTAAGGCAATATGGACAATATAATTTTTTCCCGTTCGCAGATTTTATATGATTTATTTTGTTTCTTAATTCTGCAATATCGTAAATGCAATCTCCGTGTGTGGCTAAAAAGTACCCATATACAACCTCTTCCGCTTTCTCTTTCTCACACTTACAAAGTTTCGCAACCTTTTTTGATACATTTGCTACCGTTTTAATAAAAGCCTTGTTTTTCACTCTCAAAACATCAAACGCAACACCATTTATTTCAAAAATGCTTCTAACAGTTACATGGCTTGCGGTTGTGCATTCTCTCATTGGGAACCCGCAATTAGGACAAAACTCTGCTCTATCGCTTATTTCCTTTCCGCACTCTGGACACTGTATCATCATATGCTTTATCCTCCTATGTATATTTTTACTCAAATAATTTGTTTAGCCATTCCGCCGCTTTCTTTCCGGCTTCTTCTGCCTTTTCGTAATTTTCGTCCCAATCAATGGATTCCAATTTTTCGTTTAACTTTTCTCCTAATTCCTCCCCCTTTCTTTTGTGCGTCGGACTTTTCTTCGGGTTCATCATTTGACTTTTTCTTTGGTTTGCTTTTCTTTTTGGACTTCTTTTTGTTCTTTTTGCTTTCTTTGTTTTCGGATTCTTGCCCGCTTTTATCCTGGTTAGATTCTTCTTCGGGTTCTTTTGAATCTGTCTTTTCGTCTTTTTCTGATTCCGCAACGGTTTCCGATTCCCGACTGTTGCTCGATTCTTCTCCGCACCCGCTCTACAGAACACACGCTGCCAGTATCAGTGTTATAAGTTTTTTCTTCATCGGTTTATCCTCCCTTGTAGTTTTTTTATATTGTACCACAACAGATTGGTAAATCAAGAAAAACCGGAACCCATGTCGCGCGGTAGTCTATCTCTGCCAACCAATCACTGCCTTGTCAAGCGCATATTTTGTAAATTTGTGTTATAATCTCCTCGGAAAGGAGGTGTTTTTCATGAAAGATTTTAAAGATTTCAAATCCTATGTAAGTAATCACAGCGACGAAATCCACCACTCTATTCACCAAAAAGTGCTAAATGCCGTTAACGAAAAACTTTTTGCGAAGCAGGAGAAGAGCATGAGTTTTATCGTCGCGCATGGGTTGAAATTGGAATTATGGAAATGCCAGAACATTACCATAACTGGTTAAGTTCCTGATAGAGGATACTTCCCACAATCAACCTTGTATTTTTTATTGTACGGAGCACCGGGAATTACGCTGTTTATGTCTTCGTATTTATTTCCCGTTTTAATCAACTGCTCAATTCGTTTTAAAGTACAATCAATGCTTTTTAACGTTTTGAGCATCTTTTCAGCTTCTTGCATTGTTTCCCCTCCTGATTTTAAATTTAAAAACGGGCATAAAAATAACGCCTGATTCCGGCGCTATTCAATCATTCTGTTTACCTTGTTCAGCACAAAATCTTTTATTTCGTTAAATCCCCATCCGTATTCCATGAGGCTTGAAATGAGCATTTCTGCGTTTTGAACACTCTTTAATTCCTCGTCTGTAAAGCAGTCTCTCAAATTATCTTTATTTCCTATCCCGTATTTCTCCCGCAGTTCCTTTGCTTTCATCCCGAAAACCTGTTTGTATACGATGTGGTCTGTGTAATTGGAATAGGCACGTCCGTGCATACGTTCATTTTCTCCCGATTGCTGAATTGCTTTTGTTAGCGCCTGGCGCACCGCTATTCCCTTTGCTCTTTCTATCTCTGTTTTATGAATTTGTTCTGAAACTTTGGCAAGTGCCTGTTCGCAACCTATGAAATAGTTCCTTGCTTCTTCTCCGCGTCCTGACTTGGTAGCCATAGAAATTCTTTTGGCAAGTGAATCAGTTATTTTGTAGTCCTCTGTCGGTCTGCCTCCCTGTTTTTGAGGTTTTCGCAAGATTGGCGAAAACCTCATTTTCCTCTGCAAACGGATTTTCTGTTACATTTTCTTTAAGCCATTTTGCATAGTGGCTGCCGTTTTCATATAGCCAGAAATAAAGTTTTCTTGATGTGGTATATCCCTCGTCATCAATCTGTAATGCAATCTCAATCGGTGTCTTTTTTGCTTCCTCAATCATTTCATTCATAAAATCATTCCTCCATGATGATTTGCTTTTTCGCAAAATTTATTTACAATAAATTTTATAGAATGCATAAAGTTTGCTTTTTCTATTATAAATTGAGTGTCGTCTATTAAAGACACATCGTCGATTCTGTATTTTGAAAGAACAATAGATCTTGACGCACTACCGTTCCGCATTCCGCATTTCTGCGCGTCTTTTCTTTCTTTTCCATTCTTCGCGCCGTCTTCGCTCATCCTCAAAGAACCGGTCGACTTCAATCTGAATTTCTTCTTCTGTAAGTTCCCTGTTCGGGTCATCCATCTGCATGAACGGCTTTTCGATATATTCCGCGTGAGAATCTTTTCCGGCAAGACCTGCGCCAAAATGCGCCATGACTACGCTGAATGCTATTTCTGTGTATTTCCCCATGCTGTGCATCTGCGCGTCGCGTTCCATCAGCTCAAGATTATGCGCCTTTGCATACGGCTCAAGGTCTGTCGGGCATGACCAGTCTATGTCGTCAACTGTAAATCCGTACCCTTTTGTGACCATGAGCCAGTATGGGCGTATTTCCTCACAGTAAAGTTCCCACGTTAGTTCTCGGTTTTCTCCGTCTCCGTCGCAGCATCTGGTTCGTTCGTCTCTTTCGCCTCCGGGTTCTCCCCGTTCCTCGGTAAAAAACCTTGTGAAAACAGTTCCTGCAAAAGAGCTGCAAACATTGTTCCTACGTCCATCGCTCCTTCTTCGTCCATGTATTCATCCAGAAGGTCATCCACCTTTTCTTCGCACTCTCTTACAGATTCCGGGTTCTTGTAGTCAGCCCTAAATTCTTTGTGGTATTTTTGCAGCGCGGCAAGAACAAGTTTTGAATTTAAATTAAACATTTCTTCAAGCATTTCCATTTCTTCAAGCATTTCCATTTCTTCCGCAGTTTCTTCTTCCGGCTTTTTCTTTTTCTTTCCGAGTTCTTGCATCCTTCTTTGCATTGCAACCGCTTCTTTCAGAACCCCGGCGCGCCTAAATGACCGATACCCGAATTTCAGATTATATTCCGTTCCTTTTACATTTAATTTCAGCATAATATGTGAGTCCTTTCTGTTGTTAAGTAGTTGTTGGTGCTGTTGGTCTGACCGCCGGGATTTCTTCTGGCAAATCAACCAGTGTGTTTGTGATCGTGTACTGCAACACGTTTCCAACTGCGTATTCAGACCTGGGTCTGGATCCCGGCTCGACTATGTACGGAGCCATTTTTTCTTTTCCCGGATGGTATGCGCAAAACCACATGGACTGCCCTGCTGTCCTGTTGTTGTATGCGTCTTTCATTTCGTCCCACTGGTCGTCAAATGTGTCCGTATTATTGAAAACGGTCTGAAGTTCGCCTCCTGTGTCCTCGTGCCCAGCGACATATTTTTTTCTTTTCGATTCCAGCGGGGTTGCGTCGAGTTTGTCCTGTGTAACTTCTACGCCACCGATGCTTATGCATTCCTCTATTTGTTTAAATTCTGTCGGCGGGGTTGTCATCGTACCAAGTCCCCATCCGAAAATCACTCCTATAGTGCTTAGTGCTTGAGCTGCCATAGGTCATCCCTCCTTAAAAATTTGCATAAAAATAAGAGCATTGCTGCTCTCTGGTTAACTTTCTATATAATGTCCCTGGCTCCGATAAGTCTCCGGTATCTTGCGGTTGTCCGGTACACATCCCCGACGTTGTTATGGAATGGTAATGGTTTTGCCGAAAACCGCATGGATTTCATGATTTTTAATATCTCTTTTGCCACTTCATCCGCCCTTGCCTGGCTCTGGTTGTCGCTTACATCAATCTGAAACGATGCGTTTACAGCATTCAAAGATGAGCCTTCAAGCGTTTCTCCTGCCTCTGTCGGTTCCATAAGATGTATGTAGACGGTCGGGAATTTTGGCTTTGTGGATGATTTGTCGATTGTAGTAAAATCTAGGTCTGGGTATTTCTTTTTTACCCGTTCTGGAAATTTTGCTTTTATGAGCGAAAAAATCTGGCTTTCTATGCTGTCGAGCATTTATATCGCCGCCAGTTACCAGAAAAACGGGCATGGAACCCCAAAAGATTTCATTCGCCCTATTTCTTCTAAAATCTCGCACATTAATTTGGTGCTTTTAAACACCTGGAACCCCGAGTCTATCAATTCTTGATTGATTTCTTCGCTTTTAGATTTGTTTTCTTCCTGTTTTCCGCATCTGCATCCGCATTCTTCCGGAAATTCCTCCGTTTCAATCCTCTCAACTAGCTTTCCCATCTCGCCAAACTTTTCTGTCGTTGTAATAATTCTTGCTACTGACATATTTACCACCTCACATCCCGAAACGGAAGCTCTTCTGAATCATAGTCATTTTCTTTGCTCACATAGTTTGTATCGTCCGTCGTTACAGACTTGGTTTTAATTTTCCGCAGAACATTTCCGCTGATTGGGTCATATTCTTTTGTGATTTCTCTGGTTTTTGTTTTAATCATGTATTTCCTCCTCAATCTTATATTTGCAGTTTTCAGATACAAATTCTTTTATTTTTTCATATCCCCAACCACACCCGATAAGGCTTGAAACCAGCATTTCCATGCTCTGTACCTGTTCCAAGGCATTTCCGGTAAAATAATCCCTTAAATTTTCTCTTGCCTTTACGCCACATTCCTGTTCAAGTTCTTTTGCGGTTTTTCCAAACAAAGTTCGGTAAATCAGATTTGTATAATTTGGATATGCAAACCGCTTGTGTGGGCTGTCTGCAATCTTCATCTTGATTGTGTCTGTGAGGATGTGACGAATAACAACGCCTTTGTCACGCTCTATCTTCCATTGTTGACGCTCGGTGTAAATGCGTTTTAATTCATTTTCCATTGCGTTAAACGCGTTGATGTAGTCCTCTTTGAACTTCATTGCTTCTTTTCCGGTATATCCCATAGCCAACAAGGTGAACCCATCCCTTGTCACTTCGTACATTGGCAATGCTTTTCCTTGTGTGGACTTATAAGAGGACAATCCAAAATTGGATTCTCTAAACGCATCGCTACATTCCATATCCCGAATATCTCTGAGGACATGGGCGTGTTCCTTGCCGAACTTTTCAGCAATTTTAAGACTTGTAGTGATAAGCCTTTCTTCGTTTCTTTTTCCAATGATTTCTACTAACATAAATTCATACCTCCTGATGATTTATTTTTTAAACTAAAAAAAGAGATTCCTTACCCCTCACGTCCCGAAAACCTCCCTTGCAATCCGCACGATATTTTGTCTCAGTTCCATTCCGGTTTCATAAAAAAACGGACGACTTGGCATTCCTTTTGTCCAGTGCCATTCTCCGTCCCTAAAATAAAACCATCCCTTTTCGCCGTGGTCGTTTACGTCGTATTTCCATCCGATAATTGATGTGACTGGGTGCTGATTTTGTTCACCTACAATTCCAGTTCCAAATTCTACAAATAGGGCCCACGGGCAGTTTGTGTATACAACCCACTTGGAACCATGCTGTATGACCCCGCCCTGTTCATAATTAATGCTCGCAAGAAGCTCTCCGGTGTATATTGCGTCATATACTCCGATATTCATTTTTGCTATGCTTACACCCTCTTGCGCCAGGCGTTCCGCAAACAGATTGCATTTTCGCTCTATGTCTGTTTTGTATTTCTCGAGGTCTTGTTGTAGCTGGCGGATTGATGAAACCGATAGATTGGCTTTAAGTATTTTCTTTGCCATTTGTTATTTTCTTTTTTTCGTGATTAAAAAACACAGTCTTCTCTTTGCCAAAAGTTCAATGTGCGAAAATTTCCCGTCTGTGTCTTTTGCAATTCCAAGTGTAAGCTCTGTTACGTCTTCCAAGTCAACTTTTTCTCCGTCAATAAACACATTTGTCCCCTCCCCATTTGACACGATTTCAATTTTATTGAATTTTTTAACTTCCATGCCGTTCCTCCTATAAAGCGCGCAATATCTCTATTACGAAAACCACTTTCCCGTTTCGTTAAAAACCTCAACCCCGTCGCTATATCCAAGTGCTGATAACACTTTGCATAAAAGGTCGTCCATTTTTATATGAACCATTTCTTCGTTATCTCCAAAATCATTTTTTAATTGTAACATTTTTTCATAAAATTCTTCTGGACTCATATCCTTATCCTCTCATCCAACCGCATATGATTTCGATATTTTCGGCTGTTCTTTATAATGCTTTGCATTATCCTCTTGTATTTCTCCAATCATCCCGCAGCATCCCCCGTTAAATCCCATAAACGGCGGCAGCCCATATATTTTTTCATACATCTTTCTGTACAGTTCAAAGTACATTTTAGCTGGAAGTTTTGTAAGCGTTTCATGAAGCATTTCAACATCTACCTTGCATTCTTCCCCGACTTCTGCCGTAATGTGTTTAATGGTTTCCATATATCCTCCTACAAAATATCCAATTCCCAAAAAGTCTTAGCCATTTTCGGAAATTGCGTTGCAATCCAATCTACGAGAACCTCGTCTTTCATGTAGCTGTACAGTCCACTTTCCCTAAAATACGCATGAATACATTCGTGAGAAAGCGTTTCCTTATAACACCGGTCTTTTTCTTCTTTTGTATCTCCGTCACCAAGCATATTCTCTTTTGGTCTTATCCTTATCCGATTGGAGTATGGATGGCAGATGCCGTCTGCGCCATCTTTTAGGATTTCTTCATCTGTTTCAATCGTATATTCTGCTCCAAGAATATTTACTGTTTTCTTTTCCATGCGCTACCGCCTTAAAACTTTTTCAGTGTTTTTCCATTGTTGTTAAGCAAATAGGATTCTGACTGCTCGTCAAACAAAAGAGTTTCATTATCTTTCTTTTTAGGTCCATTGCTCAATACAACCATTTTTACGGTTTTCATTTCTTTTATCCTATCTTTATCATCCAAAGACGGAGAACAAATTTCTATGGTGTCTGGCGTGTATTTTATCTGTTCTTTTGCAAAGTCAAGTACAGAATATACGTCATCAAATTGTTTCCCAACTGCGACAATCTCTGAAAAAGCAATTTGCTCCGCCTCTCTATATATTTCTTTTCCGTTCATTTCATACTGTAAAATCATCTTTCTATCTTCCTTTCTATCTGTCTAATTTATTTTACTACTGCCTTTAACACATACTTCACAAAATTAAGGCTTTCAGATACCTTTATGACCTCATAATCTGCCGATATAGGGTCGATAATCTCATTGTTGGTATCTTTGTACCCTACCTCGCTTTTCGTCCAAATAAGGCTACCCTCAACGATTGGATAATCACCTTTTTGACATAGCAGAGTGGCGTTATAGTCAGAGGTTGACAATCCAAATTCCTGCGCCTCTGCCTCTCCACCGCTCATTGCTAAACTGGATAAAAAATAGACAGGCTCGCTATAGCCTATCTCATATTCCCCTGTTTCAGACGGTATTTTATTTCCGTTTTCATCAAGGTAATAGATGATATTCCCGTCGCTGTCCTCGTAGTACTCGTATATGATTTCGCCGTTTTCATCACGGTTGTAGATTGGCACTTCTCCGATTTGGAGGGCGTATTTCATGGATTGCTTGTTTTTTAGGAGGGTTCTCAATCGACCACCGCCTCGTTGTCCGCTTCTTTCAGAACATCAGAAAGTTTTCTGTATCTGCGAACGTTCCGGCTCTTTCCGTTCTTCTGATAAATTAAGAGGTTTTCTTCTTTTCTTGCTTCATTGAAAATTAATGATTTTAAGCAGTTCAATGTATTATTTGCCCCAAGGTCGTAAGATAAAATTTGTTCTTCGGTCATTCCTTTAATTGCTTCTTTTCTAACTCTTTCACTAAGCTTCTCTGTTGTTTTTAAGATATCAACTTCCTCAACAATTATATCTCTAAGTCCTTTTGGGGATTGTTTTTCTTCTATGTACAAATAGTCTCTTGGTGGCTCCCATGAAGCAAAATCAAATTGAGTTTCTTTTGACAAAGCTATTCCTCCTTAACCTCTGGCAGTCCTGCAACACTTGTCAGAATAGAAATAACCGCCGCAACCGCAGATACCGACAATACATTTACCCAGTTCACGTCCATAACCGCTTGACCTACCGTAATCATAGACAAGGCTACCTGTGATGCTGTTTTTCCGGCCCTGATTCCCGCCGCTTTTATCCATCTGACAAATCTATCATCCATCATTCCTGCACCTCCCTTGCATTTAGACGGTCTTCAAGTCCGTCCAGTCGGTGGTGCGCCGAACGCGCGGACTGTTCCAGTTCGATTATTTTTTCTGTGTGTTTCTGCACGTCCTTTTTCACCGCTGATACGTCATACCGGATTTCCTGTGTGTTCTGATTTATAGTATCGAGCTTCAAGTTTACTTCTGTACGTTCCGCAACCTGGCGCTCGATGTCTTTTATGTCTGTGTGCCGGCTGTTTTTTGAGCTGAAATAAATAGCAGCACCCACCGACAAAGCGCTTACGCACAAGCCAATAAGGCTGATAACGATTGGTAATGTCATAACTTATCAATCCCTTCCGTTTCTTTTATCCGTCTGCCCTCCACCGCCTGATGACGGATGCCCTGCAACGCCCCGCCGCTTCGCAACGTGACGGTACGCACAATCGGCTGACTATTTCTATTTTATTCTGTCGCTATGCCTCTTGCCCGTAGCAACGCAGCAATCTCATTGATTTTTGTCACGATATTTGTCGTGTCCGTTTCGGAATAATCAAGGTCTGTCAGCCCGGTTGCCGCTCCGGTTAGGGTCTGTAAATCTGCAACCTCCGTCTTTGTGGCGTATTCGCTTGTAACGTCTGCCGTCTTTGCGTATGCAGACAAATCAATGTCAACCGAACCGTCAACCGGAGTAAGTGCCACCCCATCAACTTTTACCTCGACGATTGCGTTTGAGCCTGTCAGATTGGAAACCTGTTCTTTTAGTTCATCAATCATCTTGTCGATGCGCACCCAGTCCTTATTTGCCCTTCCGAATATTGCCCCCTTTGGAGTCGCCGGAACTTCTGGAACGCCGTCCAGTCCGCTATTCCAATCTACTCCGTCTTTTGAGTATTCCAGACCGTTGGAAGCCTCTCTTAAATAAGGAACCGCTTCGTCGCCACTTACGGTCTTGACATATTCCATGCCGGACGGCGCTTCTTCTTCCGGTTCCTCTGGCATGATGACTCCGCTTTCTGTAATCGCCACGCTTGCCCACGTTGTGCCGATTGTATTGCCGCTGATAACTCGCATTTCAAAATTTTTGTTATCAGTCAGCAGTTCATTTGGAATGGCACACTGGTTTTCTACAAGGTCAACCCGTCTTGTCTGCTTGTTTTTGTAAAACTCAACTGCCTTTCCCCCAGGGATTGCAGCAAACTCATCGTCAAAATTGAAATACACACCAAAGTAGTTAACTGCGCCGCTGATAAGCTTTGCCTTTTCTCCTTGCGATGGACTGATTGCCATGCTTTTTACGTCATAATTAATATACTTCAAATTTTACCTCCCTGTTCTCGACAACGGGATAATGCCGCTAAACAGCTTATCCCGGTCTATGAAATTCCTCGATGTTCCATTTTCGGATGACGACGACTGCCCCTCTGCACCTATCATGTTGTAATCAAAAAGCGCAATGCTTCGGATGTTGGAATAGTAGTTTTCCAAATCTTCCACGATTGCGCTTTCTGTATAGTGTTTCGGGTAATTCCTTGCCCGCTTCACTTCTCTTATTGCATTTTTGATTTTCAGAATCATGATGGACTGTTTGAACTTCTTATCTGTTTCCGATAATTCAGCCGTCAAATCTTCCAGTATATCGCTTTCCAATGTCAGCACAGAACCACTCTCCCGTCGTCTCTCTCTTGTATCTCACAGTCAATAACGCATGTTGGGTTCGCTCCTATATCTGTCTTTGTTTTCGGCCCTTCTCCCCAATCAATTTTTCTGTATTTTTTCTCATTTCCGTTTTTATCAATCATATTTTCACCGCCTTACAAAGAAAATTTTTCAATCAGCAGCTTCTTTAATTCCCCTCCGTTTTTCTGCTCTGCATCCTCTATGCCCGATTCTGCTGCAAGTCTTTGAAGCTGAGATGTTGGCATTTTATTGATGTCTGTTTTTGTATAATTCATCTGTTCGTTGTAATTTGTTTCTTCTTTTTCTCGTTCTGTTTCCCAGTAATCCATATTTTGATTTTTCGGTTCTGAACCCTCTTTTTCACTCAGTTTTTTCCACATTCTTTTTTTGTGGTAAATCATTCCCATAGCGAACCCTCCTATGCCCCCGTACTTCCGCCACCAAAACTAATCTTTATTAACTTGCTTTTGTCGTAAACATATGGGGCAAACATTTTGGAGCCTGTAATCAGGGTTTTTCTTCCAAGAATATCCCTGTCAAACTCTACAAGCGTATTTCTCTTTGAAATGATAGCCAGTGCACCTGGCTTGATGATAAATCCCTCATTCTTTGTTTTCAGCCTGTTGGACGTAACAATCTGGCATCCGTAAATCATCCCTACCGTTCCCTTTACAATGATGTCTGCGCCCATCTGTGTATTTGGAATCCAGTCAGATGATTTTCTTAATGCTGTATGCACTTTTGGGGGAACCACAAGAACTTTTTCTCCGTCGATTTCCTCCCCGAAAAGTTCCAGATCCTCTGCAATCCTGTCTGTAACCTTTGTTGCCGTAGATGTTCCGACCAAAGAAGCTGTTGTGCTTGCTGCGTCAATTATGCTGCTCTCTACCCCGTCCGCAACGGCAATCGTAATCTGCCTTGCGGCTTCATCGAGAGGATCTCCAAATCCCATAACAGCCCCTCTGTCTGTAATCTCAATTCCAAGACCATACTCCATGATTTCAACTTCTTCTTCGGTCTGCGTTAATTTCTTGATTGGCAGGTCTTCATCTTCTGCTACCTTCTCTGCGCTTCCTACATAATTAAATGACGGAAGTTTGACCTTGCTCCCCGGCTGCCCTTCAAGCGTATCATCTACAAGTGCAAGCGGCGTAAACCTAATTTCGTCAATCAGTTTCTTGTTAATAAGGTCTCCGACCACCTCTGGGTCGAACAAATCTGCAATTCCTGTAACTCCTGCTGGTAATGCCATATTTTATTTTCCTCCCTGTTCTGCCTTTCTTAATCTTTCATATCCGTCTGGGTCGGAGCGTTTGAGTTTAACCCTGTCCGCTACCCCCATCTTTGTGAACTGTTCTAATGTAACAACCTTTCCGTCACCCGTTCCGGCATTCATCTGCGGTCTTGATTTAATAAATTCCGCTTCATACTCCTTCTTTTTCCTCTTGTCTACAGCAAGCTGAATTTTCAGTTTTGCGTCAAAATCGTCATCAACCTCTGCGATCGCCATCTGGCTTGCTTCGTCCGGCGTGTATTTAAGTTCTCCAAGGTAATACTTTTCCAGTTTGTTGATTTTGTTTTCCCTCAAAAGCTGCTGGAATTGTTCTTCTCTTTCTGCTTCCCGCTCTGCCTTTTCTGCGTCTACTCTTTCTTTCTCAGACAGCTTTGCGTTGTACTTTTTCTTGTACTCTGCCGCTTCGCTTGCAGCGCGCTCCTGCGCCTTTTTCAACTTGGCGAGTTCTACCATAAGCTCCTGAACAGTAGGCTCTTTTCCGTCTTCTGCTGTCGGTGTCTGCTGTCCGTCCGGCTCTTTTCCGTCTTCTGCTGTCGGTGTCTGCTG